GATGAACTGTTGCATCACTCGCCACCACCGGGGAGGAAGCCCCTTCCCGGTGAGTCGGAGGGTGATGACGATGCCACCTACGACGACGACGAGTGGCACGATATGGAGGATGACCGTGACCCGAACAACATGAACCGGGCACACGATTACCTCGCTTCACTTGAGCGTCGTGGTTACTTTACTTGAACTTTTTTTGAAAGGAGATTGCACATGAATGCAACTACTACAACTCACTCGTTCACTTCACTCAAGCCCCGCCAGCAGGCGTTCGTTCGATTCCTTGTGGAGCAGGGTGTGAATCACCCCCTCATCAAGCGAGAGGACTTGCAGATTCACAGCGTGGCTTACGGCCTGGGTTCGCCCCCGGCGTGGATCGTCCGTGACGATTCCCGTCGCACCAAGCGTGCCTATTACGAGATTCCTGAAATTGCGGACTGCATGAACTCCGCTTCAGGCACGGCCTGACCCCCGTGGACACACTTCACATTTTCATCATGTTTCTTCCTTGATTCGCAAGTGTGTCTCTCGTTTGTCACAGACTCCCGGTTCAGGCCGGGAGTCTGTTTCACTTTATATTGAAATGTATAATATGAAATGTACACTTCACATTTCAACCGTTTCAATAACGAAAAAAATCCAAATATCTTGGTCAAGTGGGTTGACAGCCCCTGAAATGTGTGGTACAATACCCTCATGCTCAACAACAACAACAAGAACGAAGTGAAGGGCGCAATGCGCCACCAGTCGAACGAGTCTCGTTCGGTGTTCGCTCGCATCATGTCCACCGAAAACATTCAGGTGAACTTTGATCCCAAGAGCAAGGACGCATGGTTCGACACCAAGACCCGCGTGCTGAATATGCCGAACTGGACTGGCATGACGCAGGAGGTGTACGACCTGCTGCTTTCCCACGAGGTGAGCCACGCCCTGCACACCCCTGTCACCGGATGGATCGGCCTGACCGACGAACTGGCTGGCCCCAACGCCAGCGATGCTGACAAGCAGGTGGCCCAGCAGTACATCAACATTGTTGAGGACGCACGCATTGAGCGAATCATCAAGAGCAAGTACCCCGGCCTCGCTCGTGACTACCGCAAGGGTTACGACTGGCTGGTGAAGTCCGGTATGTTCGGCAAACTGGACAACGCGGCCATCAGCGAGATGGCGTTCATCGACCGCCTGAACCTGCACTTCAAGGTTGGTCAGCACACCGAACTCTCCGTGCCGTTCTCTGCCAGCGAGCAGCAGGTGGTGGATATGATTGCGGAAGCCGAATCGTTCGAGGATGTGATGAAGGCAACCCGGCTCGTGTGGGATCACGAGAGCAGCACCGATGGCAAGCCGCAGCCCAAGACCGCGAAGGGCAACGGTAGTGGTGCAGGCAACGGTGACGGCAACGGCAAGCCGCAGGACGGTGACGGTGAACCGCAGGACGGTGAGGCTGATGGCGAAGGCAAGCCAACCAACCAGCCCAGCAAGCAGTTGAACCGGATCGCTCCCAAGACCACACAGGCCCAGCAGAAGTGGATGGAGAAGCACCGCGAGAAGACTCACTCTTGGCAACGCAACGATGATGCCCCGGTGCGGATGCCGGAGTTCGATCTCGCACAGATCATCGTGCCTCACACGCAGATCAACGATCAGATCACCGAAGCCCTGAACTCTTGCACCAAGTGCAAGGACTGGCGGAACCTGATGACTGCCGACTACAACACATTCGCGTCGGAAGCGAACGCCACGGTGGATGCAATGGTCAAGACCTTCCTCACCAAGAAGGCAGCCAACGCCCATCACCGTCAGCAGCAGGCCAAGTCGGGCACGCTGGATATGAACCTGCTGTCCACCTACAAGTGGAACGAGGACTTGTTCAAGCACTTCACCATCAAGCCGAACGGCAAGAACCACGGGTTCGTGGTGTTCCTTGACTGGTCGGGTTCGATGGCTGGCGTGATTATGAATGTCGTGAAGCAGATGTACATTCTGACTTCGTTCTTCCGCCGCATCGGTGTGCCATACGAGGTGTACGCTTTCAGCAGCCACCAGCCAACCGACAAGTACGAAGGTGAGTACAACCACTACTACGGCACAGCGGCTGGCAACGAGATGGCTGCCAAGTACGACACCATGCACAAGACCTTCATCACCAACGCGGCTGATGATGTGTGCGAGACTCGTCCGTTTTGGTTGTACCAGTTTGCCAGCAACACCATGAACACCACGCAGTACAAGACTGCGATGCACAACCTGTTCGCGTTGGGGTTCTACGCAGGCAACGAGGCGAGCCGCAAGAACAATTTGAGCGTGTACCATCCGGCCATGCCGCATTGGTTGGGCCTTGGTGACACTCCGCTGGATCAGGCTCTGATGGCTGCCAATCAGATCGTGAGCGAGTTCCAGCGTAAGTACCGTATTCAAATTATGAACACGGTGGTGATCACAGACGGCAGCACTTCCGGTTCACCGCTGCACGATGGCAAGAAGACTTCGGGTGGTAAGTACATCACCCCGACCCGCTTGGTGAACAAGCGAACCGGATCGTCCTTCTCGCTGAACAACATCGTGACCACCAATGTGCTGGCCGCCTACCTGCAAGACAACACGGGCAGCAACACCATCATGCTGTTTCTTGACCAAGCACAGACTGCCAGCAGCGTTCGTATCCCCGGCTATGCGACTGTTCACCCGAACGGCAAGCAGGACGAGAGCCTGAACTCGCATTGGACGAACGAGAACTTCCTGCTGGGCCTGCCCACCCGTGGTTGCGAGTACGACCACAACGGCAACGCCATCCCCAGCAACCCGAAGGATGCCATCGGGTTCAAGCAGGTGTACGCGATTCGTATTCCTCGCAAGGAAGTGGATGACACCTTTGAGGATATGGACATCGGCAATACTGCGTACAGCCGCCTGAAGAACCAGTTCGTGAAGTCTCTCCAGCGGAAGATCGTGAGCCGCAGCCTTGTGAACCGCATGGTGGAGGGCATGGCAAAGCATACATAATATGGAGGGATTCAGATGGGCAGACTGAAACCTGAAATAAAACAGTTCGTTGAGCAAGTGAGGACGGAACTCCATTCCTATGGGTTCCGTCTTTGCTTTGGTAGAGGCAGAACCGTGAACGGTGGTGGCTGGCGTTCAATGGGATTCTTCTGCGACCGGGAGCGAGTGGTCAAGGTGGCCCGTGGCCGTCCTGACTGGCTGGACATCCTGATCCACGAGTACGCTCACTTCCGCCAATGGGTGGAGCAGCCTGCTGGCGTGTACAACGCGGACGCGAGAGCCAGCATCGTGGTGGCCGACTACCTGCACCGTGGCAAGACCCCGGAGCCTGCCGTGCTTCGCAGAGCGTTCACCCGTGTCATGGCGTTTGAACGGGACGCAGAGATGCGAGCCGTAGCCGTTGCGAAAGCCTGGAGCCTGCCTGTGGACTACGCCGCCTATGCCCGGTTTGCGAATCTTTACATTTATTCTCACCACCTGATGCGAGACACCGGACGCTGGCAAGCCACCGGTAACCCGTACCGGTCGTGGCGACTGGTGGACATGATGCCTGCCGACTTCAAGACTCGCAGCCACGAGTCCATCCCGGCTCCGGTGTACGCTGCGCTTGCCCGGTTCTACCGCTGACCGTCCGATAAGCGGAAAGTTGATAGTACAGGATTATCGGACATTCCATTTGCTTGTCCGATAATACCGGGTATACTGTCCTATAATGCCTGTCAAGTACCACACACCACACAAGCGACACCGGATGACCTACTTCATCCGAAATGCCGTGGACTGTTGCCGAAAGGGAAACAACAGGCAGGTGGCAATGCTGCTGGATGAAATATACTTGGAAAACTTATGGGCCTCCCAGAGAGGGCGGTGTGCGTACTCTCGCCGACCTATGTACTTGCCCACGGTTCCCACTTCTGGTGGTAGAAATGTACAGTTTGCCAAAGGCATCAACATGGCGTATGCCGCCAGCATTGACCGGATCGACTCTAATGAAGGGTATATTCCGGGGAATGTGCATTTTGTTTGCCGTTTCATCAATATGGGAAAGCAAGGATTGTCTGACGCACAGGTGCGCGAGTTTCTTGCGGATGTGGTTGCCAAGTGGAGTGTTCCGATGGACGACCTGATCGGACTGGAACCGAACCTTGAAAGTTGATAGTATGAAAAGTTATAGGACATTCGTAATCAATAGGAAATTCGTAAGTTATAGGACTGTCGTATAACTCGTATAAATAATTGTATGCCAAGTTATAATTATGAATGCGAAAAATGTCAAAAAGTTTGGGAAGAAGTTCACATGATGAAAGACCGTGACCTTCCAACCACTCTGCCTTGCCCAAAGTGCAAAGCCAAAGAGTGTGTCAAGAAGTCGTGGTTGGGATGCACACCCGGTCTTGGTGCAGATCACACTCTAACCCCAGACAAAGCAACTGGTGGTCAATGGAGTGAACTGATGTCAAAGATCAAGCGCGGACAACCAAAGAGAATGCAGGGACGATACGATCAGGGTAACAACGCTTCCGGACATCGGTGGCGGTAACCCGAACCTCGGAACCCGGAACCTTACAAATTTCGTAATTGATTACGAATTTCCTATTTGGTTACGAATTTCCTATTTGGTTACGAATTTTGTAAAAGAATAAGAACTTCCTATTTGTTAGGAAGTTCCTATCCAATTACGATTTTTATATTTGATTACGAATTTTGTATTAACTTATATCACCCATAATTCTCAGGTGATGTCTCTCTATATTTTCCAGGTATTTCTTTACCATTTCAAATTCATCTGGTTTTTTAGAACCTTTACCGTGCTGCATCAATGCTGCTGACAATGCATTTTCGTGTGCGTGTGTTAATCGGTCAGCAACACTTGGAGGAGGCTCTTCGTTTGATGTACCTGCTGCTCTTTGTGCTTCTAGTTCCCTGTAATAGTCTGGAGTTTCTTCAGGAGTTTCTCTGGCGTGTCTTGGAATCTCAGTATTCTCTTTTAGTTTGTTGTAAAAGTACGAAGTTGTATTATAAGATTCGTTAATTGCATCATAATACGGATTGCCAGCTAGCATTTTGTGTCTATTCTCTAGTGAACGTCCAGTTGCGTACCCACGTATACCTTGTTCCATATGTTTTCTGTACTCTTTCGGATCAACACCTTTAGGTGCAGGATACACATCAATTAAATCACTGGCTGCATCTGCTATATCGTCGTATGAATTTTCTATTCTACCTTTTAATGTTTTACGCATTTGCTTTGTGGAATGACCGTGTTGTTTGTGAAGACCTGTTTCTTCCACCCAATCGTGTACTGCATTAGAAATTCTCTTTCCCATTTCTTCGCGCTCTGCTTCTAGATCTCGTGGACCACCTGGTTGTCCTGGTCTTGGATCGTCTGGTTGTGGATTGTATTGATAACCTGGATCTCTATTATAATATTCATTCATTTGACCAGCTTCTCGTTTGCCTTCTTCACGCATCTTGCGCTTGCCTGATCCAGACTTGGTGCCTTTGCTCCAACTCTTTGGGCGTTGCTTTTGTTTAGGACCACGACGAGCAAACTTGGCGGCTTCCATAAAGTTTTGGACAACGTTTTCTTTTACAACCTTTTTAATATTTTCCATATCCATTGTAGGGTTCCTTGCTATATAATCTTACCTGTATTTATAAAAAAAGCAAGGGAGAGCGTGAACTCTCCCCTGCCTCTATGACGATCGAAAGGTAGCGAAGTTCCTTTTAAAGCATGAATGGCGTAGTTCGCGTGAAGGACTGTCTACGACCAACTCAGCCCGATCACCTTTATTTATGGAAAATATGATTTCTAATTTGCATTTTTTTCTTTTGGGTGTATATTAAACATATGATTCTTACTCCTACAATTACCATCGATAATAACAATCTCGCCTCTTTTAACAAGGAAATCAAGCAATTTGATCGCACTCCTGGTACTGTTACCAAGCACTGGGGTGATCGTGATCTGGACGGTCTGAGTATTGAAATGAAGCAGGTTCGTACACCACAAGGAAACGGTGTGCTGATTATGGCTACCGATAATAACGGTGATGTGGTGCTGACTGCACGTCTGATTACCGCACCTGTTCCACAAGGTGGATTCCAGTGGGGCCGCAAGGTGTACGTGGTTGATCGGATTCGTGTACACAACGATTACGTGGGTCAGGGTGTTGCTCCCGGTATGTACCGTTGGCTGTCGGATCGCGGGTATACCCTGATTTCAGACTCGCATCAAACGCCAGTTTCGCTGGCAGTGTGGCGTAAGTTGGGCACGGCTGGTGGTGTGTTCACTGTGAACCTGACTGACGGTGTTTGGCGAGCGTATAATCCGTTAAATGTGGAAGATTGGGTGTTGTTTGGAAATAATGATGGAAGCCGTTACTGGCCGATCCGATTCTTGTTGCCTGCAACCACCAAGTAAAAAATAAAACCCTCCTTCGGGAGGGTTTTTTATAATATTTTTGTATGATAAATACCTTATAAGGATTATCATATGAGAATTAAACTATTAAACGAAGGTGTAGTAGACTCTGCAAGCCGAAGTGTAGAAGGCAAACCGTCTTACGGTTGGGGTGCTGCTGGTTTAGGTATGATACCAGATGCTATTGATCCGGTTCAAAGACTAATACAAGGCGGAAAAACATACGAAGATGGTATGTTTCGTTCTTATGATGCAATAGCCGGAAAACAATTTAAAGACGAACAAGGTAAAACGAGACAAGTTTCTCCCACTCAATCCGATCCTTATTTAAAACAAAAAGATCTGGCCACAGTTGCATTAACTGCAGGTGGTGCTGTTGAAGGTGTTGCCGATCTACTTGGAAAAAGCGAAAATTCAATAAGCAAATGGATTGCTCATCCTGCTTTAATAGGAGGTATTGGTGTTAAAGATGCATTTGAAACCGCTAATCAGTTAAGACAAGCAAAAGAATTATGGAATGCAGGAAAAACAACAGAAGCAAAACGTAAAGCGTTAGAAACAATAGAACCTGCCACTATAAGTGCTGCTTCTTTGGCGGCACTTGGATCACATTATCTTCCTAGTATTATTCCAGCAACTCCTGCCACCACAGGTACATTTGCCAGAAGTTTGGGTGGTGCTGTTACAGGACTCACAAATAAATTGGATAAACTTGCCACAGAATACGAGAATGAAGGAATGGAAGGTGTTGAGAAGGCATTAGATACAATGGATTGGCATGATGCAACAGCCGCTGCATGGGGGGCTGCTGGTCCTGCCATGGATTGGGCTCTTCGAAAACAATTAACTGGAAAAATGGCATCCAAAGCACTACCTTTTGGAGTAGGAATGATTCCTTCTGCGTTATTTGCAGGAAAACAGTTAGGACATGGGATTATGGATGCATCAAGTGGTAACTTGGAACTTGCATTAAAAAGAGGAGCATTGGGTGTTGGTGAATTAGTATCAGGATTGGGTTATGCTACTGGAGGTGGAGCTGCTGCAGGAGCTGCTGCCGATGTAGGTATTGCTTTAAAACAACAACAACTAGAAAAAGAAGAAGAAGAAATGGATGCTGAAGAATACAGAAAACAAGCGGAAAAAGATACAGAAGCAAGATTAAAACGAGCTGCTGAACAACGTAAAGAAAGACTACAACCAGTTTTTGAACAATTCAGAGCAAGAGAACGAGAGAGAGAACGAGAAAAAGATAAAGGTGGAGAACGATTAAGTGATGCAGAACGTGCCGCTCGTGACGCTCCAGAAGTAAAACCAGAAAAACCAAAAGAACAAGAAACAGAAAAACCAAAAGAACAAGAAACAGAAAAACCAAAAGAAAAAGAAACAGAAAAAAAACCAGGATTTTGGAGTAGAATATTAAAAGGGCTTGGTATTGCAACTACTGGTGCTGTAGCCGGTGTTGTTGCTGGTGCTAATGATGATGCTGATAAAACCGATAAAATTACACCATCAAAGTATTTTGATCCAACCAGAGAAGAAATTGCAGGTAATGAGACTTTAGTTGCTTCTGCAAAAACACCACAATTTGATTGGTATAGAAATCAATGGTACACAATGCCAACCAGAATTATGAGTTCTACTATTATCAATGAAGGAAAACTAACTCCTAAAGAGTCTTTACAACGTAAGTTAAAGAAACAGCGGTATAAGGTTTCTTACGTTCAAGACGGTAAAAAAGTGGAAGTGTTTGCTTCTTCTATTCGTGGTGTTCGCCGAGTTGTGTATGGAAAGAAACAGTATAAAGTTCACAATTCAACTGGATCTGACGTGACCGGTTACTTTAAGAAACTGCTTGGTAGATAAAATTTAAACTACGCCGTAGGCGGTAAGACCACTGACAGAAATTACTTGATTTGCAATAATTGGTAAAATAGTAGAAGTACCAGTTAAACCGGTATTAGTTAAAGTTACTCCACTACCATCAGAAAATTTAAGACCAATTGAATTGGTAGATGAAATGTATGATAAAAAAAGTCCTCTATGAGGAGCCACTATACTAGTTCCGGCGGTTATTCCAAATACTTTTTGATAAGATGCAGGTGTAATTGCTTTCATGTAAGTATTTATAACAGTTATTTTTTTACCATCATATATAATATAGTGATTATTTTATACAATTATGAACAATAAAACTTTTACCCATAAATTAGTAAATTTGCAGCAAGGTGAACGAGTAGACGGGTTTTATCAAACTCCAGACGGCAGATTTCCCAGTGTAACAACTGTGGTAGGCTGGAAAAAGAATCAGTTTTTTGCCGAATGGCGCAAAAAGAATCCTAAAGAAGCTGCCCGTACCAGAACCCGTGGCACCAAGCTGCACTCTTTAATTGAAACTTATCTGTTAAATGAACCTAAATTTAAAGATCAAGACCCATACACTTTAGATCTTTTTAATCAAATTCAAACAGAAATTGACAAAATTGACAACATTTACGCAATTGAAGGCTTTCTTTGGAGCAAGCCGTTACGCATGGCAGGCCGATCTGACTGTATTGCAGACTATAATGGGATTCCCAGTGTGATCGACTTTAAAGGAAGCACCAGACCCAAACAAAAAGACGACATTCACAGTTACTTTCTACAAGCCACTGCATACGCTGAAATGTGGAAAGAACGCACTGGGCAACCAATAACACAGATTGTTATCTTAATTTCATGTGATGATGGTACCACTCAGGTGTTTGTGGAGAACACCAAAAATTACAAAAAAGCACTTGCTGTAGCAATTAAAGAATGGAGAGACGAATATGAACCTAGACAATGTAAACAAGCGTAATAGTAGAGAATGGTCACTTTTTAATGAAAATTCTCGCGGAGAAAACAATCGTGCCAGATTTGTTGAAAAATATGGTGGAGAATTTGTTAAAATTAACAAATCTTGGGTTTGGAACTCACGAGTAAAAAAGAAAATGGACTTTGCTCACACTAAAAAGAAACGAACCATTTATATTTTTACCGATAAAGATGGAATTAAGTATATTACAGACAATTTTACCAGTTTTTGTAAAGACAGAAATATTAATGATGCTGCTATGTACGATGTTATTAATGGAAAACGAAAAAGCTTTAAAGGATTTACAGTTGAACGCATTCAACCAAAAGATCAAGCTTAAAAATCCATAAATAACTGTACACTATGCTTAATCAACCCAACTGGTTCAACGAATCTGAATACGCCGATTTTCTTGCCGAGTCTTCCATTCTTTGGGAGATGAATGTTCCATATCAAAAACAAAAGTTTGAAAATCGAAAGAAAATGAGAAATTTTGAACGTGAGACTGCCATCCGTAAAGGCCGTTTAAAGTCTGAACTCACCAGAGAGTTGTATCAAGCAAAGGCTAAAGGTATTCGTATGGGATTAGGTGAACAATTTAAACAAACATTAATGGATAATTTTTTTAATAAATTAATGGAAGCTAAAACTGCAATCAAAGCAGAAAAGTCCAGAATGCGTCCAGAAGTGGATCCAGCAGATAAAGAAAGAGACAGAAAACGAGAAGACAGACGACAAGAAGCACAAAAAAATCCACTGTCTAATGTGATAATTGTTAAAAATAAAAAATTAAATAAAGTAGAAATTATCACCAAAGAAGATTTTAATTCAAAAACTCACGAATTACTTAAAGGAAAAGTAAAAAATATGGATAAAGGAAGTGTCTCTAAAGCAGATCTGAGACATTATTCTGAAATGGATAATTTTATGACTACCAAGACTTCTATTAAACTACTTGGTAAAAAAGAAAAACAACAAACCAAAAAGAAAACACCAAAACAATCTGGTGAAAATTCACAAGAAACAAAAAGTGAAACTCCCCCACCACCAACACCACGAGTTCCTAAAGACGGCAAAGAAATAACTGATCCAGATTCCACATATCCGGATTGGGATCATACTATTGCACAATTTACAAATTATATTCCTGATGCATTAAATACCATTACAGGAAAACCAGTTTCTCCAGAATATCAACAAATAATATCTGTTAGTAGAACTTTAGGTGATTCTTTAAACAGATTTACCAGAGAACTACTACAAACTTTTCCACAAGTCAGTGAGATGAAATTTGAAAAAACAGAACTAGTAATGCCTACTGGAAAAATGTGGTCTAAATCTGGTATTCCTGAGACTTCTCCTAATGCTAATATTATTGGAGTTGGGCCAGATCAAACTTTGGGATTTTCTATTAAAATAGGTGAACAATTATCTCCAACAAATAGAGGAGAAGCTGGTCAGGTTCTGAACAGTATTCTTGCTTCTGATTCTGAAGGAAAATATGCTCAAATATTTTCTTTGATGTTTGCTGATTTTATTTTGGAATTACGAAAGAAATTTTCTTTTGTTAACATGTATGCTCCTTCTACTCAAGTAGAAACACAAGGATCCATAACGATTGCAAGACAAAGATGGGATCGAGAAAACACAGAAAACAATCAAAAAACCTTTACAAATTCTTGTGGAGATTTTATTGAGAAGTTTTTAAATGATAATATAGATTTAAAAACTGCATTTTTATATGAATCTCTGTCAGGCAATTTAAAATTTGATAAAAATCCAGGTTCTGCTCAAGTATTACTGAGTTCCAAAAAAGACGGTTCTGATCTTGCTGCTATTCCTTTGAACCAGGAATTTGCTTACGATCTTGCAAAATCTGATAGAACAGATTTGAATTTAAACTTTATTCAAACACCAAATTCTAGCAACGGATTTTATCAAAATATAATGCAAAAATTTCGTACAGTTAATGAATCATCCATAGATGTCGTTATGGAGATGGAAAGACTTAAAAATAGTATTCCCGATCTTTTAACATTCATGAATTTGTTTGAGCTTAAATTAAATTCTGTTTCATACCGAACTCCAATTGTTTACTCTGATTTTTATTCTCCCGAATCAGACGTAAGTAATATAGTAACAATAAATCAGGGCACAAACAGAGAAAAACAAATCAATATTCCTGTTAGAGCAACTTTTACTTCTGATGGTGAAGAAGAAAATATTATAGAAAAGGGTATTGATCAAGTTCTTAATGAATATTTACTTTTAAATGATTATCTGGTTGAAAGTGTAAACGCAGATGAAATATCTTTAGAAGAAGCATGTGATTTTATCTGTGAAGAATTTAGTTTGATGGAAAAAAGAAATTATCGCAAAGAATACGACAATTACCACGCAAAACCAGAACAAAGAAAAAATCGTAGCAAACGAGTTCTTGCCAACAGAATAATGAAAAAAAAGGGTAAAATTCGTAAAGGCGATGGTAATGATACTCATCATAAAGATGGCAACCCTCAAAATAATAGTGTTGACAATTTAAAAGTAATATCTAAATCAAAAAATCGCAGCATGAACGAAGATCATGGTGCAGGATTTGAAGGTACTCCTGAATTGGTAAATAAATTGCTTCAAGACACTCCCGGCTCTAATGACCCATTTGTTGGCATGAAAAGTATTCCCTACTTGGAAAGTCGTTTAAACAAGAAACTTAAAGCCAAAAAGAAGTAAAGGTGTTCAATGATTGACGGTCATTTTAGCTTTTCCCAAGATTTTGTTAAAGTATTTGAAGCTTATTCGGCATATGTTGCAGTGGCATGTGCAATGATGTTTGGTGTTTGGAAAGCATGGACCAAATACAGTAAAGACCGAGAAAATAATGATAACTCTTTCATCACGGTACACGGCGAAATACATGAAGTTCTAACAGAACTCAGAGTATTAACAGACTCGGCCAGAGCTCAAGTAATCCAATTTCACAACGGCGAATACTTCATGGATGGTGTATCCATGAGAAAATTTAGTATTACACACGAGTCGTTAGAAAAAGGAATCGAATCAGACGCCAATCGAATCAAAGGTGTTCTTTGCTCTATGTTTATTCCTTTGCTTAATTTGGTATTAGAAGACAGCCCCCGAATCCATTACACAGTAGATCTTAAAAACTCCTACTTGAAACAATACTTGGAATCTCGTAGCGTGGAAGCTTTCAGTGTACTTCCTATTAAGATTCAAAACCAAACAACCGGATTTGTAATGGTTCAGTGGTGTAGTGGTCTGAAAGCTGAAAGAATTGATGAAACATTTACTGTAAATGAATTAACCAAGATTCGTAATCAAATTACGGCTCAACTAGGACAGCAAAAGCGATGAGATTAAACGAAGTATATAAAGATTCCGGATTAGGAAAATGGTTCCATAAACAGTCTGCAACCAAAGAACCTGGTTGGGATAGATACAATAGTACTGGAAAGCGTGTAGGCAAATGTGGTGATGCCAAAGAAGGCGAATCGTATTCTGCCTGCCTTTCAAAACAAAAGGCCCAAAAATTAGGTAAAGACGGAATTGGTAGTTTTGTGAAAAGAAAACGAGAAGCACAAAGCGATGCTGGTAGAGGTAAAAAAGGAACAGGTTCTAAAGGAAAAAAACCAATATTTGTTGAAACCGGTGCAGCAAAGAAAAAGGTAAACGAATCTATGCAAAATACAAATGAAGATTGTGGTTGCGAACACAACGATAAAAAATTTAATCTAATGAATAAGATTAAACAAAACATGAAGAAAAAGCTTTTAAAAGAACAAGCTAGTTTTGAAATGTGGAAAAAAAACAATTCAAATATTCAAGTAACAAAAGAATGTATGGATTTTACTGAATTAGATCTTATGTCGTTTCGTGGTAAAAAAACTTTGGTAGAAACACATAACGGAAATCATTACGGTACTCTTGGTATTTTTAAAAAGAATTTTGCTTTGTTTGAAGACGGCGAAATCAGCAAAGTGATTGATCCAGCAGAAGTAACAAAGGTTGTATGTGAAGATACACGAGTTGTAATTTTGGAAAAGAATGTTCCAAACGATTCTAAAAAATGGTCGAATTGTAAGAGTCAAGCAAAAAGTAAATTTGATGTTTATCCAAGTGCGTATGCAAACGCATGGGCATCAAAATGTTACAAGAAAAAAGGCGGAACTTGGAAGAAAGTAAACGAAGAATTGGACAATAAAATGAAGAACTTAAAAGAAGAAATATCAAAAGAAACGGCAAAATCTGATATAGATTTAATCTTAAGAGAACGATTAAAACATCGTTTTTTTGGTCAAATTTCTGAAGATATTGTAAATAAAGACAATAAAGGCAAATTGACTCCACAAAAAACAAATCCTAGAGCCAAAAGTCGAGATAAAATTCGTGAAAAGGTGAAAGATCGAGCCAAAGTGGTAACTGGCCCTAAAGACAAAAATGGCAATAAAATAAGAGACGACACCCCAGAAGAAGCCGGTTATCGTTTAGCAACCTTTATTGAATTAAAGAAAAAAGGCAAATTGAAGTCTGATAAAAAGAAAAACAAGAAATAAAAACTAATAAATAAGGTGGAGACTTAAATGAAAAAGTTTAAACAACTAAAACAACAATTAACAGAAGACGCTTATATGGATGGTGGAGCTCTAGGTGGCTTTCCTGCTCAAAAATCAACCAGAAGTGCGTTCAGCGATTTTGGTGTTCATCGTATAGAACACGACGATCAATTAAAAAGACTACAAGCATTTGTAAACGCTTTTACTAGCCGTGAGTATCTTGAACCACGTGCTGCTTTATCTTTATTACGAGTAAAGTTAAATCTTGCTGGTTTTGATTTTGATTTCAACAAAAATACAGTAGTTCAAACCAACACACCAACCATCTTTAAATTAAAAAGATTTGGTGGAACTTTTGGTAAAACTTTAACTACTCCACACAATGAATTTCAGACTACTGATGGATTTGAAGACATCTTAGACGGAAAGCATCTTGCATTACATACAGTTTTACATGAAGCACCATCCGGTTTATATAAATTAGAAATCCAAATTATCAAATATTCAAACACACCAGAAGAAGAAATAGAAGATAATTCCTTTAAATTAGATTGAAATGTTGCGTAATCCTTTGAGTGAAGATAATTTTTTACTTTATGCTATTAAAATGTACGACAATCCCAATTCAAATGGGATTGGAGAATTTTATGAAGATTTAAATCGCATAAAATACATTAAAAGATTATTCAACAAATACAGCTGTAAAAAGCCTTTAAAGGATCGATTGGTGTTAAATCATATTTTAATTTTAAACAATGTTTTTGGAGCAGAAGCTTGTTCTAGAATATTGTTTTATAAAATAGAACCAAAATATTATTCCTATTTAAAAACATTCTTATCATTTCTTCAAATTTTACCTAAATCAATACCAGAAACTAAAATAGACGAGATTCCATTAGATCACAGAATAATGCAAGCTCTGAAAGAAATCAAATGACAAGCTTAAGTAACATAATAACATGTTTTACCGCCTCTAAATTTATTGAGGAAGTTACTAAACCAAACTATCGCAATTCTTTAATTGAAACCACTTTATTTGAATTTTCACAAGAGTGTGAACAATTAGGCGGAAATAGTGACCTGTTTATACAGATTGCTACCAGAGAATTGGATGCGTGTAGACTATTAGAACAAGAAGGTGGAGCAGCTCCAATCACCAATTCTGTTGGTGGTGGCGGTATTGCTGGCATGAAACCAGACGATCTGGCAGTTCCAGTGGAAGCTCAAAAACGCCATACATCCAGAAACTCTATATTTAAGCGTAAGAAGCCTAATACATACTTTAAGGATAAAGATAACAGTTATTGAGAAAGGATTGTTATGATTGCACCAGAATTATTATCGTTGATTGGTGGCGGGGCTGCTGGATTCCTTTTCCGTTACATGGCCCAAAAGGCTCAAGACCAAAAGGAAATGTTCCAGCAAATGATGGCTGCCAACAAGCAGACCACTGAAAACCAAACGGCAGCAGCTGAACGAGTACCACTAGACGTAGGTAAGTTTGTCCGACAACTCATCGTGCTGTCTGTACTGTTTGGTTCAATTCTTGCACCGTTTGTTCTTCCCTTCTTTGGTATTCCAACCTTTGTGGAAGTAGACGCCAAGACCCCAGAAGGACTGTTTGGTTTAGTACCAGAGTCCACCAAGAAGTTCTTTGTGGAAGTAAACGGATACCTGTTTACCTCTGAAAGTCGTCAAGTACTATTGAGCATCGTAGGCTTCTACTTTGGTTCTGCTGCGGCATCCAACAAATCTTAAGGAGTATCCAATGAAAATAATTACCACACTACTAACTACTTTATTCCTGGCAGCTTGCAACACAGCACCAGCTATTATTCCTGATACTACTTCGGATAATGTTATCATGAAAAAACTTGATTACGATATCCAACATGGAGACAAGGTTTCCACCGGCTGGGGGTGGATTCTATGGTATCTACCAATAGTTGCTTTACTCATGGCATGGGCTTGGAGAAAGTACATTAAAGAGTGTCCAGAATGCGGAAAATCTGAGTCAAATACTCCAAATCCATAAATAAAGAAAAAGGAATACCACCATGGACCCAAGAATGATGAACGCATGGCTGCAAAGCCAAACCCAAAAACAACAACAATCTACCCGCTCTTTTGAACTACAAAGACAAGGTATGGCTATTACTGAGCAACTTAATGCTCAGGAAGAAAAGTATGCTAAATCCCATAAGAGCATGCTTAAAAGCATGATTAAGCAATACGGTGAACAAAAAGGTACCAGAGTATTTTACGCCAAGGTTCGTGAAGACGTAAAGAAGCTGAATGAAGGTAGGGTTATGCAGATACAGGATCGTTCAACTGGTCAATCAGCTCCTCTTCCATCTACAGATGAAATGATTAAACAAGGTGAAAAAACGGACGCTGAACTTCAAAATTTAATTAATAAGATGGATGAATATGGAATAGGAAGTAAACCAACTAAAACTAATAATCCTCCTCCAGCCCAACCATTACCTACCTCTCAAGATGGTTCTAATGTTGTACCAACTTCTCAAAAAGAAAGAAATACACCAGGTGGAGTAGGAGTCCCAAGCGATATTCCAATGCCATATACTTCTGGTAATAAAAGACCACAACCTGCTCCACAACCTGCTCCACAACCTGCTCCACAACCTGCTCCACAACCTGCTCCACAACCTGCTCCAAGACCTCAAAGACCACAACCTCTTCCACAACCTGTTGCAACACCAAACTCCAAGCCAGGACTAAAGAACGATATTGATCGGATGACCGGTCGTGGTTTATATTAATTTATAATAATAAAATATAAAAACCTCCGACCTAAAAATCGGAGGTTTTTATTTTAGCCCTTTTAATTTTAAGTAAAGAGCCTTACAGATAAAGTATGAGTCCACAATATCAGATACTGGATTTCCAATATCCTTTTTGCCAGGACTAATAACATTTTGTAAATTCACAAACGTTTCTTTGAGAAATGCATTGTACATCTCTTCTTTGTTGGCATTACCTTTACCAGACGCTTGTTTCTTGATGGCACTGGGTGGAATTACTTCTACCGGTATGCCGGTTTGATGTAAACGGTATTTTAGTACACCAGTATTTTCTGCAATATGGAACACTTTACCTTTGGCACCAAACGCGTATCCTTCAATTGCTACCTGTTCACAGCCTGTCAGGTAATCCATAGCCCAATCTGAAATGTTTTCGTATCTGGAGAAATCGCTATTCCAGTCATGGAACGCTTCTCCTTTGATATTGTTCATGAATAATCGTTGATTTTTCTTTACATCAGAAAGAAAGTAAAACGCACATCGTTTAAAGCAGAACGCTTCTTCCGAATTAAAAACACAGATGCTGGGACTTGTTAGGGAATAATCTATACCTGCAATTAACATGTACTATATTTAGGGTTAGAAACCCATAGCCCGAGCGATCAGCATTCCTAGTAGAACACTGATTGCACAAACCATAACTCGATGAAAGTTATTCAGTTGAACATTGTTCACGATTCATCATCTCCTTAATCCAATCCGCATAACGATCCACGCGGATCGCTGATTGGTCAACCATAGTGTTGTCGATGATGCACATAGATGAAATAATACCTGCCAGACGACCACCATTTTCAAAAACAGCTCCACCTGAATCTCCAAACCAGATGTGTCCGTTTATTGGAAGAAACTTCATGTACTGAGGTTCTTCTTCCACAGTTCCGTAATACCAGAAGGTTCCTGGTTTGCTTACCTTTTTAATCTCATGAGAGAATCCCACAGTGGTAAGTGCTTCTCGTTGTGTTAGCTCAGACTTATCGTGTATTAACTGTGCTGGCTGCTCATCACATCCTTCCGTTAAAATTAATATTCCAATATCGTCTACCACTTCTCCGTCTTTTCCGGTATATCCGGGGTGAATAATAGTCTTTTCTATCAGATAAGCTTTATCCTTGGTTATAAAATACTGCAAGGTATCGCCGTCAATTACATGCCCTGCAGTGAGAACCACTGCAGGGGCAATCAGAACGCCACTTCCTATGAACTGGCCTTTCTGGTTGTGTACGTGCCCCACGCAACCAAACGTATCTTTGGTATTGTGATTTACGACCTCGAATCCGGGGAATGGATCTGGCTTACTAATACCCTGTGGTATTTGAATGATTGCGGTGGGGGAGGGTGATTTGGAGACACTGGCATCTTTCTGGCATCCCATTTGGGCGGCTAGAATCACTGCTGAAAGGATTGCAGTGAGCTTCATCATTACATAAATATGTATATCAGATAACGGAAAAAAACCAAAGATTTTAAGGACTAACCATGAACACCAATAACGAAATGAATATTATTCGCGGTATACTAAACGAACAAGTCGATATAGTTACTCCTGAATCTGCTTCTATATTCACACCATCATCGTCTGTGCCCGGTTCTGTTAATCCTCAAACTAAACGACCACTATCGCACGAAGAACTAATGGATTTGGTTAAAAAGTCTTTAGAACAAACACAAGACGCTTTACAATCAGCTGGCAGAAGAGATGCTGCTGTTACACAATATCGAAACAGTGCTCCGGCTGCTCCTAATGAAGCAGCAATTCGCCAAGACGCTCGTGCAAGCTTTACAACCGATGGACACTGGGATGCAGAAAAGTATAAAGCTTGGAGAGCAGGCAGGGCTGCAGAAGGTGCAGAATGGGCACAACGCGGTGAAGCTAGAGATAAAGTTAATGCTGTTAGAAAAGAAAATGAAAGATATCTTGGCGATCTTAAAGCCAATCTACAACAGTCTAGAACAGCCAAGACTCCTGAAGAAAGAACTGGAGCCTTCAATATGGCCATGACTAATGTTGATACCTTTATTTCTAATGCTGAAAGCCGACAACAAAAAATAGATGCAGACAGAACTGCAAGAACGACTGCTCAAACATCCAATACTGAAACAAAAACAATTCCTGGTATGGACGCTCCTCCACCAACAGAATACTATAAGAAACACCCAGAATTATGGGAAAAACGAAAACAAGCAGTAGTTGATTTTAATGCATCTAAAACTGCGGAAGAACGCCAACGACACTTGGATATTGTTAAACAATTAGATGCTCCATCAGGCTACTAAATAATATAAATAATATATTACAAAGGATTAAAATGCATAATCTTCCAACCAACAACGAAACTAATCTTATTCGTGATATTTTTTCTCAAAGTTCTAAACTAATTAATGAACAAGCTCGGCCTGGACGCAGAGGTAAAGGAAAAGAACGAGAAAAAGATGAAGGTAAAGGTGGAGAACCATTAAGTGCTGCAGAACGTGCCGCTCGTGACGCTCCAGAAGTAATGCCAACAGACGCTACTGGTCAAGGTGTTCTGTTCCCGGAATTAGTCGGAGAACTTCCTGCATCAAAAAATCCTATGGATATGGCTGCAGATAGTGTGGTGGATCCTCATTACCCAGAAACCGTACAATCAGAATTTTGGTCATTAGAAACACCACCAAGCGAACCTACACCATTAACAGGAAAAGGTTCTAAAGGTATCCGAATGCGGGATCTCACTGGCAAAGAAATAAGAGCAGTATATGGAGAACCATTTGTTACTATAGGTGATGCGTCACTTCCTATGGGTATGTACCAATGGAGAACAAATAATCCTTATACACCACCTGCACCCAGAAAAGCGAAAGATGGAATTGTACCACCAACTCCTACACCAACTCCGACTCCCACACCAACTCCTACACCAACTCCGACTCCCACACCAACTCCTACACCTCCTCCTATTGATTCGGGAGATAAAGGCGACAAAGGCGATGCAGGCATTCCTGGCCTTAAAGGTGATAAAGGCGATAAAGGCGATGCAGGCATTCCAGGCGAAAAGGGTGATCGTGGTATTCCCGGAGAAAAAGGCGATAAAGGTGATGCAGGCAAAAGATCGTGGTTCGGAGCTCTTGGATTGCTTGGTGGTATTGGTATAATTCCATACATCTTACCTTATGGTGAAAAATCATCAGACAATACTAAATCACCACCACAAACACCACCAACTCCACCAACTCCAACCCCAGGTCCAGTTTCACCAACCCCAACCCCAGGTCCAACACCACCAAAAAAATTAGGTCCTCCAGCTCCTCCAAAACGACCTGATTGGATGCCTAATGTACCGTACGTTCCAACATCTCCTAAACCAGAACAAACTAAACAACCAGGTAGTCTTCCACTAGTAACTTCAGGTAGAGGAGAACGTGCAGATCAACCACAAAAATCTGGAATGCCTAGAGATATAGAAACCAGACCAGCCATGGACGAGGCAGAGTTAGTTCGAGTAGTTCCTGGTTCGCAGTCTTGGAATCAAATGAGTGCAGACCAACAAGAAAAAGTGAGACAACACTACCGTTCCGGTAAATCAAATTTGAGTATTCGTTTTAAGAACGGTCAATTTGATGAACCAGGTTATGGTGATCAAGGTCAACACGGAGATATAGTTAAAGCATTAAATCGTGGATCACGATCACCAACAGAACGTCAGATTCAAGAATCTCTAATGAGTATTGCAAATAAAATTATGAACCAAGGTTAATAGGAAATTACAAATGGATAAGAAACAAATATTAGAAGCTTTAAAAGACACTATAAACAAAATAACAAATCCTTATGAAACATCCAAAGAAAATTCTGAGGATGATGGTGGTACCACAATACAAGTAGATAATGAGGATGATATTGTTGATTTGGGTAGTCAAGAAGTAGAATTTCCAAAGCATTTAATACAAGCTCCATATCCACCGGAAGGAACACATGCTGAATGGAATGAGTTTATTCCTGGTTATTTGCCGTTAATCAAGAAAAAGGATGAAGAAGAAACTAAAGCTCCTTCTTCTATTGCCGACGTGTATGCAAGAGATCCCAGATTTGCTCCTCAAGAACCAAATGCTGGTCTTAAATTAGGTCGTACTATTACTATTCCGCCTCCTCCTCTTCCAGAACAACCAAAGAATACATCAGTAAAAGCCAAGAAAATGGCGGATGATATCATATCTGGTATTAAAGCTACTGATGCAGAAATGGGCGGTAATAGAATAGCTAATAATATCATATCTGGTATTAAAGCTACTGATGCAGAAATGGGCGGTAATAGAATAGCTAATAATATCATATCTGGTATTAAAACTTCTTCTTCTACTGTTGATGTGGATGCAAGAGATCCCAGATTTGCTCCTCAAGAACCAAATGCTGGTCTTAAATTGGGTCGTAATATTACTATTCCGCCTCCTCCTCTTCCAAAACAACCCATGGATCGTGCTGTTAAGCAATTTAGAAACCGCGAAGAAGAACAGAATGTTGTAAAGGATTTTAATCAACAAACAAAAAGCACATTATCTGCGGAAGATCAAAAAAGAAAAGCAGAATTTGATCAATATCAAAAAGATTACGAGCAATATCAAAAAGATTACGATCAATGGGCAAAGGATAATCCAGAAGCATTAAAGCAAAGATTGCGTCAACAAAGAAGAGAATTCCACGGAAAAGACCCAGCATATGTAACCACTACTGGAGATGAAATTTACAATCCAGAAATAGCTGCTAAAGTGAAAGCACAAGAACAACAAATTGCACAAATGAATGCAAATACTGCAGCAATGAATGCAGAATCAGAAAAAATTCAAAAAGAAATTGACAGACTTGCTAGCGGTCAACCAAGCGAGGCTTACGAAAGAAAAAGACTTGGCATTCCTGATGATGGTTCCAGAAGACCAGATACTAGACAAACATCACAAAAATTACCAATGGGAGGTGGACGTATGGCAGAAGAAAATTCATCGTATTATTACCGTCGTTTAGCAAATCTGTTTGAAGAAACTAGAGAACCATCAGGTCCTCAAGTTAATCAAGCAGCATACGGATTTAATGCTAGAGGTGGCAGAAATGCACGAAAAGCTTTAGCAAGTCTTCAAAGTGGTATGTGGAGAGGTGATTCCACTGCTAAAGGATCTACTCGTAATCCTAATAAAGAAAGAAACGTAGGTAAAAGAGAATTGTCTGGAGAAGACATTAAACAAGCAGTTGCAACACTATATACTGCTGCAATGGAACATCCAGAATTTAAAAGAATGTTTGAAACTGGAGAATTTGGAAAGGCTCATATAATGAGTCCAAGTTCGGCTGCTCATAGAGCATTATTGGCAAAATATCCTCAAGGACATGAGGTGCATCAAGCGTCTGCAAAGATTTCTGAATACGGAAATAAATAATAAAAAACCCCGGCCTGAAAGCCGGGGTTTTTGTTTACACTCAGTTTATCTCACAGCGGAATGCGTGAGTTTAGTCCGGTGGTTTTCTTCTTGGGAAGAGCCTCCATCGTATTATCCAGATCTCGGTAAATTTCTAGCAGATCACGGTCGTGACGATCTTCCATTTCATTTACCTTGCCGTTAATATAGTCCATGTTATTACGGATCTCTTGATGCATCTGTTCACTCTCTCGCTCGCGTTCAAACTTACCAACAATGTTTTGACGGTAAGCAACAAAAGCCAAAACGATAGTGAAAATAAAATTTAATAAAACTAGATTATCAGTGTTCATAATGTATCCTTTCAATTATTAGTCAAATCAACCAGTTCACACTTGTCTCCGCTACAAGCGAAGGTTTGTGTTCCAATAGTGGAATCCATCTTTTCCCACTTCTTCAATTCACTCCAATCAACATCCTTTGGAGTTGCAGTCAGTAGTTCTTCGTATTGCTCCTTGGTGCAGTCTTGGTATGGAGCCTGACGATAAGAGTGGTCTGAGTGTGGTAGGAACGAAATACCACTAATCTCATCAAAGTGTTTGTACACCCAAGCACCAACTTCCATCCACTCGTGTTCCTTCACAGTCACGGTGATTGACGGCTTGTGTTCGCACCAGTAACGTTGATAAGTCAACCATAACTCTAAATGCTCGATGGCTGTCATATCGTTACGAGTAACTGAACCTACCGCCTTCATTGGGAACGAGAAAACCATAACGTTCTCAGGCTTCATCACACACGGCTCGTGAGTAAAGCCCTTCTCAATCATCATCTGACACAGAGGATCCTTACGATCTGCACGAACAGTGCGGATGTAGTACTCGTTGTGGCGAGCGTGGATACCGGATGCCGCATCAGTAAGTTGAGAAACAGTACCACTTGGCTTGATGCAAGTAATAGCAGCAGCCGCATTAATGCCTAACTTCTTGGCCCATTCTGCATTAGTCTTAACGGCTGTCTCTTTCAGATTGGCAAGATTAGCCTTTAGACCGTGTGTATCACGCATCATCTTGTTGTCCAGAATGCCAGTGAGTGATACACCAAGCAGAGCCTCTTCTTCGCAGTTCTTCTTCCACTCGCTGGATAGGTACGGGAAGTTGGTTAGTGAGGCTTGCCATGTGCCTAGAATAGACGCCAGACGAACCTTGCGTTGCAGTGACTCCATGGTGTCGGTATCACGAACAATCACTTCTGTCAGATTGCAGAACTGACGATCTCGCAGAATAATTTCTGAGCAAGGATTGGTACCGAACTCGTAAGTTGCGTCACGACGATCACCCAGTTTGGCTACCGTCTTTTGGCAAGCGTCACGATTAAAGATACCACGCTCACCACTCTTGCTCTTGTACAAGGATACCCATTCTTCCATAAAGGTACCAATCTCTGGCTTCTCCTTATACACTACACTATTATTCGCAAGTGCTCTTTGAGGATTAGCTTCCCACCATGCTCCAGTCTTAGCATCACGCATCCGTTCATCGGTAAGATTTGAAAGGCTGATAAGAGCCGATCTACGGACTCCTCCGACCACCACAATTTCCGCAACCTTGCAGACGAGATCGTGGCATTCGATGGAGGTGAGCTTCCGTCCAGCACTTCTTCTAAATGTATCCACTGTGAACCTAAACAGATCATCCAGTGGCTTTGGGCCAGACGCACGACCTCCAAAAGTTTTGAGTCGGGCACCAGCAGGGCGTACTTTAGATAAGTCCCATCTTGGAATTTGACCACCAATAAGTAGGGAGATAAGCTCTTTGTAAGCCTTAGCCCAACCAGCCTTGCTGTCTTGTACAATGATCGTCGTGTCTGAGTCAGTAAACTGTTCAGCGACTGTAGGAAGTTTGTCCACATATTGTCTCTCCACGGAGAATCCTACTCCGGTTCCACACATCAGAATATAAAGAATTTCATCGAAAGCACGAACACGATTAACAGCAACATACGAGCAGTTATAACCAGCAGTGTTGTCACGATCCAAAGCCTCGCCTGCAGTCATTAGTGAACGCATTGAAGGCATGATTTCTTGGTTCAGAACTGCTTGACGAAGTTCTTCACGAGTTTCCTTGTCAAGCTTACACTTAGTGCTGTTCTTAAGATGCTTATCAAAGTAATCAAAGTAACGGTTCACCGTTTCTTCCCAAGTCTCACGACGACCTTCGGTTTCTAGCCAACGACTGTAACGGGAAAGATGAATGAACTCTTGATAAGCTGTAGGTAAATGCATATTTAATTTTCTCCTGTTTGTTAAGTAAGTTTATTTAGCGGTCAGAACTGCCCAAGAATGCGGAAATAACGGTTCCAGAATTTTTCCAATTGCTGCTGCGTACTGTTGGACCTCCCATTGGGCATGGGTGTCTATTCGTTGTTTAAAGACACGAGCGTACGCTGAGAGCGATCCGGTCCACCACCACTCGGTGTAGGTACCTTGTGGCAATAAAGCTCGGGCTTGCTCAGGGGCAACCCCTTCTTTTAATAATGTTTTGTATATTTCCACCGAGTCCAAAGCAATCCTATTATACACCCGATCCAGGTCCTCGACAACTGGATCGTACATAAAATCTGAACTTCCTTGTTTGGCTCCGTCTGTGGGAGCAGAACGCCAGTCAGGAGTGTAAAATTCTGGTTCTGCCGTTACATACCGACGAGAAACTTCGTTTTCCGTAAATCCCACTTTATGTTTAAAAAGTTGGGTTCTTACAAAAATTGGAGCTTTGATTCGCAAGGTAATCTGCGGGTGCGCAAATGGCGTCCAGTGGTTGTGCTCGGCCAAATACTTGATGAGTTTTTGGTCTCTCTGTGATAACTGACGTGAACCATCCTCTGCTGTTTCCCACTCACTGGTTTTAGCGAATGAGACCCTAGCAGCATTTGCCACCATAAGATCTGAGCCCATATGTTCGATATATTCAACATGTCCTTTGTCCAGTACATTAATTGTTTGCTTCATAATTATCATCATCAAAATCTAAATCTTCTTCAATGTCGTCTTCATCAACATTCTTGTCTTCAACCAGTTCGTCAAAATCAATTTCAAAATCTGTTATATCCAAGTCTGTATGATCTTGCGCGTACTTATGTGCCTTCTTATACATGTCTGGATCAATTTCTTTCACGTATTCCATAAACATAAAACAGAAAACTATAATTGGATTGTTTGTATCCATTTCAATTTCTTCAAACTCTTCCCCTTCGTCTTCTGGCTTGTTTACATCTTCTTCCATTTATTGATCCTTATTTGTGCTTCTAGACCTGACGCAGAGTTACTGTTAATGATATTTAGGATTTCCTTGGCGTCCATACCACCCATGATCATATCATTAATATCCTTAAACTTCATACTTTCTGGCCACACACAAACCTTTTTATTTTCTTTCACTAAGCGTTCCATGGTGTGAATAACTTGCACGTTTCGTGGTTCATTATCCATCACAAAAATCATGGGACGATCTTTAATATATTTTGGAATATTAAACGCATCACTCATTCCTACAGTTGCAACACAGTTAGGAATGAAAAGAGAATCCAGTGGACCTTCTACAACATATATGGTGCCTAGTGCGTTCACACGATCCAGGCCGTACCAAGACTTGTGTTCTTCTTCTTTCGGCTTGATGGTGATGTAACGAACCGACTTGCGAGCGTTACGGTCTGTGGACACCTTGATGATGCGACCTTGTGCTCCAACCAGATGACCCTTGTGGTCTAAAATTGGAATTACTAGACGACTTTCAGCATCTAGTGCTTCTGCCGTTTCTGGATTGATTCGCTTGGCCCAGTCAGCAAAATTTTCCGCATAATATAGATGCTTCCACATTGCCTTGGGAATTTGACGTAACTCTACAAATTGACGACACGCATGATTAGGAGGAAGTTCTGCAACCATTGGAAGCTCAATATTGTACTTCTTCTTGGGTTTATTGGAGAATAACATGTCCTTCTTTTCCTTTTTTGGTGGGTTAGAGAGATTCTTTTCCTTGAACTTTTCTAGACTGTACTCTTTACATAGGCTTGGAGAAACTTGACTCATAAAGTTGTATAAGTTCAATCCAACACTACAGTTATGGCATTTAAAAAAGAATTCACCTTTCTTCTCAAAGAAAAAACCACGAGCCTTAACTTTATTCTTTGTAGAATCACCACAGATCGGACAACGACAGTTGGCAAGATTGTCTTTTTTCCAACTGAATCGCTCTAGTTGACCAGACATCAGATTAATAAATTTTTTATCAATAAAAATTGTCATGAGCGATACCTTGAGAAATCCTTCTTACCAAACTTGTTGGTAAACTTTACTTCTTCTTGTTTTTCCGTTTCTTGTTCTTGGTTTGCGTCTGCAAGTTGTGGTTGTTCCACATCAAACAGCTTCATCTTGGCACGATTGATACCCACAATAAACTTACGATTGATTGCGGTATCGTTGTATCGGTTCTTCAACTGCTTCACCATGATCTGATTCATCTCGTCTAGTTTCTCTGTGGAGATCAGGGCAAACATGAAATCAGCGGTTGCAGGCAGACCAAATGATTCTGATGTGTCTTCCAAACCAATATCCGTGCTGGCAAATCCGATACGATTAACTTGTGTGGCAGACCAAATTGGAACACCACGCTCGGTTGCAAGACCACGAAGTTCTTCCGCAATCGCCTTGATGAAGGTGTAAGAGTTTACATTTGCTCCCGGCTTCATTCTGGAAGACGCACAAATATTCAGATAATCAATCACAATCATGTCAGGCTTAAACTTCTTCTTCAGATTAAGTTCATCCAGTAGTACACGGAAATGATTTACATTTGCCGTGGCTGTTGGATACTCCTTGATGATCAATTTACCCTTGGCGTTTTGCTTCAGATTGGCAATCTTCTTGTCGTATGTTTCTTTGGGAAGTTCACGCAGAGAATCCAAAGTAATATCCAGCAGATTTGCGTCGATACGCTCTGCGATTCGTTCTTCCGCCATTTCACAGGTGATATACAGAACATTCATGCCTTGATTCAGGCAGTTAGCTGCATGATGACAAAGGAATAGAGACTTACCGACTCCAGTACCTGCCATTACTATATTTAGGGTTTTGGTGGGCGTACCACCGTTTGTAATGGTATTAAAGAAGTCTAGATCAAACGGAATACGCTTCTCCGTCTTGTGGTAAAACTCGTATCGTGCTTCTGAATCTTCTAGGTAATCGTGACCGATATTAGTATCAAAACTAACTGCAAGAGCGTCAGACAAAATACTAGGAATAGCAGTTCGGATTTTGTCTTTGGACTTTCCATCCATGATTTGGATAGATTCCATGATGCCATTGTAGAGAGCCTTCTCTTTGCAGAAGTTTTCAGTTTCTGTAACCAGCCAATCAAGATTGTGTTCCTCTGCTGACTTCTTGTTGAAGTCGTTCAACATTTCAATGCACTGATCATACTCGGTCTGACTAACACCCTTGTGCTTCTCAAGACAGATACTCATGGCATCCTTGGACGGACACGCATTATACCGCATCACAAAATCGTGGATGCAAGTATACACCATTTGGACAGGCTTCCGGTGGAAGTACTCCGTCTTAATAAATGGAATAACTTTCTTGTAGAAGTCTTCTCGAAAGAGAAGAGCTTCCAGAAGCACTAATTCAAATTCTTTCATTGTCCGTACTTAAATTCCTTGGCTACTGCTTCTTCTAAACGCTTCATGACATCTTCAGTGAAGAACTTTTCTGGTTCCTCGTTGATGTTCTTCTCGAACGCCTTCTCACCACCAGGAAGTTCGATACGAGTAGACACCTTCTTGAATATATCATACTTTAGAGCCAAGTCAAGAAGTCCGTAGTAACGATTTAGACCACTATCGTAGTTTAGTCGAACGTCTACCATTTGGTTTTCCTTGGTGAGACGACTCTTGTACAACTTACAGTGAATAATATTACCAACCACCTGACCGTCTGCATCCTTGTCCTTCTTCTTGGACAGGTAAACAATGGTAGAGGCTGCATACTTGAGGCCAGAGCCACCACCCATTTCCTTGGTTGGAACATAAGAACCAATAACATCATAGGTGTGATTAGTCATTACTAGTGGAATACCAGCCTTGCCAAGCTTTAGGGTAAGCACACGGAAAGTACTCTTGATGACTTGAGAACGAGTCATGTCACGCACTTCCTTGCCTTCAGCCGTATCGTTGATTTCCTTGCTGGTGCTCAACATACCCAGCGAGTCCAGTACAACCATCAGCGGCTTACGCTTGTCTGATTCTTGTTCCAGATACTTGTCCACAATCTTGATTAACTGATTACGGAACTCTTCAATGGTGGCAACCGGAAATACTGCCACACGCTTAGGATCAACACCGCGATCAATAAACATGTCGGAGGTTACCGCTTGTTCTGAATCAAAGTACAGCACCATGCCGTCTTTACGGTCATCCAGAAACTTGCGAACCATACCAAGCGAGAAGTACGTCTTACCAGTAGCAGACTCGCCAGCCAGCGCAATAATCTTGTTGTCCGCAATTCCACCGTACATGGAACCAGACACAAGCGCATTGAAAGCGTACGAGCCGGTGTCAATAAAGCCACGGACATCGCTGCCTTCAATACCGTCTTCAATCATACCTGCATACTGATTACCAGATTCTTTAATTAGTTCATTTAGATTCATCGTCTTTGCTCCATTTCTTTTCTAGTCTATCACAAATCACTACTATCGCTGCCAAAAATATAATTATTACAAGATCCATATGTGCGTCCTTACACAAAGAAATCCTCTAACGATGGGGTCTTTCTTATGCTCCATTGTAGCACATCTAAAATGGTTTTCAAGGGATCTTCAAAAGATTTTTCAAATTGTAGGTCACGATCCACGTACTTATCTAGGTGCAGTTCTTTAGGAATTTGCGTTCCAAAAGAAATAACGTGCTCGTTTCCACTTACGAACGAAAGTGGATTTGGTTCCTTCAAGTAAACAAATTTAATTTTTTCTGCTTCTCCAATTGGACGGTACTTCTTTTCCAATCCGTTCTCGTACAAGAAGTGATTGAACAATAGCGATCCCTTTACAGCAATCGGAGTAGACTTCTTGTACACGCCAGTCTTGCACGAGTACTTGTCCATTCCGGAAACAGACCGTGGGAATGCGATATCATCAATTCCGGCTTGATCAAACTGATCACGGAATTGTTCCACAAAATCTTGAACCGCTTTCTCGCCTTGATTCATAATCAAACTAATAGCGGTCTTTAGTGCCTTACGCACAATCTGTGGTGTGCTGGATCGGGCTGTTTCAATACCCATGATCTTGAGTTCTGGTTCTTTCAGTAGAACGCCTTCTTCGCCCATCATCACGTTAAGCATGTATCGTTTCTTTGCAGTCCAGATGCCTTTACTGCAAATACTCTCACGCTTCATTCGCATCTTTTGTGTGTACGCGTTCATGGTTTTTGCCAATTCCTCGTAGCGTTGTTGGATAAACGGCTCAATCTTATCTTTGCAAAGTTTTTCGAGCGTTTCTGTGATTTTTGCATCCGGGATATTCTTACCTGCAAAGATTCGTTGAACCACTTTATCCATGCATAGATATACGGAATCTGTATCAGACGCCACAACAAAATCCACGTCTGTGGTTCCCGCCATCCGATTCAAAAACTTGTTTAACTCTTGTTCAATCCAACGGATAGACAGCTTTCCGGAAACTGTGATGGCTTCTGCACAATCAATATCGTAATACCGGAAGTACTGATTTCCTACCGCACCGAATGCGGAATTCAACTGAATCTTTCGCACAAGTTGAAAGTTGTGGTACTTGGAAATCTGATACTCCAACTCTTCTCTCTTGGCAGCAGATGCGGTAGGGTCTAGAGCCTTGAGGGCTCGCTTGGCTTCCAACATCTTTTCCTTGTACATCTTGCGTTCTTCATACATGGTTTCCATAAGTTCAGGCAGGAACCCTTGCTTGTCTCGCTTGAAGTATACACCGTTTGCTGCAATCGCAAGATTTCTTTCTGCGGCAGTTTGTTGGTGGTCTTGAACACGAAGAAATTGTGTTTGTGCTGTTTCAGAGTGTGGATTCAGTACATGGTCTGGATCCAGTGTATTCCGTTTACCAAGTGGATCTTTCATTTCTGGAGAAATGTTGTACTGCATGATAAGATGCGGGTACAGTGAGTCCAAGTCGAACGACACAATCCAGTTGTGCATACCCACTTGCGGGTCTTTCACGTATGCACCTTGAAACTGTTCACTCTTCTCTTCCACTTCCGGCTTTAACGGAACTGCAATAAACTTGCTGGCCAGATGATGGTAAATGATACAATCCCAAGTCTTTACTTGAGAGAACGTGTCTGTGAAATTAACTTTAGCATTATACGCCAGTGCTACCACCAGTTCCAGCAGTTTCAACTTCTTGTCTAGTTTTTGAACCAGCGTAACGTCGTGTGAGTTATACTCCATAAACTTTTGAAAGTCTTTGGTGTAGAAATCCTTGATGCTGTCGTGTTCAGAATAATCTAGCTTTTCCTCGCCCAACTCTACATTGGCAATATGGTTCAGGCTGTACGACTCACGATTAGTGTACGTAAATTTGATGTACAGTTCGTAGTAGTCTAGCGTGGCAACACCCAGCAGATCAAATACTGTGTGATCCTTGCCTTTACGGTTCACAATCTTTTCTTGAATCTTTCGGATGGGAGACAATCGCTTGGCAGTTTTCTCGTCAAACAGTTTCACCACTCGCTTATAGATGTACGGAATATCGAAGAACCTGATGTTCCATCCGGTAATGATGTCTGGATAATGTGTTTCCCAGTACTCAAGGAAAGCACGCAACATGCTGCGTTCATCACCAAACACGTGGCATTCCACACCGGGCAGATCAAACTGGTGTAGAGCAAACGAAACTCGCTTGCCGTCGTTCTCCACCGTGATGGCATTGATGCGCTCGTTGGGATCTTCCAGAGACGGAAACCCGTTTTCTGATTCAGTCTCAATGTCTATGAATCCTACACGAAGATCCTTGTAAACATACGGAACTTCTCCTGGATACTGATCTCCAATATACTGAGCAGTCCAGTCTGTGTTACCGTAGATCTTGAAGTTGGCAACCGATGAGTACCGATCAATTGCTTCACGGCAATCACTAATATCTCCCGGCTGAAACGCTTCCAGTGGAACACCTTCCAGACTGTGCCATCTGGCTCCCTTCTTCAGAGAAGGAACAAACAGTGTTGGTTGAAACTGGGTCTTGTTAACAATCCGCTTACCGTTCTCGTATCCAATCTCAACAACCGTGTTTCCAACCGTGTGAACCGCAGTATAAAATTTAGACATTCTTCTTATCTTTTAAGTAGGAGTGCAGTAGTACCATGTAGTTGATTACATCTACTATTGTATCCTCAAAAGACTCGTTGGCAACCTCTAACTTACCCGATTCCATGAATGAAGACAGGCGGCTCATCTTGTCGGTTATACGAACCAGAAACCCTACTTCGGTTGGGCAAATACCCATAGACTGAACCCGAGTAAAGTTGGCAAACGGCTCTACACCGTTTCGGCCTGCGTAGTCTGCGTTCTTCTTTTTCATCAGTTCACGTGCCATATTGCATAACATTTCGTGATTACGAATAAGGTCATCTCGTGTCATTGTGTAACTCCTGTGGAACCAAAACCGCCATTACGATCCGTCTTTTGTGTTGGCCGTTCGGTTGTTTCCATAATATTGTATTGTTCGCATCGTACAAGTTCCGCTTGTGCAACACGATCACCGTGATATATGTAGACTGGATCGGTAGAAATATTCAATAACATTATCTTGGATTCTTCAACATAGTCTGAATCAATAATGCCTTGAGAGTTTGCCATCACCATGCCTTGCTTGAGAGCAAGACCGGAACGAGCGTGGATACGCACTGAATACCCTTCTGGAATATCAAAAATAATTCCGGTAGGAATCAGTAGTCTCTGGCCGGGATCAATTTTAATGTACCGAGACCCTTCGGTGGTTTCTAGAATGGGCGGCTTGCATTCTTTATTGTTTGCACAGAATCCCTTAACTTCGTATAGCGGTTGACCCAGATAAGCACGAACATCAAAACATGCAGCTTGAACTGTTGCGTGTTTTGGAATATGTACGTCTGGGTATAATTTATAGACTTTCAACATCATCATAATATACATCAAAAAAACAAAAAGTCAAGGAGTTTCTAGAACATCTGGTGCAGTAAATCGTGGATTTGTATTAGGATCATAAACCCATCCGTTTGAAGTATCAAGTTCATTTTCGTTTAATTGAATCGGAATCCAACCTCTGTGTTGATATTGATCACCAATACCGTCCCAAATTATAATATATTCTACAATATTTGTTTCTATATTTACTAGTGCCCAACGCATATGATGCTCCTTACGACAATACTGCTATCACACAATAACCGTTTCCGCCTGCTCCACCGTTTCCACCGTTGTTTGAAACTTGACCACCACCACCGCCACCGCCACCACTACCTCGGTATCCTTTTCCACCGTTACCAGCATTAGAGATTGCTCCTCCACCACCACCTTGAGCACCAATCCCAACAGAAAATTTACCAAATATTTGTTGTGTGGAGTCTGATCCGTTAGTACTAGCACCAGCAGCAGTGTAAATATTGGTAACTCTTGCAAATGCAGGAGAAACTATAGAAGGAGAACCAGAAAGTGTAGTAACAAATTGCGCATTTCCACCACCTGTTGCAATACCGCCGGTACTTACTCCACCACCACCACAACCACCTCCACTGTATTGGTGTTGAAGTGATTGTGTTGTTACTGTGGCATTACTACCTGCAGTACCAGCAATTGCTGCTACTGCAATGGTGGCAGATTGGATATATCCTGTACCAGCAGATCCTGCTGTTCCTGATGCAGCACCACCACCACCACCACCGCCTGCGGTAGACGAAATCATTAAAAATCCTGGAAGACCGTTAATTGTAATAAAAGATTGTTGTCCGGTACCGCCGTTATTGCCGATTGCGTTAGTAGTTGAACCAGTACCACTAGTTCCTCCTGCGCCTATAGTTACTTGCAAGATAGTTCCAGGTCCACCAAGATCTTCCACCCTAAAATCTTGTAAAGAAACGCTACCGCCACCACCGCCACCACCTCCAGAAATAGCTGTAGACGCTCCTGTTTTTCCTCCTCCTCCACCACCACCGCCACCACCAACTAAAAATATACGAAGAATTTTTGCTCCGGGTGGAATTACATAGGAACCAGAAGAATCAAACTCTTTGAGAGTTTCTGCAGTAGACGTTAAATTAGGAGAAAATCCAAAAACACCTTGATTCATAATAGACCTGATTCAACAATAAAGTTTGTGGTTGCACTAACTGAAGTGGAAGCAAAAAGTGAACACGTGCTGGCTCCGGTTCCTCCAGGAAGAATTAAACCTATTAGTTCTGGCACTTCTTGACGAGGACATGCGGTAGTACCTGCAGTCACTGTGACAGCAGGAATAATTTTTTCTACTATTAATCGCTTATTGGTTCCGTTGTCTGTACTAACAAAGAAACGAATAGTTGTGGCAGTGGTTGTTGCTGTTGCTACAATAGCGACACGATTGATACGTTTACCTACACCTGAACCAGCAGCCACTGCGGGTCCTGAACAAACGGTTACAAAGCTTGAGGGAGCGATTGTAGACGTATCTGCAGTTAATCCTTGAGCGTACTCTAATATTGGTTGTGATGTGAATTGTGCTGACGTTGCCATATATTCTCCTATTTATTATATAATTCCGATACTGTAAAGATATAAATTTAATCCTGGAAGTAATACTGAACCGGTTGTTCCTTGTACTGAACTTACACCAATAACATCACCAGTAGATCCGTTAAACGATGCTACTCCTGTTACTGCTCCGGTAGATCCGTTGAAACTAGCCACGTAACTGTTAAAAGTAACAGCACCAGTAGATCCGTTAAAACTTTGAACACCTGTGTTTGTAAATGTAATACCTTTACTACCTGCAGACACACTTATTCCAGTGCTAGCGTATGCAGTTAATGTGCCTGTTAATCCGTTAAACGATGCCACACCAGTAACATCACCTGTTAATCCGTTAAACGAACTTACTGCTATAGGTATACTTGCAGAATCACTAATAACAGTGGTTGCTGTAATACCTACTGCAAGACCGGAAACTGCTACGAATGGTTGTATGGTATCTGGCATTTTATCTCCTAGTCATTACCCGTTTTATTGAACACGCACAGTGGTTGTGAATACGGTGCTGTTGGCGGAAAGTGGTGTGGCACGAATCAACAAGTTTTTTGGAAAACCACTCAAAATTGTACTATAAGACGAAACAGGGCCGGTTGCTCCTGTGCGAATCAAGCCGTATTGCGTGTTTACGGTATTGGTTCCGTCCTGCACCACCAACATCTTCAACATTTCAGTTTTGTTCAACACGGTATCACGAGCAGAAATTGTGACCTCAAACGCAGGATAGCCCATTACTGGTGGTATTTGACTATTGTCGTAAACCGAATCAATCGTGGCAATAGTTTGATTGGCTGTGGTAGCCGTTGTGGTGGTTCGGTAAGTTTGAACAAACGAATAGGTGTCTGCAAACGATGGAGCCGATACTTGATTAAGGAAACTTCCGGTGGTGATTATTCCGTTAGGTGCCCTTAGTCTAACTGTTTGTGTGGTGTCATTAACACTAATGTATGTGCCGTTATTGAGGAAATCGCTATCACCCTCAAAACCGTAATCTCCAATAGTTGTTAAATTTCCATTATTATTTATTGCTACTACTGTTCCGGTATACGGATACAAACCGTCTGTGTATTGAGTTACCGCACTTAAATTGGTGCTGTATATGTCTGTGGCAGTCAAGTTTCCAAATGTTGCACCACGTGTCACATACAGAGTGGATGCGGTGATTCCTGCGGTGAAACGGGTCAGAGACGAGAATATTCCGCCTGCTGAAGAGATACCGGCATTTGCTGACAGTAAACGGGTAAAGGTAGCCGTTACTCCTGTTAGCGATCCGTTGAGTGTTATGCCACCCGCAGCACTAAGACCAGCAGTAAAGTTTTGTTGAGCAGTAAATGTATTTGCTACACTGGTTGTTACTCCTGTAACTGCTCCTGTTAAACCATTAAAACTGGACACGTATGAGTTAAAGGTAACAGCACCAGTTGAACCGTTCCAACTTTGTACACCAGTATTTGTAAAAGTAATTCCATTACCACCTGCCGCAATACTTACTCCGGTAGACGCCAACAGACTGAGAGCTCCTGTGAGGCCATTAACAGAGTTTACACCAGAAATAGCACCAGTGGCACCGTTGAATGTGGAAACACCTGTAACCGCACCGGTAAGGCCGTTTACAGAATTCACACCAGAAACAGCACCAGTAGCACCGTTGAATGTGGCAACACCTGTAACTGCACCAGTAGAACCGTTCCAACTTTGTACACCAGTATTTGTTATAGTAGGATTAGTTGTTCCGGTTATGGATATACCTGTACCAGCATTAATAGCAGTCACTCCAGTAACTGCTCCTGTTAAACCATTAAAACTGGACACGTATGAGTTAAAGGTAACAGCACCAGTTGAACCGTTCCAACTTTGTACACCAGTATTAGTGAATGTAATTCCTTTACCACCTGCCGCAATACTTACTCCGGTAGATGCCAACAGGCTGAGAGCTCCTGTAAGGCCGTTTACAGAATTCACACCAGAAACAGCTCCAGTAAGGCCGTTGAATGAATTAACTATATTAGAAGCGTAAATGTTTGCAAAAGTTACTCCACCTGTTACTGATAGGTTATTAATAAAAATGCCATTTGTAATACCTCGAATACGACCACCATTTAATGATGATATTGTACCAGTATCATCAAATGTCCAAACAGCACCAGATACTCCGATTCCAACTACATCATTATCAACAGAAACAAACGAATTCAAATTATTACTAACTAGTTCAGCATAACTAAAAGCACCGGTTGGGGCTTTTAGATCTATACCATAACCTGTTTCAAAAACATCACTTATTATTGCACCATTTGGTAGCAATACGCTTCCTGTGGCTCCAAGACTAAGTACAGAAGCTCCATTGATTAGCCTATCTACATTTACATTTCCTGTTGCGCCATTAACTGAAGACACGCCAGTATTGATTAAAGTTATTTCTTTACCACCAGCAACCACACTGATTCCAGTACCACCAAAGAATGTTAATGCTCCGGTTAATCCGTTTGCAGAGTTTAAACCAGAGATTGTTCCGGTAGCACCATTGAAGGAATTAACCAAAGGAAGCGTGGTAACAGCAGAGTTGACCCACAATCCCTGTGTGCTGTCGTAACGCAGAATTTGATTGTTTGCAGGAGTTGTAACAGCAACATCACCCAAGTCATCCAAATTCAATACGGTTGATGCTCCACCACCGCCTGTGGTGTTTCGGAAGAAACCACCGGGAACAATACGGCAGTCACCAGTAGAAGACGCATTGGAACCGCCGCCACGCACAATAAGCCATCCCAAGAACACACCGTTGTATCGTGTAATGTCTGCTTCCGCAAATGTTTCCAGTAGAATGTTGTTTGCGGCAACAGTATCTGTTGAGTAGGACGCTGTGCCGTAGTAGATGTATAGCGCATTGTTTAGTCCCGGAATCTTGTAGACTCGCTGTATAGACCAGTTGTTGTTGCTGATGTTTCCAAGAGTTCCGCTGCCGTTATCGTAATTTCCAAAATTAACGGTAGTGCGGACAACCGGATCTGTTCTGTAAGTACCATCAGCATTTCTGTACAGGTAGAATAGTTGTTGCACAGGCACAGAAGAACTGTCTGTGACAAGACTTGGATTGTTGACATCGACATCCATGTTTGCGCCCAAAGCAAACGCAGTACCCGTGGTGTGCTGTATTTGACCTGTGGTTCCGTATCCACTCAGCACATAACCGTCTATTTTGAGTGCACCGAAGTAACGAATAAATGTTTCGTATTGTGCGCTTGAAGCGTAGGCTACGATTGGGTGGTAGTGAACTCGGTTCACATAAGCCCGTGATTGGTGAACCGCATTACCAATCACCACGCTGTTCAGGTATTGGGTTTGGGTAAAATTGCTAGACGACTGTTGTAGATTTCCTGATGAATCAATACGGAAGAAAGTAAAGTCGGATGATGTCATTCCTGCAAGGGTAACACCTGTCTTGGCAGTCCATGTTACGGTTTGCAGAGAGGGTGCAGGATACCCTCCTGTGGCAGCGTTTACCGTGGCAATGATTCCTGCTCCTGCGGAAACATCCACTGCTGCTGTATTTCCTGCATTGATTGTAAGGACACCACCGTACAGAAGTCCTGATTGAATTTCTTCAAGAATACGATCACCATTCACTCCCTTAATAAGATCAGCATCCAATCCTGAACCTGCACCGTCATTTCCTGCGTGCCATGCGGTGTAACCCGCAATGGTTACTCGACCATTACCAAATGTGGCTCCTGACGCACTAATACCTGCGTTGAATGTATTGAGTGCGGTGAATATATTGGCAACAGAAGTGGTTACGCCAGTGACAGCTCCTGTAAAACCGTTGAATGATGTTACGTAATCACCAACATTACCACCAGACACAGCAACATCAACCTGTTTGCCTTTTCTGGTAACAGTAATGTTGTCACCAACAAAGTTAATATCGTTAACCGACTTGATTACTCTGGCACGATCTTTATAGATGCCGACTGCACCACCACCAATCGAGCCTGTATTCAGCCACTGAAAATTCTGTGCTACTGTTTGTGCGTCCAGTTTGGTTTTTACCAGACTGGTAAGTTCTTGTTTAAATTTAGATCCATCAAAAGAAAGCTCACCTTCTTCCAGTACTAACGGATAGTTGGCAGAAATAATATTAGACTCACCGGGATCGCCTTTTGGTCCTTGAGGACCTTCAGGACCTTGTGGACCTATAGGACCCAGTAATCCTTGAGGACCAGGTTCTCCCTTGGCACCCGGAATACCTTTTGGACCTTGCGGACCAACAGGACCGATTTCACCTTCTGGGCCTTCTGGACCTTGAACGCCTTGTGGACCTTCAGGACCTACCTCTCCTTTAGGACCTCTGACACCAATAGGACCGGGAACACCTTGTGGACCTATTTCACCTGGAACACCTTGAGGACCGATAGGGCCTTGAATGCCTTGTGGACCCATAGGACCTTCTGGGCCTTGTGGTCCAATAGGACCTTCTGGGCCTATGTCTCCTTGAACACCCTGTTCGCCTTTATCACCCGGCCAGCCAGTCTCTCCAGTATCACCCTTTTCACCTTTTAATCCTTGTGGGCCTTGAGGACCGGGTTCGCCTTGAGGACCAGCCCATCCGTCTTCACCTGCGGGTCCTTGGGGGCCTGCTGGACCTTGAGGACCTCGTGGCCCAACAGGACCTCTCAGATCCTGTGTTGATTGTATTTCACTTTGCGGAGAAACCACAGGGGTTGGTTTATCCAAATTAAAGTATTGCTTAAACTTGTCCATTGTAAATATTTAGAGTATAATTTAAATGGTTCCGGTAATTACAATGTAATTGTTCATAAACTTAAAGTATCAACAAAAACTAAACCACCCAAACCAGCACCAACTATTGGTCCCGTAGGAATATAAACTTTAACATCTTCTGTTGTAATAAACGGACTGGATATTAAATTATACACAAAAGGAGCAGTATTAGTAGGGTTGGTTTGTGATATTAAAGTATTTCCTGCGTATACAGACATAGTTTGGTTCCATGAAGGATAATCAAGGGTATCACCAATCAAAACACGAACAGATTCTACTAAAACTCTTTGACCATACGAAGAGAATGTGTGTGTTGCTCCAGATAAACCTGGAGCATTTATAAATCCATTTGCATTTTTTGTATTTTTATTTCTATCTAAACCGCCCATTCCTCCAACATAACGACCACCAGTCTGATATTCTCCACGTAAATAAATATTTTCTATGCCTTTACAATTTTGAAATATTACAGGAGGCCATTGATAATAACTTTGAGATCCAGTGACCCATTGAATATTTGCACTGGGAGCCGAAGCCAAATTCTTACAAATCATTCCGCAATTATTATAATTTCCTAATGCGTTTTGAGCTTTAATTTTAATTTTAGCTTGTTGATTTGGTGTTTCTCCCCATTGACCTCCATCCAATTCTACAATATAATTATCTCCTCGTAAATCAAAAGGATATACATCAGATTTTGATTCCCCACCTGCTATTCCACAGTTAACAAACTTTACGTAAGCTCCACCAGTTAATTCTATAACTTTACTGGTTCCAGCAAGGTTTCCTTTAGGTTCGTATTCCCATTTAGTATTAGTAACTAAATATTGGGCAACTGCACCAACAGAATCATTAGATATTTTAAGGAAAGTTCCTGGCATAATTACTGTACCGGAATCTACGTGTAAATACTCATAACCTTTAATATCAAAAGCAGCATAAGTAACTCCGTACCAAGAACAATCCACGAATCGATTGACTAAAGCTTGCGTATTTCTAGACCAAACAACAGTGTTAGCACCATTAAAATAAGATCCGGAAACAACATTAGTGTCTTCATTTATATCACAAGTATACTTAAGAATAGTATTAAAACCATAAGTACTTATTCTATTAATGTATAATCGTCTTCCACCACCACCACCATTTAAAGTTATACAATTTCTTTGTGTGTTGGTATTACCACTTAAATCTTGAAATGCCAAGTCATGAAATTCTAAAGTGTCGTAAGGACCTGCAAAAAATACTGTGCTATAATTAGATTTTGTGGTGGTTATAACAGAAACATCAGAACCATCACCAGCAAATTTCACTCCAAGAGCAGACGCTAAATTTACTGAGCAAGTAATTCCAGTAATTCCTGTGGTATTACATGTATTTAATGCTGTTGGTAAATTTAATTCTCGATTTAATAAATATTTACCACGCGGAATATAAATAGTTCCCGTTCTTGCTGGAACAGATGGAGACGCAGAACATATACCAGTAGGAACTGTAAATCTTAAAAAATCATATGCGTTTTGAAATGCTAAACTGTCATCAGTAACACCATCACCAACAGCACCAAAATCTCTAACATTGCAAAAATCACGTAATTTATTTTCTACTGTTCTATTTACTCCATTTGTGGAAAAAGTATTACCAAATCCGTAAGTATAACCAATACTACTAATTATTTGATTGGTTTTATCAAACCAAGTTTCAAACGTATCTGTTCCGGTTAATCCTGTTATTCTTGGCATAATAGTATTTATCGATCCTTTTAATCAATTCTATAATTGTTTATTTTATTTGCGGAAGCAGCAAGTGAGTATCCAGAAATAGGACTTGCTCCATAAAAAATACTAGAACTGTAGAGAATTCCTGCTGTTGTTCCTCCAGTATTCACATTATCAATCAATGAAAAATTATTCATTGTGGCAGAAAAATTATCAGCAGACCACAACCAACCAAATGTTTTACCAGGAGCGTCTGTAAGTTGTTCTACCATATTACCTGTAAATTGGTAGAAAGTAGGAGCAGTATCAAGAGCAGGCGATCTGTGATCGTGTGTAGTCAAATTTCCAAAAAACATACACGGACCTATTATTTTATTATTTGTGGCTGTAAAAAATAAAGGATTAGCAGCGCCAGTATAACCACGAGACGCACCAACAAAAACTTGAAGAACTCCAGCAGATTTTGGAACAGAATTTATAACTTGATTTCCGGATACAGTATAAGAACGAGTTCTTTGAATTTTCGCTCCATTATAAAAATTAATACAAGCAAAACCACCTACGTCTGCCGATAATCCGCTTTGAGCAAATGGAGTTAAACCAGTACTGGTTGGCTCATAGTAAAAATTATTATTGTATATCTGACCTACTACAAATTGAGCGTTTACTTCTGCTGGTTGAGCTATTGGTAGAATATTTCTATAAAATGTATTATTTGAAATTATACTTCGATCATTTTGAATTTTAATGGATCGACCTTTACAGTTTCTGAAATGATTATTAGTTATTGTTGCAGCACTTTCATTAAATGTAATGCCGTTAATATCATTCGGAAGATAACCAAATACAGATAAACAATCACAATCTGAATTACTATTTGATTGTGTCCAACCAGAAGAAACGTTTTCAAAATAACAACCAGAAACGTTTACATTTTTAGGATATGCGTTTCCTGAGCGTTGTATAGCAACTCCCACTGTTCCAGCAGAGTTTTGAGTTCCTGTTCCGTTTGCACGTGTATGATTTATTACCTGAGAATTTGTTAGATTTACGTATTTACTACCACTAATAAATAGACCACCACCCCCAAGTCCTACCCCAAGATCGCCTCCTTGATATGAATTTAGGAACGCACAACGATCAATTTCTATTGTTCCCGTCATTCCTAGTGAATCTTCTATAGCAAGGCATGCAAGAGCTTTATTATTGCCGTCAAATTTAATTCCTTGCATTTTAACATCATACCCTTGATTTGAAATAAACCACATATGTTGTGCTGTGGTTCCGCAAACTATTCGAGCGTCTTCGCCAATAATATGCAAAGTACGATTCATAGTTCTTTCTATTTGGCGATTAAAGCGCGGACCAGTTCCTGTTAACAGATAATCCCCTTTAGGAAAATACAAAACTGAATTAGTAATACCATTTGCGGCATTAAGAGCAGCACTGATACCTAATGTATCGTCTATTGTTCCGTTTCCTACTGCGCCGTAATCACGGACAGAAACTAATCTTGGATTTGTAAAGGTTATTCTTGTGTCTGTTCCGGTTAATTTTATTGATGGTTCCATGATTATATTTATTGTTATTTAAAATTAAACATTATGGTGGGCATGAAGATATTGTGATGTTGGGATTAGTTATTCCTCGTAAATATTTAAAATCATTTATTGTAATTTTACCAAAAGAAATTCCAGGAATTAATTTTATATCGTAATCCCAAGACGGGAACACGTAGGTCGGAACATTAAATCTGGTAGTACACCCAGTAGTTGATGCAAGAGTTGTGGTATTTCTTAAATTATAACTTGCGTAATTTTGTATTACCGGTATTTCTGTTATAACAGTATATGATGGAGGAGTATCTGTGGTAGAAGTATCCCAAATGCCACAAGTCAATCCTCCTAGCGCATAAGTTATTCCTGTTGTATTATTTATAGCTTGAATAATTTGATTATTAAATGTGGTTCTCCAAATATATTTGAAGTTGCGTAGTTTAGCTCCTGTAGTAACGTAAAGATCTCTGTATGAGATTGCTGTTGTTGATGAGCTACTACTTTGAGAAACTTTTCCGCCTAATAGAGTATTCAAGCTTGCAACATGAGAATTTAAAGTAATTCCGTGTGCTGTGCGTTCAGCTGCAGTAAGTCCACCATCACCACCATTCCACAGATAAAATATTTCAGCTCCCAATAAGAATGTGTGTGTTATATTCTCATAATAATATCTGCGATCTAAATTATATTTTGAATCTGTATAACCCAAACCGTTTATCCAAGGTTGTAGTGGTGTGGATGGAGAACTGCGTTTGCAACTTCTAGTTTCTTGTTGGTCAACAACAAATGCAGTCCAAGCAGATGACGGTAATTGTTGTCCACTATCATCTAATACCAATCGGGTTGGATCTGAATCTGATATTGACCAAGACGTTAATATTCCACCCAATTCTCCGTACAGATAAGGAGAAGCTGCTGTTCCAAATATGGCACTAAACGGTTGTTGATGTCCATTTAAATCTGGTGGTGGATTATTTGTAGTAATTACACAATCGTAATTACTGCCTCGTAGACCTGGTATTTTTGTCTTTGTATAATTCCATAATGCTTGATTTAAACCAGCAACTCCAAGAGAACGTAAAGCATTATTCCAAGCTAAATATGCAGTATTTCCACTACCGGCTCCCTGTAATACTGCATCTAAATTCACACCTTGTAATTGAGTACTTAATGCTGTAATTCCGTGTTTAGATTGAGTAAATCTGGCATCTGATGTGATTGCTCTTAGTACTTCTGCATCTGTTGTTTTAATACTATTTTTTAGACCAGGTATACTCCAATTAGAGAATGAACCAACAGCATCTTCATTATCAAATGCCCAATAATCAAATGTTACTCCATTACTTACTAGTCCGTCTATCCACGGATTCCACTCTGCTTGTACTTTAGTTATTGCGTCATCAAACCAAGGACTGTAAGTTAATCCCAGACCAGCTGTATCAAAAGTAGAACCCAAGAAAGCTTTTTGGAAGTGGTAACGATAAGTTCCAAGTACACGTTTACCTGGTGCAATAGTCTTAAACTTGTCTGCAATAGCCGTAAACCCGGTAATTGTTTGTTTTGCAAGCAGAGATTCATTCACAGAGAATGGTGCACCCGGATCGATTTGAGTAATACCATTTACCCACACTATAGGTATTATATGAGACAATGATGTACTTCCAATCCAAGGTTCCCAATACGCAACATATACTGCAGGTGTTGTAGCTACTGCAATTGCGCTTAGTGTTGTGTTTAATTTTAAATTGTTTTCATCATAGTAAGAACCACCTGATGTTCCTAACATCACATTAATTGCGTAATGGCGACTTGGTGGTATTGCTCCTACCCCAGGAACAGCCGTATAAGCGTATTTAAACGAATTATTTACTGTTAATTCTCGTTCTAGCCGAATTGGTTGATTGCCGGTCAACGTCATTAATACATCAACACCACTATAAGTTACACCAACACTGTTTGTATTATATGGAATTGGTTGTGACCAAGCAACATTCCAAGTTTTATTGTTTGATCCAGATATTGGATATAAAGTAAGGCCAGTGTCTGTTCCTTCTTTTGGTAATGGGAACGTGTTTGCAGCACTGGCTCCGGTGTAACCAACGTGGAATCGATAATATACTCTGCTGGCCGGTCCTGTTGCGTACGGACCTGTTGCAGACCATGAAGCACCAGGATAAATTGGATTGTACGCACTGATACCAACAACGTCTTCAATTTGAATGGTTGCAGATCCTTCAGAATACGACCAAGTAATACCTCGTGTGCATTTTCCTATTTGATATTGATACGGCTCAAACTGATAAGTGAGTCCTTCTGGTGCAATATATGTTGGTACTAAACTACTGCCGTAAGACAGATAATTTGCAGTATCACCACCTCTTGCTGTAGAATTTGGTGGACCTCCCCATCCGTACAAGTAACCATCACTTGGACCAACCCAACCTGGTACGGCTTCTGCCCATCCATATTGTCGAGCAGTTAATCCTCTAGTATTATAAGTTGGGAGCAGATCAATAAATGCGTAACCACCAGTACTATTAAAAGTGACACCAGACCATGGGCAGGTTTGAGGCACCGCATAATCTTTCCTCTCACCTAGCTGCATTTTATTGTGACCTTTTGCTCTCACTGTTTCGGTTACAAAATATTCCGCAGTGGTTGTGTTTGAACCAGAACCTTCGCTTATTGCTCTAGGTTCTCCTGCTTCTAATAGTAGTACGGCATCGCCCAGATAAGCAGAAATGTGACCACTATCCGAATTTGTTTTTTCATCTCGACCATTAACACCTTTACCCCAAATACCAAATATTAACGGTTTATTAAAATTATCGTTCGTTTGTGGAGTTCCGTCTGAATTCCAACTTGTATTAGTTAAAAAATTAGAGTGAAAACGTGGTATAACATGTTCGGACTTCCACACAAAACAATTTTCTCCAGCAAAATAACCCCAAGGCGGAAGTACTTTACTGTTTATTTGGCCTCGGTCCACATATTTTTTCATTTCGTAATAATAAAGAGTGTCTATATCCGAATCTTGTGCTGCATTAACAAACCAGTTATACAATTCGGAAATTGCTGATCCAGTAGTTCCGGGAGCAGGGCTTTCGCTTGCCAGAGCAGCTTGTAGTAATACTCCGTAAGGGTAAAATTGATATCCATTTCGTGTGGTTTCCCATCCTGCAGTATTACAAGAACCAAAATTAACTACTAAATTGTTTGGCATTATGCGGCTAATAACCCACTTCCACGCGTTATTAGCCCATGCACCATACGAAATACCAGGTACACTTGTGTTAAAATAATCTGGTGTGTTTGCAGTATCCCATAAACGTCGGTCTCCGGCACGTTTAGTAGCAGTTAATACCTTAATAAAGTCCGGCATGGATTGAGCTGCGTAGCCCCATCCTTCCATCCAATGCCCGGTTTGATCTGCACTTGTGCAACCGTACAACATACGTTCCAAACATGAAGCCCACGTTTCTGCCCACATATTATAAGCTGCAAGCAATCCTTGTCGCTGTGTGTTGTTTATTGCGTACGGATAAACGTACATTGCTGCCAACATTCTGTTTGCAGCAGGTGTTATATTTTGATTGCTAGTAATGTAACCTTTATTGTCTGGATCTGGATAAAAATATCCACCACCAACTTTATATGTGTTATACCAGTATTTCTCACCAGTTCTGCCGGTACCAGGTTCTTCCCATATACTTCCTGGAGCTCCATCAGGATAAACGTAAGCGTCTTTAGGGGTACCGTCTGGCCAATACTTTCTGGTGCAATACCAAGGTCTTCCTTCTTCTGTGTGTTTCACACCATCAAAAATTTCTTTAACAAACAAGTTTCTAACATCATTCAATATTGGTCCCCAACTAGCGTCTGTTAATAGTGTTATTGGTGAAATCACAGGATCAACACTAGAGGTTGCTCCTATGATATTATGCATAATATTAAGAAGACCTTCAAGTGCCCATCCGTCAAACAAATACATTCCAGTATCTGCAGACCATCCCTGTGGTGACCAAGTATTTAAAGTGACTCCTTGTGCTTTAATGTAATCTAAAGTAGCACCTAGTGGAAACGGTGTTTGACGAACACCAGGACCACACAAGCCCATTGGATAATTCTGGTTTGCTTCTAATCTCCAAAGTTGAGTTGTATTAGCTCCACCGTTTGAAATTGACAATCCATTACCACTTCTTGCTAACGGATAATGTGATCGGTATTCTGCTAAAAGTATTTTTAAATTATTTAAAATTTCTGTGTTTAATGCATCTAAATTAGCTTGAGATTTAATACCAGAAACAATACCACCATTGTTTTGTAAAATTTGTCGTTGATATTTCCAAGCAGTTCCTAAAACTTTTAAATACGTTGAAACAGTATATACTTGTGTGGCATCAATCTCATGTAAAACTTGAAGTAGTTTATTTCTTACAAGATTATAAGAAGTACTACTATTATATGTGGTGGATGGAACATAATTACCGTATAATGGATTTATGGTGCTTATGCCGTATAATAAAACATCATTAAATGAATACGGTCGTTTTATTAAATTCTTACCACCAGTTATACCGGAAGTAAACCCAAACAGTCTTGATTCAACAATAGTGTTATTACTACTCAATAATCCATACGAATAATTTATATTATTAAAATTATTATACAAATTATATGTTGTGGTTGCGCAAGCTCCGGCTATTGCGGTTAATCCGGCAACCACCGAACCAATATCAGCACCAGAATAAAATATATTTTCTGTGCGTGGAGTTAATCTTCCGGTTGATTTGGGACGAAATACCCCGGTTGCTGTATTATCAGCGTATGTACTGTAATTTACTCCCGTTGTTTTCTTTTTTGGTGCAGTTATTGTATACAAATCACTAACGTGTGTGTCTGCAAACGATTTCATGCTTTGGTAAAGGGAATCTGGTAGAACCTCACCGTAAGAATACGTGAAAGAATTTATGGGAGCTGTAGTAGTGCCCGATATAGTTGTTACTGTGATTGCATTAGGACCAACAGTTATTCCAACAGGAGTGACTAATGTTAATCCGCTTATTGTGTTTGCAATCACATTTACAGCAATACCACCAATAGTAACACTTTGTGTGTTTGATAAATAATTTCCAGATATTGTTAAAGTAGTTCCACCACTAATTAATCCAAAACTTGGTGTTACGCTTGTTATAATTGGATTAAAACCAATAGAACCGGTATCTGTTGTACTTGGACTGCTTTCTCCTCGAATTAAATCATAACTTGTAACATAATAAGTGTAAACAGTACCGGGTGTTGCAGTATAATCATTAAATTGTTCACTAGTAGTAATTCCTATGTTTTCTAATGTTGGTAAATTCCTATAAATTTTATATCCACTTATACCAGAAATACTATTCCATGTTATATTTACACGATCTGTATACACACCATCAGAAGCTGAAACTCCGGAAGGAGGAAATATAAATCCTCTAGTCAATGAAGCATATCCAGTTACACCAAAATTACTGTCTCCTAATGCACACGAAGATTTAAGAGCGTAAATATATTCTCGACCAATCAAAACATTAGAATCAGTGTAAGCAGTATTAGTAGTGGTTGCTAACAACGAAAGAGTTTGAGGAGGAACAGACGTATCGTATCGATACACTTTGTAAGCGGTTGCTCCAGTTACTCCGTTCCAACTCAAAATAACACGATTAAAATAACTGCCATTAGATGTTGTAAAATTAGCAGGAGCGGTTAATCCTCTCCAACCATAAGCAGGAGAACTTAAATTACTTTCTAAAGTAAATCCATTTTGTATAACAAAAGATTTAATATTATATTTAAATAAAGTACCAGGCAAAGAAACAGTATCAAAAAAAGTATTAGTGGAAACAGTTCCTGCTAGTATGGTATCGTTTTTGAATACTTTATATCCGTTTACTCCTGCTATATTATTCCATTGAACTAAAATTTTATCTTCATATGTACCGTAACTTGCTGTTACTCCTCTAGGAATAAAACCAGGCCCCAACGAGCCCGCACTACTTATTAAATTACCAGAAAATAATAATATTTTATACTTTATTTTTTTTTTAATTTTAAATGAAATTAAATTACCGGAATCAAAAGTTTTGTTTCCTGTTAATATAGAAGTATCTTGTTGTAATATTTTTAATTTCATTTTTAATTAAATAGGATTTGGTGAAATATCACTTTCAATCTCTTCATCTTTTGGTTTGGTTGGTTGAACTGGTGGTACTAATGGTGGACCGAAATAATATTCTGGCTGTTGTGTTTGTAATAATGGAAAATTTATTTGAGCAGATATAATTAAAGTTTTGTTTATATTTTTAATGTACATAAAGTACACATCATTTGCTAAAAATTGTTTCAGCAAAACTTTAATATTTTTTTCAGATTGTTTGACCTTCAGCTTCATAGTTGTTCCTAATTATTCAGGATTTACTTGAAGTCTGCCTTCTAATAATTTTTCAGAATACGTTACACCAATTAAAAGTTTTAAATCATAAAATAATTTTCCAACAGGTAATGAATTAGTAGTTTTTTTATCCAGTTCTATCAGAATACCACCATCTAAAGATGTAGTATTGTAATTAACATTAAGCCGAATACCACCGTATTCAGCTCCAGTACCAGGAGAACTGGCCCCAGTATACCCATATGTCACGCCATTTGTGGTGGCAAAAACTAATGGGAAATCGGCGGTTTTATATCTTTCTATTTTAAGTTCAGCCGTATAGGAAGAAAGGTCTACACCAACATCAGAATCGGAAAGATACTGTATCCAAGCATTTAAATTACAATTTTTATTTACATCAAGATCGTATTGTGCTGCCATACAATATATATCATTTATCTGCTGACAGTTTTTCTTTCTTTAAACTTGGATTTAACAGCGTGTGCTGGAAAAAGAGCAGGTTTATGATCTTTTCTTTCGCTTTGCTTTTTGGCTTGTTCGTCCATCTGCCTAATAATTTCCATTTGATTAGTGTCTTCAAAGAACTTTAAGTACTGATTTAAATTGTTTTGTACCCGATCGATATCATTCTCTGGAAGACGATTTTCCATCAAAAGTTTCTTACAAGCAGCATAACCCATATGGGCCTTTCCTGCGTAAAAAGCAGTCGAACCAATTTCGTCTAAAATTCCATATTTATAAACGTCCTCAGACACGAATAGGATATCTTCGGCTGGATATGGGATATCCATAGCCATCTTGGCGTATAAGAAACCTAGACGGGGATGACCCATCAGTCTGTAAATTTTAGCGATTTGGTGTAAAGGTTCAGCACGAATTGGTCTGAGTTCCCAGGCTTCTAAAAATGCTTGTTGAATTTCTATCCATGGTTTATTTAAGAGACCACGGCACATACCAATACGATATGCTGCGTAATATTGTTCCTCTTCCCAACCACCCATCATTATTCGTTTTACGTAAGCTTGTTCTGCTTTTTCCCATTGTTGAGAATCAAAATAACTTTGAGCAAGATAGAACTGATAACGAATGTTATCTGGCTCGTCTACCAGAGCCTTTTCTAGCATTTCTGCGTCTCTTTTGTATTTTTCTACAGGTTCGATACCTACGTTACGGGCTCCCATTGTTCTAGCAACAATTCCGTATTGACCTTCAATTTTTGCAATTTTTGGTTGTTGGTTTTCAGTTGTTGGATATTCGTGAAGAATACCAACATACTTCCATCCGCGACCTGTTCGGAAGATTTGAGTTCTCCACCACGAGAAATCTTGACGACGGAACTGTAAAGCAAATGCGTCAAGTTCTTCTGAAATATTTGTTGGAAATTTAAATGTACCTTGAATAAAATCGTCAGCGTCAATCATCCACGCCCAATCAGCTTTACCATCACATAACTTTAAAGCTTCTGATCGATTATGACCGAACGAAACCCACGGTTGTTCGTGTAGCTCTCCTGGAATACCCTTCTCTGCAAAATAAGACCGAATAAGATCTTGAGTGCCATCTGTTGATCCAGTATCAACAATTACCCAATAATCAATATACTTATGGACAGAATCCAGACACTCTTTAATAATGTGAGTTTCATTCTTTACGATCATTGACAGACATAATTTAGGCATAGTATAAATCTCCGTACTTATTTATGTGCGCTTTGTAACCAATCTTTAAGTTGTACCTTACAATTCCATCCAAAATGTTGTTTTATCTTGCTGATATCTGCCAAAGTTATTCTGGATTCTCCAATTCTTGGAGGAATGTTGATTCTGCTTCCACCAATCATATCAGCTATTTCATTCACTGAATGGTTAACTCCAGAACCTACATTATAAATTTGACCCCATTTCCAAATATTATATTCTATTTCATTGGTTATTAAATATTTTGGAGCTTGAAATTCTGCAGCAAGAATATTTGCTTGAACCACATCACTAACGTGAGTGAAATCTCTTCTTTGATTGCCATCACCAACAATAGTCATGGGTTCTCCTGCACTATTTTGTCTTAAAAAGATACCAATAACAGGAGCGTATTGACCCTTCAATGGTTGTCGTTCACCGTAAACATTGAAATATCTAAAAATTACTGTTTCTAAACCAAATAAAGAAGAATACATTTTACAAAATTCTTCTCCTCCGACTTTAGATACAGAGTATGGATTTAAACAATCATTAGACATGGTTTCTTTTAAAGGAGGAATATTCTTTAAACCATACGCAGAAGAAGTAGAAGAGTACATGACCCTTTTTACACCAGCTTCTCTGGCGCACTGCAGCATTGTGCAAGTACCAACAACATTTGTTTTAGCTGCTTTAATAGGATTTAAAATTGCTGGTTGAATTCTTGCTTCTGCAGCAAGGTGAAATACGTAATCTATCCCATCATATAATGGTCTAGTGGATTCGTAATCACATACGTCTAATATATGATTATTTGTATCAGATCTCCAGTAAAAATGATCATGTACATCTGAAGATTCGTTATCAATTACGGTTACTTCGTAACCTTTTTTTACTAGCCCATCAACTAAATTTGATCCTATAAATCCAGCTCCACCAGTTACTAATGCTTTCATTATATTAATTCCTTTTCAACTCTTGCTAAAGCAGATCCAACCACTTGATGCATGTCGTAATATTTATAATCTGCTAATCGACCTCCCATAATATATTTGGCAGAATTTACTCTATCCTTATATGATTTATATAATTTATTATTTTTTTCATCATTAATTGGATAAAATTTTTCTTTTCCTGGTGTCCATTGTTCTGGATATTCTTTTGTTATTATTGTTTTATTTTGTTTACCAAATATAAAATGCTTGTGCTCTATAATTCTTGTGTATGGTACTGTTTCTTGTGTGTGATTAATTGCAGCGTTTCCTTGATAATCTGGAATATCGTGTTGTTCGTGTTCAAACTTTAAACTTCTCCATTCTAAATGTCCTAAATCACAATTAAAAAATTCATCTATAGGACCAGTATAAACAATCTTTCTTGCTGTATTATCAAAGTGTTGCTTATTAGCAAGATAATCTGTATTTAAACGAACCTCTATTCCATCTAATAATTTTTCAAAAATTGCAGTATAACCGTCTTTTGGTATACCTTGATAACAGTCTTCAAAATAATTATCATCCATTGTCAGGCGGATAGGCAATCGTTTTATTATTGATGCTGGTAAATCTTTTGGTTCTTTACCCCATTGTTTTTTGGTGTAACCGTATATAAATTTTTTGTATATCTCTTCACCTACTTGAGATAATATCCATTCTTCTAAATTTTTTGGATTATCATTTTTAATTTTTACTTGTTCCAGCTTTTGTTTTGCTTCTTCTGGAGTTTTTACTTCCCATAATTGGTATAAAGTAAAAAGATTTATTGGAAAAGAATATAAATTATCGTTGTCTACTTTTGGTCTATAAACAAAATGGTTAAATTCTGTCCAACGATTCATGTAATCCCACACACGCTTATTGCTGGTGTGAAAGATATGAGGACCGTATTCGTGTATGTCTATACCTTCTATCTTTTTAGTATAACAATTTCCACCTATATGATTTCTTTTGTCTATAACCAGACATTTAAAACCAACATCAGTCAGTTCTCTGGCAAATATTGCTCCAAATAATCCAGAACCAACTATGATATAATCATGATATTCTTTCATTAAATTTCTTTTATTAAACTAGTAATTTTTTAAATTTACTCATAACTATAATCATATTAAAAATCCACGTTCTATTAATTTTTTATTATTTAATTGAATTAATTTATCAAATTTACTGTTTGGCATTACTTTTTTATTTTTATTTGCACTATTATGCCAATGCCAAGCAAAACAATCTAAAAACATATATTTGTCTGGGCAATCAATTTCAAACCACAATGCATCCCGTTGTTGACTCAATGGTTCATCGATTATACTAATTAACCATTCTATATTAAAAAAAGAACCAGGTAAAATTGTATACTTGTATTTTTGATATACCCTAGCAAACATATCCTTTCCCCATATAGTTGAACCACCACGAATAGGCATATTTGGTATTTCTTTAATTAGATACTGTGAAAATTCACTATTTTTCTTCAAAGAAAGAACTGTAGCACAAGCACCTTCAATTTCATAATCTACTGCCGAACCCCATTGATACATGTATTCTTGATCTAATAATGGTTTAAAATCTTTCAATAAAATAACATCCATATCAATCCAAATCCCTCCATACTTATGGAGAGCAAGAATACGCAATAAATCACTTTGAAGATAGTGTAAATTGTCTTTGGCTAAAAGACGATCTAATTGACCTTCTAACACTGTCCCTTTTGCTTCTTCTATTGGATCGTATATTTTAAATATAATTTGATCTTTGAATGGGGCCAGACATTCTAAATTTTCAATAGAATAATCCGACCAAAGTATTAAGTTTGTTTTTTGTAAATTTTGTGTAGCAAAATATGATTTGATGCACTCTAATTCTTTTTCTGTCTTTAATTCGCTATAAACATGAAAGTTTACCTTTTCTTCGGGATAATCATAATCACTTTGATTTATATTTTTTAAATATTCATAACAATCTAGATAATTACGATATAAATTATAATGAGTTTCTTTTGAAATATTAATCATATATTTTCCATTATTTGTATAATACTATTATCTTCTTCATCGTATATTAAATTAATAGATTCTGCTTGAGGAAAATCTCTAAAATGAAATATTCTAATTTTATTCTTATCAGCTGCCATCAAAGTATCGTCTGGTCTATTAATTTTATCAGATAGAAGTTTTACGTTTTCTTTGTGGTAATCTTCTGTTGTTCTAATATCACCAGAATGAACGCTCGTTCCTATACTGTCACATCTATTGGCTAATACACAGATTTTTGTTCTTCCCTTAAATTCTCCAGTTTTATTAAATCTAGTATTTTCCGACCATCTTTGATTGCTTTGCAGATAAACTGGAACATTTTTTATAAACTTTTTTGATGGTGGTGGTTTCATATCAAACGAGGGAATTAAAAATCTATCATATTTTTTAAAATTAATATCTGATAATACTTGTTTTATATAGTCGTCATCACAAGGAACTAAATATTCATCAACATCTAAAAAAAATACTATATGAATATCGTCTTCGGATTCAATTGTTTGTTTTGTATTCCATTCGTTTTTAATAAAATGTAAACCATTATTATAACTTCTGCATATTCTTTGATATAGATCTTCATTGCATGCGTAATCATTTCCGCTATTATAATAAATGTTAGTTACCTGAGTTTTATCAGAACATATTAATGATACACTAGTATCAGTGGATATAATATCATTTACTATTTTTTTAGTATTGTCTATAGACAAATCATCATAAATTAAAATTCTGTCTATGCCTATTTTTTTATGATATTTAATCCAATCCAGAATACGATGTTCTTCGTTATAAATTTGTGCTATCAAACAGGTTTTCATTTTTTATAAATCCAACATCCTTCTTGTGAAGTGATATTATCAAGTAATTCATGAACAGCTTTATTAACTCCAGTCCAACCATAATCATGACCTGCTAAATAACCATTTTTCTTTATTTTTGGTAACCAACATTTTATATCTTCAAGCACACATTCATACGAATGACAAGCATCAATAAAAACTACGTCTAAAGATTCGTCTTCAAATTGTTTACTTGCTTCTGTTGAATCCATTCTTAATGGAGTGACTGCTGTTATAACCGGTTTTATATTTTCCATGAAAACATCATATAAAGTATTGGTTTTGATATAATGATCGTTTTTATGTTCTTCTGAACCTAACCAAGTATCAACTGCATAAAATTTAATATTTTTTGCAGAATTTATAATTTCTACAGCAAGATATGCTGTACTTTTTCCTTTCCAACAACCAACTTCAACAATAGTTGAATCATTAGGTAAAGAAGAAACAAAAAAAGAATATAATTGTGGGTATTCAAACCAATTTTCACCAAAATTTAAATTTTTATAAATGTGTTCCATATTTTTCCTTAATTAAATTTTCTTATTAATAAAAAGAGCATCACCGGCCAAATATGGGGTATATGGTTTATCTGTAGGATCTTCGTAATATTCTGCCATTTCAAAACCAAATTCTCGTAAAACGGAAGATATATCTTGAAGTGTCGGACTACCAGGACGCCAATTTTTATCTATAACAACTTCAGTTATTATGTATTTTGTATTATTTAATATTTTTTGATTCTTGAATGCTTCGTATTCTGCTCCTTCAATATCAGAGCAAATTAAATCTATTGTTTTAATATTTCTAATATCACATTCATAATCTAGTGTAGTGGTTTCTATTTGTTGCTTTATAGTTGGTAAATATTTGTGTTTGTAGATTGAAGAACTTCCTAATATTTCTGGACTATTTGAATCTATAGACCAATAATCAACATGACCTCTGCTCGAATATAATGCTTTAGGAACAAATTCAATTTTTGTATTGTTTTTAAGTTTATTAATTTTTTCCTGACAAATAGATATTAGCTGTGGATTACATTCAAAAGATATAAATGTATTTGGTTCATAATAAGAAATAATAGGTTCTATAAAAGAAGCATCATTAGTACCCAATTCAAAAATAGTATTTATTTTTTCTTTTGAAATGTGTTTTGTAAATTGTTCAAATAAATATGGTATGTTCACTTAAATTGATCCTTTATTGATTTTTAATTTTTGATATAATATCACTGGTAGAAAAATTTTTTATTTTAGGAAAAAAAATTAACTCTTTTGTGAATTCTTTTCCTATTATGTTTTTGTTTTTATATTCTTCGCCTATTACCATTTTTGATGGATTTAAATCCGATATAATATTTGCCAATTCTTCATCAGTGTCGTATACAAAAACTCCATCTACATATTTTAGAGAAAGAAGCATAGAAATTCTAGAAATTTCATCATTGATTGGTCTATCTTTTCCTTTGTTAGTTTTTACTCTAAAATCTGAATCTAAACCAACAAATACTAAACAATTTTGTAAACTGTTACTATATTCTCTACACTTAGATAATAATTCTAAATGTCCTAAATGTAGGACATCATAACAACCATTAGTCCATACAACATCGGTATAATGTGGTAAAGGACTCCAATCGCCAGCTTGTCCATAATAATTAATGCTCATGATATACTTTTATATATTATTTATTTGAGTTTTCCACCACGATATTTTTAATTTATTAAAATTAAATTTTGTAGTTTGCATTTCTTCATATTTCTTATATAAAAACTCTTCAGTTATTTCTGACCATTGTTCAATAAAAACAATAGGAAGATCTTTAAAAAATCTATATGCTGGTTCGTATCGTACGATTGGAATCGTTTTAGAATACAAAGCTTCCCACAATCTATGTGTATCAACTCCATTACCACGAGGACAAAGAATAAATTTATGTTGTACCATATCATGCAAAAAAGATGATATATTAGTTTTATCATTATTATCGGAACAAATATTAAACCAAGTTTCGCCTTTTTTCTTTTTATCTAAAAATGCATGAAATAATGGTTGCCTTTCTGGTGGATGTGTTTCTTGTCTAAAATTAACATACAATAAATTATTTCTTTTATTATTTGTGTTTATTTTTTTAATATCATTTATTTTTGTGGTTATATTACAATACGAATTAGCTATTCCTAATGGGATAGGTATTATATCAGGATGTTCGTAAGTACTATTAATTGCATACCAATTTGAAACATTTGATGGTTTGTATTTTACAATATCAGCGTTTATTGCAATATCAGAATTATGTGTTATAACATTTATATTTGTATATTGTTTATTATTATTTAAAATATAAAATAATTCATTTAAAGCGTATTCAGTTTTTGAAAATATTGTTATATTTGATTTTAAATTTAAATTTATACTTTGATCAAATGCTGTTGGTTTGTAATAATAATCACAAATAGATTTAAACGTCTCTCCCGAAACAAAATCATCTAATATATCATTTTTAAAATTCATATAATTTGTTTTAATATAAAATTAATTTCCAGCTATTCTTTAATTTAAAAATTCCATTAGCTTTTCTAATATTATGAAATATACCAGATTTTACATTTAAAGATTGGGCTAAATGTATAAAAGAGCTGTCTATACAATGTACTTCTTGTGCTTCTTCAATTAGGCCACACCAATCTAATAAACAATCAGTTAATGGTGTAACAAATATTTTTTTAATATTATTATCAATCTTTAAATTAAATTTACAATCAGATCCTTCATTATGAATAAGAATAAAAGGTTCATTTTTTAAACCTAATTTATTTTTAATTGTGTTTTCTCTTTTTACATTTCTATTTATTTTAAAATATTTCCATCTAATATCAAATGGTATTCCATTAGTTTCATAGAAAGAAACATCCCAATCATCTCTTGTTTTATGAAACCCAATAGAAATTATTTTATTACATTGTTTAATTTCTGGTAAACTATAAACGTCTTGATCATTGTTGACTTCTAGAGGCACTATTTTTGACTCATCATCATACATTTTTTTTACTGTAAAAATATTATTTTTTTTTGTTGGTAGATATAAAATATCTGGTTTTATTTGTTCGTTTATAAATCGAACGAGGCCATTGCAAATTAAATGATCCCCTAAACCTAAATGATGATGGAGTAAAATGATATTTTTATTGTCCATACCATTTATTATTAAATAATTTTATAGAGTTTATTTGATCTTTTGGTATGCTAAGATGTGCCAATAAATCGTTTCTCACAAATATCATGTTACCGGTATGACACACGCAGCTATATCCTTTATTGATTCCTACTTTTAAAGAATCCATAAAACTATAACCTTTAGATTTATTATCTTGTTCTGCTGGAGCTAAACCACTATTAATCTCTATTATTACAATTTTAGGGGACAGTTTATGTTCTTCCCAAATTTCATGATCATAAGAATCTATGTCTATATTTAAAATATCATAATTTGATGAAAATTGTTTAACTTGAGCTAAGGATTCGTCTAATGTTTTTATTTCTGCATTAAAATAAAATATATCACAATTTTCATGCATCGCTTTACAACCAGCATAACCTGCATCAACTTTAGCTTTATCTGATATTGCAGTAAAATGATTTAAAGCTATTACATTTGGATATACTTGTGGTAGATCTTGTAGTGATAGGTATTTTGGTTCACATGCCCCACCAACTAAGGAAGGCTCAATCATAACAGCATGACATCCTTGATTAATAAGATGCCGTACGTTACTGTATGCGATACCATCGTATGCACCAACATCTACAACCCACATATCAGGAATATTTAATCCTAATTCCTTGATTAGTTGTTCTAAGATTCCGTCTTCACCATTTTGACTGTATTTATTTTTTATAAAAGTATAATAATGCATTATATTATCCACATATTTTCTGATTTAAACCACTCTATTTTTTGTTGAGTTCCTACACAAAAATTAGCATGAATTATTGTTTGTCCTAATCTTTCTTTTGGTCCATTATTTGAAAAATATAAATGTCCATTTGTTGCAAATGTAGTTTCAAGTGTATTTAATTTTATATCACCTCTTGCTAAAATATGATTTAAAATTGCTTGATCATGCCATTCACCAGAATCTGTTTTTATCTGTGCTAAATTATTTGCTATTTGTATAGCTTCTTGAAATAGTTGTTTTATTGTATTATTGTTTTTTAATAACATTACTCCAGCACACCACCTTGATCCAACCGGTCTATCAGTTTGGCATATCATATCATGAGTATCGTTTTCAATTTGTTTTAATTTTTCTGTTGGGTCTTTTGCAAAAAATACATCAGAATCAATAAAAAATATATTTTCATTTATTTCATTTAAAGTGTCTAATATGCACTTCAATTTAATAAACATTATTAATTTAAATTCTTGTGTTCCATAATCCCAATAATTTGATTTAAATTTATAAGACGTTTTTACAGTTACATTTTTTATATTTTTTTCTATAAAAAAATTTTCACTTTCATCATCAAGACAAAACATAATCATTTCTTCGTCTGTAAATTTTCGAAGAGATAATATCATGTTGTATGACAATTCTAAAGAACCATTATTTGTAAAGGATACATATTTCATAATTAAGAACACTCGTTGAATATATTTATATACTTTTGTTTATCTATTTCAGTGATATATCTTTGTTTTCCAATATATTCATTATCATGAAATATACCACAAGACGAACAACAATTTAAATGACAATGACCTTTACCATTCTCACCAAACCAGTGTGGATATTTTATTGGATCATTTTCTATACCACTATGCCATTCTGGAAATTTAATATTCCACCAACCTTGTCCTCTTAATCGTGGAATAGGAAATGGGTGTTTTATTTCATTTCTGTACATGTTGCCAAACCAATCATCATGAACATAAGCTTTATCAATTATTCTTGGATAAATTTCTGATCGTAAAAATTTTTGATCTATTCCGTGATTATTATCGATTTCTTTTCTGGGATATTCTTGTATTAGATCCATCATTTCCGTTATTACGCCATTTCTGCATCCCCATGCGCCACCACAAATAGGCCAACCGTGTTGACAACAATCTCTTAGAATGTGAAAATCTTTATCACTATTTAACCATTCGTCTACTGCTGCTTTGTCGCGTATTGATAATCTAGAATCTGTATCTCTAGAAATCATAACATCCACGCTTGGATCTGATGCTGGATAAAATCTCCAAAACATACCATTCCAGCTAACATCTTCATCCATCATAAACACTTCTGTATTTTTTCTGCCAGTTAATTCTTTTATTGCTATTTTTGGAACTGTTGGTGCAACATAATAACGACAAGTCCACCCTTCCCATTCTTTTTCTGCTATATCGGCATTTAAAATACCACCCATAATATAAAATGGATTTTTACCCCACATAGAAAATGATATTACTTTTTTCATTGATTTACTCTTTTTAAAATTTGATGACATACTGCATCTAATGTAAAATATTCAGGATAAACTTGTTTTATCCGGTTTAACATGTTGTTGTGCTTTTCGTCTGAAATAGACTGTAATATGTTTTTTAAATTGCATATTTGGTTTTGTTTTATTATTACACAAAATTCAGACCAATCCAATTCATCAGACCAAGGAAGGTAGTGATCGTCACTTACATATACAGGAACTGCTCCTATTTGCATTGTTTCATATAATCTAAAACTACTTTTACCGTATCCTCTGGGGCATAATACAAATTTACTTCTGTTTGTTACATCTATAAAATGGTTTAGTTTATCTTCCGATACTGTTATATCCCAACCACCTTGTGTGAATAAAAAATCACTGTCTTGTTTGAACGTATTATATAATTCGTTTCGTATTCCATGCGTGGCAGAACCAACAAAAGAACAAAATATGTCTTTTGTTTTTGGTTCTGGAACACGAATAGCAGAGCATATTAATGGAATAGGAATACAATTTGGTCCAGAATAATTTCCACCAGCAGAAAATACTTTGGTGTTTGGTGGTAATTTTTGAGCTGGAGCATCATCGTGTTGACTAACAGTATAGTAAGACAATTCAGGATTTAATGAATTTAAAAATGCTTGTAAGATATTCCAAGGCATTCCGTTATTATAATAAGAAGTCCATAAAACTGGAATAAAAAATTTCTTAGTGTTTGGTTGATTTTTTATCAAAAACTCCATAAAATAATCTTCCAAATATAATCCTTGATGGTAAGGAGGATATGTTGGATAATTTGGTTTAGGTGCAAAAAAATCCAAAGTTATGTTCATGAACAAGTTCCTTTTTTAAATTGTTCTCTATGATATGGATTTAATTGATAATCATTTCCGTTTTCATCAATACCAAAAGGTTCACCTATAAAATAATTATGTGGATCTTGTTCTCTTGACATAGAAATAGGATGACCGCCAAGACGAGTACAGGTATCATGTATGTACACGTTTGTTTCTGGATTTAATAATGGACAAACATAAGACCATAAAAATTGTTGATCTACATTCTTGATATCGTTAAATATTGGTGTGGTTTCATAATGTTTTATCATTTCATTTATTGGTAATTTTACATTTTTAGCTCCCCAAGCTCCACCCAACATAGGAACATCGTGACAGGGATGATCTCGTATTATATGAAACGATCTATTACTATTCAACCATTCATTTACGGCATATACTTCTCTTGGTCCGATTCTAGAATCTGTATCTCTTGATAAAAATATGTTAATATCTTCTTGTAGTGGTAAGAATCTATAAGTCATTATATGTGAAGATCCTGGTCTATCTAAAACAACAACTTCAGAATGTTTTTTTAATAAATTAATTTTTGATTCGTTAAAATCATTAGAAACATAAAATCTACAAATAAATCCTGGATAATAACGAGCAACCAGATCTATATTTTTCAATGCACCTTTAAAATAAAGATCATTTTCTCCCCAAAGACAATAACTTACAATATTTTTCATCGTTGTGTTTCGGTTATTTCTGGATCGTAAAGATAATGATATAATATCTGTTCGATATTTGATTCTGTTTTAATTAATCCAGATTTAAACAATTTATCAGAATAATCACTATCTTCTGATAAATTTATTTCTGGAAACATTATTTCTCTTGCCATACTAGTTTTTACTGGATTTAAATGATTTATAGGTCTGTATTGAATACCATCTTTTCTAAAATTACCACCATTTTTATTGGCATGGCTGAATTGCATAACTAGTTGATTTTGAATATAATAATTACCATAAAATCCAACACAATCCACACCTTTTTCTAATTCTGGTAAAATAGCAGTAAAATAATTATGACTAACCATATCATCATCGTCTATAAAGCAAACATATTTTCCTCTTGCTGTCATCAATACTTCATTTCTTTTTTCGCCTACTTTTTTTTGTTTTTTATCTTTATTAACAAATATTTCTATTTTATGTGCTTGATCTGCAGGAATTATTTGTTTTAAATGATTTAAAAGTCTTGTTAAAAAATGCTCTCTTCCTTCTATAGTAAGAATACCAACAGTCAATAATGTATCAGATACATTTATTTTTTGTTTGATTGTTTGTTCAACTCGTTTAGAAAAACTCTGTGCGTATTCTTTTGCCTTTTCAAAATTGTCCTCTATTTTAAATTTTAATTTTTTGTAAGTGGTTTCATCAATATTATTAACAATATGGACAAGCTCTTCTATTGAATTAAAAGTAAATAAACCACCAGTATCAAAATATTCTCCAATATTAGGACAACCAAAATATATTGGGATTGTTTTTGTGATTAAACAATCTATTAATTTTTCAGAAAAATAATTTGGTTGAATACAGTTTTCCACAATAATAGAAAATTGTGAATAAAATAAATTATCCTTTTCTCCATTAGGAATATGACCATCATGAAGAGTATCAGAGAATCCATTTACGTTAGTTGGAGATCTAGCACTAGACCAAAATACCGTAGGTTTATTTAAATTATTTTTATTGTTCCAGATGTCTCGACGCATCTCATAGCCAATCATACCACGATGTCCTGTAGCCATGAAGGATATTTGATATTTTTTATCTTTGTATTTTTCTTCTAAACCTTCTTCATAAACGCCTAAAGAATCTGGATGTTGTAATTCTATTTTATTTAACCAAGTACCACCGTAAAGAAATAAAGTAGAATTATCACAACTATTAAGTATTTCTTCATCTGTACACATAATAAGATCATATTCGGATGCATGATCTATGATATCATTGATTCGTTCTTTATTTGGCGAACAAACAGGTTCGCTGGTTACAATTAAAACTTTATATGCATTTAAATTTTTAAAAGGAACTTTATATCCTTGAGTGTTTGGAAAACGATATAAAGGAAATTTATTATTACCAAAACGAGCAGTATGTATTTCTACTGGTCGATCAAAATCCATTAGATCCGAGCCTAACAGATAATCTGCATTAAAAATTGTTGGTTTCATTATTAATCATCTCAAAAAGATCATCGTCTGCTAATTTTAATTTATTAAGAGCTTTGTAATTGTGCTCTATCGCTTTGCTTTTATTTATGTAGGTTTCTTCGTTTAAAGAATCAAATATTTTTTTTTCTTTATCTAATTCTAACCAAATAATTCCTTCTGGATCAAAAATATCAGGAAGTTTTTTAGTTCCACAATATACAGGAATTGTTCCTGTAGCAAAACAGTCTGTTAATTTTTCTGTGTAATAAGAATCGTATATACCATTCTCAACAACTACACTAAACATATAATCCTTTAAACCATCAATTTTAGTGTTCCAAGGATTTCTAGGATCATTTACTGTTCTGCTGGTTCCATGAGCTCCTCCAAATACATCAAAACCACAATCTAATGCTATTCGAGCAATTTGATGCCGATATACGTGGCCTTCTGTTAGTTTTTTGGGAGAGCAAAACATAGAGCATTGTTTTTTCTTGGGATAAACACTCCATTTATCTTTTGGAATCCACGGATAATTGCTACCATTTTGGCAATAAACAAAATTTGGATGTAACTGTAGAAGAGCACTGTCACAAGTAAAAATTTTATTATAATAACTATTAAACAATACTTTATAATTGTTTATTAAAAAATCATAAACATTTGGAACTATAAATCTAGATTCGCATATCCAACCAAATCTTTTTTCTTTGGGTTTAGAAAAATCTGGATTTATTAACAGACCTAAATCTAAATGAACATCACAAATACCTTCAGTGTTTGACCAATCGAACTTATTTGGTTTTATGTTTGAACAAGAAGAATATTGTGGTTCGAATGGTAAAGCAATACCTTTTACTTTGTACCGGGACTCTGCCATGCTATTAAATCCTCACTCATTCCTAATTTTTTAAGTGCTTCTTTTTTAGAATCTACGTCAGCCAATCCCATTACTATTACACTAGCATCGTTTTCTTGACCGGGCCAAACACAATATTCTGGTCCTATAAATTTTATTTTAAATCCATCTTTTTGATAAAAAGAATGCAAAATGCCAATAAGAGCTTCATGATCAAACCATTGACCATTATTTGCCATTTGCCTTGCCATAAATGTCCAATGTTGAAGAAATTCTAATACTTTAGAATTAAAATCCAAATAAATTGGAGATGCTTTTGCTGCTTGTAATTTATTTGTTGAGCAAGACACAGCTACATCAGTATTACCTACAAACTGGTCAAATACATCTAATGATTTGCGAACATCAGAATCAATATCTAACCAAACAACTGGTTTTTGTTTTTCTATTAATAATTGGTATATGAACTGAGGCTTACTTAGACAATTTTTTTGATATGTTCCTAATGATTGTTTTTTTCTAATATCATGAGGAATATTCAATTCTCTTAGTTGTTTTGTAAGACGATGAGAATGGTCACTATAATACGTTTTATTGTCTATATCACTAAAAAAAGAAATCACTTCGGTTTGCATAATTAAGAGTTTCCTATATGGTATTTAGGCACCAGTTGCCATTCTTTCTTTTCTTTATGGGGAATAATTTTTAGTTGAGCCAAAGAAATAATTGGTTCTTTGTACTCGTCTGGATCCACAGCTTCTACTAGTCCCCATTCTACCAGAAGCTTTACAATCATGTTACGTCGGCCAAGATCGGTATCGTCTATATCTGTTTCTAGTCCGTCTAGATCAAGCATCTCTTTGAAATGCATGATGGCGTATCTGCCGCGTTTGTGAAGAATATGACAGCTTTGATATAGTTTTTTTTCTTTTTTGGATGACACTCCCATTCGGGTAAGAGTCTCCTTCACCTTGAGAAAATCGTCTTTAGATTTTAATTTGATTTCAACTCCAAGGCCATCAAAAATATCTTCGTTTTCCATTATATTCCGCTTTCATTAAAAAATTCAGTAATACGGAATTATTTAGGATTTTTAGTATTTGTGCCGCCTTGATCTAAAATGGAAAAAATTTCATCCCAATCTTCTTGTTTGATCAGGTCTACTACTTGCTTTGCTTTGGTGTGAGAATACCCGTATAAGGTCTTTAAAGCGTCTATACGGTCATTAGACTCGTCCTTGATCCACTTGCTGAACCTCTTACGGGGTCGAACCGATATACGCAGAAAGTCAAACTGCATCTTCTTGTCTAGGCCAGACAAACGATTCATCTCATTGGATAAAAAGATGGTGTCTGAGAAGTAAGAAAGACCCCGGTTGGTAAGAAATGGAATATATTCTCGTTCGCAACCGGGATCTTCATCCATCAAAGAAACCTTGGTTTGATTTATGGAATTTAAAAAGTCAAACGGTTTCATTAGCTCTTTCTTGCTGCCCAAGACAATTCACCAAATCCAACAATTTCATTAGGCTTGTTTTGAAAAAATTCATTTACTGCCTGAACAACACCCGGCCAACCAGCCGAATAATCATGGCCACAAAAGTATCCTCCAGATTTAACTTTTGGATACCAAAGTTCTAGATCTTTTTTAACCGCCTCATATTCATGTGCAGCATCAATAAAAATACCATCTATGCTGTTATCTTCAAATGTCTTAGAGGCTTCTTCTGATGTCATTTGAAGTGGTTTAAATTTACCAGCAACAGGTGCCATGTTTGTGATAAACTCTTGAAATAACGTGTCATCAATTATTGACTTTTCGTCTTTATGCTCTTCACTTCCTTTCCAAGTATCTACAGCATAAATATTTAAATTTTTATTGTACTTGATTGCTTCTACTATAAAGTAAGCCAGACTTTTTCCCTTCCAAACTCCTACCTCAACAAACGTTCCGTTTTCAGGAAGAATTTGAGCTAATTCCGAATATAAAACAGGGAAAGTAAACCAACCTTCTAATTTTTCGTAAAAATGTTCCATTATATTTAATCCTTAAAACTACAATTCATCATAAGTTCCACCATAAACGCACACAGATTAATCTCTTGATCTGCCACAAACGCTGTCTTGTACTGATATTCACCAATAATAACCACCGCTTGAGGGATGCTGGCAGGTTCTAGGAATTCGTATAAACCATCGTAGACCTTTCTAAAGATGTCTTGAGGGCTGTTGTCTAGGTTGTTGGCTATCCACTTACGGATCTCTGTAAAGTTCTTGGTCTTCAAGAACCCCATGAGTTCCTTGACATTCAGTTCTCCAGCAGTACTAAGAATACCAATATCAATAGTACCAGCAGCAGAGTAACGCTGTAGTTCATTTAGAGTTCGTCTAAAATCTGGAAAATACTTGACTACAACCTTGGATAGCACCATGTTGTCGTATTCAATACCTTCTTCTTCCAAAATACCTTGACAGCGTTCCAGGAACTGTTTAGCTAGTTCTGGACGTTCCTTGGTTGGGAAATTAAAGTCAATAACCGTACAACGAGAATGAATTGGTTCAATAATCCGATTCTTGTAGTTACAGGTCAGAATAAAGCGACAAGTCTTGGCAAACTCCTCAATGGCTCCACGAAGGGCTGGCTGGATACTTTGAGCGTTCGAGTAATCAAACTCGTCTAGGATCACGATCTTTTGCTTGGCGTCTTCAGACAAAGAAACCGTGCTGGCAAACTGCCTGATCTTGGTTCGCAGAGTATCAATGTTACCGTCTTCTGAACAGTTGATCAGGATATAGTCTGCACCCAATTGAGTACAGAGAGCACGAGCAACCGTAGTCTTACCCATACCTGGCTTGCCTGCCAACAGTAGATTAGGACATTCCCCCGATTCAATAATACTATTAAAAGTATCCTTTAAACTCTTGGGTAGAACACAATCATCGATGATTGCTGGACGATACTTTTCTACCAGCAGACCAACCGCATTGTTTGATGTTAGCATTTTATTCCTTGTAAGTGCTGGTTGCATCCATAGCAACCCAGTAAGTTAGAGGACGACTGGCATGAGTAAACTGGCCAATAACATTCTTGGACAGGGCTACATGATAATCGCCGTCAAACATCTTCATATTCTCTAACTTGAAGTTGAATGAGAAGTCTGCTTGATCCTTATTGTCTCCAACACGGATAGAGAACACGTTGCAAGTTGGATCCTTAAGATCCTTAACCACCGCAAGCACGGCATCATCATCAGATACGAAGCACAGATCTGGATTTTGTAGAACTGCACCTGCACGAGACAGTTCGCGGAAATCGTCACTGGTCAGATCAAACTCAACCACCGCATCAATTTTCTTGATACTCTTGGTTGGATAAGACAGCAGCTTGGGGTCTGAATAGAAGTACTTAACCTTGGAACCACTTGCTCCGGTAATGGTCATGTACTTGTCGTCAAAGATAAACTCTGGATCTTGGAACAGGGAAATCACACCCAGTAGCTTGTTAAGATCCCAGATACCAAACTCAGTATCAAAAGACTCCTCAACCTCGACTTCCGCCATGATATTCTTGGTGGGAGACATAGTTGTGATCTTTGATCCAGCCTTTACGTACAGATTAGAGTTAATACCACTGAAATTCTTAAGAATGTTCAGGGTGTCCTTAGAAATTGTTGTTGTCGCTTTTGTCATAATATAAAGTTCCTTTTATCGTTCAAATCGTTCAAAATTTTCAAAGTCACCATCATCGGATGAGTGACCGTGCTTTAAATCGTTCAGCCATTGTTGTTGGTCTGGCTTGCGTGGACGCTTCTTTCGCTTTTGCTTTCGTTCCTTTTGTTCACGCTTCCAACGCTCGTATTCAGATTCAGGTTCAGGAGTATACATCAAAATTCCTCTAGATGTGGCATAAGAGTCTTAAGTTTATGGTTCATAAAATATTGGAGCAGTTTTTCTCTGCCCTTTCCTTGTTGTGATCCATACGTTTCTAGGATCTTGTCTTGAAGATCTTGTGGAATGTTATTCATGTCAATAAGAGTACTGTTCCTGATGTATTTAGGATCTTCAAAAAATGAAGAGTTCTCAGAATCTTTCTTTAGTTGATCAATTCGCTTCTGTGTCATTCGGACCTGTCGCTTACCGTCCGTAACAAAAGTATCATCGTCACTAAGCATATTAGGCACACCATCACTTGAATCACCTCCAATAACATGTTCAAAAAGAACCCCACGAGGATCTTCACACTTTAAAAATTCCTTGGTGGTTGGACTGTACTGTTGTACATTTGGAAAAATTTGCAGTTGCTGAAAGTCCTTATCATTAGAAATAATAAGAATATTTTCAGACTGGCAGTACGTCTTGGTCAGTACGTAAATAATATCGTCTGCTTCTGCTCCCTGTAGACGAATACTGGGATACGGAAACACTTCTGCTACTTCGTTACGAATCTTGTCCAGCACGGCAAAAGCAGCCTTCCATTCGTCCTTCTTGGCTTCCTGTTGCTTACGGCGATTTTGCTTGTAGTACGGAAAGTACTTGCGTCGCCAGTAGTCAGTACCGTCACTGCAAATAACCAATTCTCCGTACTTACGAAAATCGGTTCGGTACTTGCGGTACGTATTTAACACGGTGTGACGAATATAATCCTCATTAAGAGGTTCGCCATCCTTAGAAGCCTGAAAAATATTGGCCAAGATAATTTGATTGTTGTCAATAAGTAACATGTTATGAGTATATCACGCCTTTTTAAAAAGTCAAAACATTATCAGTCATTTAGAATATCTTTGAAATTTTCCAAAGCAGTGATGATTGTTTTAATTTTGCGCTTACCAAGGAACGAAAACGCTTCCTTTAAATCCGGATCTCCCTTATACGCCTGCTTGAGTTCCTTGATATACGGATCCAAATTCTTTGCCAGCTTCTTAAAATGCACGTGCTTAATGCCTTGTAGAACCAGCCAGTCAGCATGATCCACGTTCTTAAGTTCATCAGATTCAGCAAGTTCAAACAGTTCATCAATTCGACTTTCCAAAACAGACATGTACTCCTTTGTCTTGTTTTGAATACGTTCTTGAACATTGACCTTTTCTTTATCGGTATTATCTACTTCTGGTCTGGTCTGGCCCAGCATAATAATATCTTTAACCTTGGATCGTATCATTTCAATAGTACGAGGATCCAACTTGGCCCCAAGAGTCATAATACGACAACGACTGCCAATCTGAATAAACTCTAAAGCGTTGATATTACATGCCATAGCATACTTGATATCTTTCTTAGAGTATTCGTTCTTCATCATCCAGTCAATTGTCCAAGGTTTACACAGTGTATCCTCACATGAATAACTGTACCAGTTAAGGGCCTTCAATACTCGGGAATCGTGTTCTTCCGGAGTCAGTTTATCTGCGTCCTTCCATATGGGTTCATCACCCATAATTAAAGAATCAACAGAATCACCACGACCAATACGACGAGTTTTCTTCTTTTTCTTTTTCATCTGTATCCGTATTTTTTAAGTTCTTTTTTGTACCACTCAAAAAATTCTGTTTTTTCTTTTTTCTTTTTATTTTCTTCTTTTTTTATTCTGGCTTCCCATAACTTGGGATTTTTAAGATAAGCATCAGGGACTCTAAATTTATGTGGAGATCCTTGATACGGTATTTTTCGTTTATCTTCTTTTCTCATACAATACGACTAAAGTTCTTTTTCTTATCGAATTGAACCACGTTATTAAATCTATCTAGCAGTTGGTCCGTTTTATGGCTGATCACATAAACGTTTGCTTTGGACCCAAAACTAGATAGCAGTTTCATCAGCTCATCCACTCCACCACTGTCTAAACTGGAATCAAATACTTCATCCAGAATAAGCAGATTAGTATTGACACTGTTCTTCAACTTTGCGATCTCTCGCCATGTCAGAAGCAGTGCCAGATCGATCCTCATTTTTTCGCCTTCGCTAAACGACTCGTAACAAAACTCGTCACGATGGCGACTCTTAATGACTTCGTTAAACTCCTCATCCAAATGAAAGTTTGCGTAGAAGTCCATACTGTTTAAATACTTGTTCACGTACTTGTTAATTAACGGAATATAGTATTTTACAATCTTTGCTTTAATACCACTGTCCTTGAACAGGAATACCAGTTTATCATAAGAACGAAGTGTGTCAAGAGCTTTTTGTTTCTTTTTTAGTAATTCGCTTTGTTTGGTTAAAAGTTCAGACAGTTTATCTTGATTTTCTTGAATCTTAGATTGAGTATCAGCAGTTTCCACAACAGCCAACATCTCTTCGTCCAATCTTTGATTTAATTTAACCAAAGACTCTACAGTTTGTTCTTTTGAAGACGATTTAATGATTAGATCGTTTAATTTATTCTGAACACTTATCATCTTGTTCAGATTATTTTTGGACATATTGATTGCTTCTTTTATTCGATTCAGGCTATTCTTGTGTTCTTCAACCTTTTCTGTCTTCTCAGCAATCACATGTTCTTTATGCTCTTTGCTGATTGTCTGCTTACAGGTTGGGCAGCTTTGACTCTTTTCAAAGAACTTGATGTCTTCTTGTACACCTTCGAGAGTACTTTCCAATTTGAACAACACAATCTGCTGTTTCTTGAGTTCAGCATTTATTTGATCTCCTGGTTCTAATTCGGTTTCCAGGGTCTTCATTGCGCTTTGAAGTTGTTTAATTTCTTTTGAAATACTCTTTATAGTTTCTGTATTTTCTTCCAAAGTGCGTTTGCGATCTGCAACACGATCTGAAGTATTCTTTTGATAAGATTCTAAGATCTCTTTGGTGGCAGACACCTTTTCATTTACAAGCACTAGTTCAGACTCAATAGCCTGCATTACTCCTTTGGCAGTACCAATCTTGGTCTTTAGTACGCCATTCATTTCAGAGAAGATACCAATATCCAAAATGTTCTCAATGACTTGACGACGATCAGCAGGAGTTAACTGCATGAACGGAATAAATGAAGACGAACCAAGAACCACAACCTGAGAGAACGTTTTATGGTTCATACTTACAATCTGTTCTTCCAAGATGTTTTGGTAATCTTTACTCTTGGCGTCTTCGTTTAAAAGCTCACCGTCTTTGAATATCTTAAACATCTTTGGAGCAAGACCACGAACAATCTTATATTCTGTCTTTCCAACAGTGAATTCCAGTTCAACAACACAATTCTTTTTATTGATACTATTGACCAATTGTGGAATATTCATGTTTCGGAATGGCTTTCCGAACAACGCAAAAGAAATAGAATCAAGAAATGCAAACGATTTGCCGTTGCCGTTTGAACCACACACCAAAGTGGTTGCGTTCTTGCCTAGTTCTATTTCAGTAAATGTATTACCAAAAGAACCAAAATTCTTAAAACGAACAGTCTTAAAATTAATCAATCTAGACTCTCCATATAAAGTTCACGAACAATATTCTTCAGTTCTTCTTTGTTTTCTGCTTCCATACTGTCAATCTCTTTATTGATTAAGCTTAGTGTGTCTTCAGAAATATTCACTTCACCTTCTTCACGAACACGATCACTTAGATCTTCAATGATACTAACACTGGCAGGTTCTGCTGCGTAAAGACTGTCCAAGAACTGATCAAACTTGGTTTCACTTTTCTTTTCGTACACCAAAACCTTGACGTAAGTTCCCTTATATCGTGCAGGATCAAATCCTTCAATCAGTGTACCGTTTCTCCACTCCACATTATGAAACATCTTCATTGGGTTTTGAATAAATTGCAGTTCTCGGGTTTCTGTATCTAGGACATGAAATCCCTTTACTTCATTGGTATCAATACTAGTCATCTGGTATTGAGTACCAAGATAATGAACATTACCTTTAGAACTCTTGCTGTGAAAATGACCGGACAGCACCATATCAAATTTTTCTAAGAACTTGTCACTCATGCCTTCATTAAACTTTATTCCGGGCATAACTTCATAACCACTTAATTCTAAATGGCCTGCCAGAATAGTTGCTTTACTGTCCTTGATTGTTTTCAAAAACTGTTCTTTGTTTTCTTCATTCAACCAAGGAACCATTAGTATGGTTGCACCGTTGAAACACACTTCTGTTGGTTCTTCGTATAGATGAAATGAAGAGTGGCATTCTCCCAGCACTTCTTTAGGAGAATTTAAACGATTAGTATTCTTATAGAATACATCGTGATTACCAAGAATACAGTGTAGTTCCACACCATTAGTTTCAAACCAGTTAACGAATCGCTTCTTGGTGTGATGTAGTGTGTTAAAGTTAATAAACTTTCTACGATCAAATAAATCACCAAGATGAAGTACTTTAGTGATACCGTGTTCTTTCAGATAAGGAAAGAACTGTTCCTCAAAGAACTTTAAAAAGTGATTCAAGAAAAGGGGAGAGTCTCCTCTGGCCCCAAAGTGTGTATCACCAATAACTGCAATTTTCATGATTTATTTTTACTACGCTTCTTGCGCTTCTTTGGTTCGTACTTTTCAATATCTCGTTCAGAAATATTAAAATGTTCGCTTAATGCTTCACGTTCGTTGGTTTTTTCAAAATAATTTTCTTTAAACCACTTGTGAAGTGTACCATCGTTTAGCTCTTCTGTCAACTTGAATTTTACATATCCTTGTTTCTTCTCTTTTTCTATACGACGCAAGAAAGCGTAATATATTATTTGAGTAAAATAAGAAAATGGATTTTTTGATTTGCGTGGATTGAAATTGTGAGCGTACATCAAACAATTTTCAATTCCGTCTCCAATCATTTCATCTTTATACGGATAATTGGCAAAATTAGATTTTGAACATAATCGTTCGGCTATCTTTAAGAAGCACTCACCAATATAATTTGAAATTGGTGGACGCTCATCATCAGTATCTTCTGCTTCTCGTATCTCTTTTTTCCATTTGATCATTTCTGCTAAGAATTCTTTATTATCAACATAATGATCATTATTTAATTGTTTTTCTAATTTCTTTTCTATTGTTTTAGCCGTTTTATCTGTTTTTATTTTTAATTTATCTTTTTTAGGTTTTCCACTTGACATGCTATAAATTTCCTGATATAATATTTTGTCTGAGTTAATAAAGAACTATTTACTTATAGTCTTCCGAGTGGGGATCAGCATTCCAATCTGTCCACTCGTTTCCCAGATCCTTCTTATCTTTTTTATTCCCGGTATACTTGGTAGGATTCATACCCTCACCATTGGTGCTGGTAATTTCATCAATCATATCACCAAGTTCTTTTCGATCAAGTATACCTGAGCGAAGAAGTTCAACGATAACTTCTGGTGAAAAGATCATGTTCATAAACACCATTTTATCATCAAATTTAGGTTTTGCAAGATCTTTTAAGTTGGTTTCTTCTTCTGGGATATTGGTTAGATCTTCCATCATTTGTTCCAGTTTACGACGCATATTGTCTAATGCAATTTGATCGTCTAACTCATCTTTTACTGGGGGTGGAAGTTGTGGTGGTTTATTTAAATTAACAGCTTTTGGTTTTTTGCTGTACTTATCTTCTTTAAACTTTTCTGCTTCGTATAAACTGGTAACTTCTGGAGTTGGTTCTAGTATGGTATTAACCGAGTCTAAAGAAATGTTAGTTTTAACTTCTGAAGAAAGAATCAACCAATTCTTGAGCATAAAGATTTCTCGCATGCCTCCAAACAAATCTGGAGAAACCATAGTCTTGAAAACCATGGGTCGGTGAAGACGAAGTTTACCGTCTTTAGTTTTGCGAACATCTGCAATAATGTCTTCACCCGATTTCATTTTGAGTATCTTGTATGTTTTTCTCATTGGACTCCTTTGGTAACTGAATAGAAATCAACTTGTACGGAAATCTCTCATTAGTATATATTTTTAGTCTAGCACCAAGATGGTTCATTCCGTGGTTGGTATAGCTCTTGTAACGTAGATCGTCTGCAATATCAAATAATTTCATTTGTTGTTTGGTATCACTTCTTCGCAATCCGCGACCAATCGATTGCAAAACTCTAATTATAGATTTGGACGGAGAAGCAAAAACTACATTATGAATATTTTTAATATTGATACCAGTACTGCAAGTTCCATAAGAAGCCAACAGTATTGAATCAGATCCTTTATCTACCGCTTTACGAATTTGTTCGCGTTCGTCTACTTCGGTTTGACCGTGAATAAAGTAAACCGGTTTTGTGGAATCTTTTTGTAGTATTTCGTGTAACGGTTTTCCTTGCAGTTCCACAAAGTTAAAAAGAACTAAAGTGTTGCCTGTCAGCTTACTACACAAATTTTTAATAAACTGATTGCGTCTAGGATTGCTAACAACCCAACGTATCTCGTCTACGTATGTCATCTTCTTGGTTGTTTGAATGTCTTCTGGAGAGTACTGAAATTGTAAACAATCAATATTGATTTGTGAAAGTAAGTCTTGATCAATTAATTTTTTGGTTGTGGTGGTATGATACGTTGGCCCAAATAATCCCTCAATAACCAGTTTATGGGTTTGTGTGCCATCCAAAGTACCGGTTGTGCCTATACGGTATTTGGTTTTCTTGGCCTTGCTCATAATAGAAGAAAGTGATTTGGCTTTAAACAAGTGGCACTCGTCTCCAAACACTCCCATAAAGTCTTCAAAGTAAGCAAACGGTTGATTGTAAATACTTTGCCAAGTGGAAATAATTATTCTCTTAGTGGAAGTTTTGTCCTTTCCAGACATTACTGTGTGGATGTTTCGGTCTGCTTTCCACGAGTCTTGTTTGGAATAATCTCGAAAATCTGCCAACATTTGAGCAACCAGACTGGTGGTTGGAACAATTATCAACAACTTTCCTGTTGGGTTCTTATCCAACATCCAACGGCACAGCAGGTAGATCATCATGGACTTACCAGAGCCTGTAGGAGACACTAGGAGGGCCCTGGATCGATTCAGAGCGTGTTGGACGGCCTCTACCTGGTAATCGTATGGTTGGATGGGTTTACCGCCTGCACTGAGTGGCAAACTTTGAATGAATTGCTTGACTTCTTCTGGCTTGGGAGTATCGTATGGAACCGGAATATGCTCCCAAGTGTACCCACGATCTTTAGCAAACTTGATTACAAGGTCTATCAGACCTGCGTAAATGGTCTGGGTGTACAGATTAAAAAGACGAATTTTTCCATCCCAAAGACGCTTTTTGAAAGCTGGGGTGTATTGAAAATTGGGAACAGTAAACGTAAAATAACCGTTTAGTTCTCTGGCTAAAGAACGATCACACTCAATCTTTAAATCGACAGCATCAGGTTGTGTGATACGTATATCTGCCAATTAAACTCCTTGGGTAAATTTCAACCAGTCAATCATGGCTCGGATTTGCCATTGACGATTTTGTACAATTTTAATTACACTTTCCAGATAACTAACTTTTTCTTCTTGAAAGTTAACCTTTTCAGAAGCCTTGATGTAGTCTACATCCGATTCAATCATGTCATCTGCTTCTGTCTTTAGGATGTTTAATTCGAACGGTTCCCAGCCAAACTGAGTCAATTCTTCTTGACTCATTCGACCAGTATAGTAAAGCCATTTATTTCTGCGAAGAACAGACAACTCGCTGTTCATTCGTTTTAGTTTTAACTTTTCATCCATAAACATAACCAGATATTTGTTGTGAAGTTGTGGTGTTCTGGAAGACTCTGCATCAAGAGCAGTTTGATCAATATCCAGATCTTTTTTAATCATTACTTTTAATTCATCTAGGTTCATAATAATATTATATCACAAAATTACGGAGTTTCAAGTGGTTCTACAGTATATCCTGAATGCGCAAATTTAACAGAAGCAATTACTTCTGTTGTTGTGGTAGTATTTACTGCAAATTTTATTCCACTTACATATTGAGGAAATACATTTTTAAAATGAACCTTTATCTTAGGTCTATAAGAGCTGTTTGTAATTAAAAGAGTTGCGTCTGAAACTTTTTCGCTATATGGAAGAGTGTTACAATCTGAAGTATAATTTCCTGTTGTTTTTATCCAATTGTGTAATTCTGTCCAATTTTTTAAATTTTCATCTACGCGAAAAGTTAATTCCAATTCTTCAAACCGAAACGCTCCTGTTGGTATTTTAACTGGATGACCAAATATAGTTGGTTGATCCGCAGTACCAAAACCTATCCCAGGTAAATTTATTGTTTGACAAAAATAAACTACGCCAGGAACGCGATTCAATATAAATTGAAAATAATTTACTAAAAGTGGGTTGTGTGATCCGGTAAATCCTACCATATTACTATTATTTATGTAAACGAAAAGGGCTCCCTTTTTAGGGGGAGCCCTTAGCGTTAGTTTTAGTTAAGGTTTAGATCAGAGACCGAAACCAGTGTTACCGTGGAGATTATTGACGGCAAAGATACGGTAGTATTGGTTACCACCGAGAGCGTTGATGTCAGTGTTCTCGGCGAATGGATTGGATACCATGCCGTAACGAGTCTTGAAGCCGATCTTGGGTTGGAAAGTGCTTTGATCGACTGCACGTACCATTTGTAACGGAACGTATGGGCAGTAGAACACACCAGCGTCGTATGGGCTTGCACCACGATAGCCGACTAGGCAGAAGTTTGCACCAGCAGCAGCGTATGGATCGATATAAACCTTGAACTTGCCGTTTAGAACGCCAGCAAAAGTGTTGCCGGTGTCATCAACCTCTAGTTGAGTTTGTAGAGCAGGAGTTAGGTTTAGGAATCCACCCATGGCGAGAGCTGAAGCTACGTCGCTTGAGCAAACGATGAAGTTACCCTTACCACGACGAGTTTCCTTGGCGATTTGGTTAGCTTCACGTTCGATTTGGAACATGAGACCACGGAAACGTTCTGCACTCCAACGACCATCAGAGTCGGTGTTTAGATCGTAAACACCACCAGTGGTGAGATCGGCTTGTTGGCAACCAGTCTTGGCAGTGCGGTATAGGGTGTAGATTAGCTCGCGGTTGATTTCGTTGAGAATTTCAGTGCTAAGAATGTTAGCAAGTTCGCTCTCAGCGTCAAGACCGTGAACAGCCTTTAGATCTTGAGCTAGCTCAGTGCTGTACTCTGCCTTTAGGGCGCGAGTCTTGGCTTCTACAGCTAGACGCTCAATGCTGAATGCCATTTGGTTGAAGTTTAGTTTGCCACTTTCGCCTAATTCTTCACCAACGTTGGTTAACATACCACGGAAGCTGTTGATATCAAAGCTGCTTTCGCGGATACCAAAGTTGGCACCTTGAGCAAAACCACCGTTGTTGCTACCGCTAACACCGATAGGGTTGATGCCTTGGTTAGCAGCAGTGGCAGCACCAGCAGAGGTGTTACCTGAACCACCGAACTTAGCAAAAACTTCTTGGAATAGAGCTTCGCGGCCTACACCAACGCTACCGCTTTCGGTTTGAGACTGATAGCGTGAACGCATGGCAAAGATTAGACCGGTTGGTGCACTCATTGGTTGCACGCCAGCTAGATCGTAAGCCATTAAGTTTGGCATGCTACGACGAACTAGGCTGATTAGAATAGGATCGTAACCTGCGAGGTTAGAATTACCACCTGCAGCTTGTGTTACTCGGAAACCGCCTGCACCCATGGCATTGGCAGGGGCTTCAATAAGATATTGCTCACGAAGAGCCTTCTCTTGATTTTCTAGTAGCATAGCAGTACACTTTTTCTTGTACGAATCTGAAATTGAAGGAATAGCCTCGTGTTCTAGTAGAGGGTTCCATTTTTCTACGAGTGTATCGTAGGGGGTAGTTTCGTTAAAATCCATTGACATTTTTAGTTTCTCCTTGATTTAAAGTTATTTATACTTTAGTAATTTTTAGTAAGTCTTAGTTTGACGCGACAGAGCATTTACATATACAGACATGGGGCCTTCAGTGACTGCAGGTGCATTCCATTGCTCTGTAAGTGTTTCGGTTTGTTGGGCAACTACTGGAGCAGCCTTCAGATAATTTTCTTTGAGAATTAGAAGCTTGTTTTGGAAGTCTTGAGCGTTGCTGAAATCAATGCTCTCGGCTAGAGAAGCAAGACGTTCAGCGTCTACTTGAGACATATCAGAAACAGTGCTTAGGAAAATAGCACGAGCTTGACCAGCAGTGACTTCTCGGTTGAGATTCATGTTGGTTTGAATTTGCTCATTGAGAGCAGATTCTAGTTCTTGGTTCTCGTTAAATAGATCTTCAAGAATATCATGCTTCTTTTCTGGAACTTCAATGTAGTGAGTCTCGAATAGGCTCTTGAGACCACCAATAAAGCTTTCAGAAATTTCGGTACGAATACCGTTTTCTACGGCTAGCTTGTTTTCTTTCATCCACTCGTCTACAGCATAGTTTAAATACTCGTCTAGACGAGTTGCTAGTTCTTCAGTAACCTTTTGTACTTCTTCTTGAATGATTGAAGCACTTTCACGAAGAACTTGTTCACGAATCTTGGTGGTGCGCTCGTTGAGAGCAGCTTCAAAGATTACAGCAGTCTTGCTCATGAATTCTTCAGACAGATTTTCACCGTTAAATAGTGAACCAAGATGTTCTTGGATTGTGTCTGGAATTTCGTCTTCATGTGCAGCCTCTTGGTCAGGAAGATCTTGACCTGCAGCTGTTGCGTGAGCAGCAGCCACGTCTCGTGTTTCCTTGGATCGTCTGGCTGCATCACCAGCAAATTGTGCACCGCCTGGACGAAGGCTCATTTGATTGCGTTGAGCACTTCCTTCCATCCAACTGGTGTCAAGGGTACCAAGAAATGGTCCCTTACCTGTGGCATCCATTGCACCTTTGCCTGTTGCATCCATTACTACGGGTCGTTGTTGTTGTGTCTTTTTCATATATTTTTCCTAATGGTAATGTTATTTATAATTATTATTTTTTCAAAAATACTAGTAAATTTACGCTTTTTAAATCATTCCGTATCGTAGATCTTTTTTCATCATCATTAAACGTCTGGCAGCTTCAGTATTCATCTGATCAATATAATTATTTGCCACTTTTCCTGCTAATTTTGCTGTTCCACCAAGAGCAACACCTGTGGTTTTAGCAAGCGCACCACTTGTTTTGTCGCCCAGCAAATTGGCTGCTATATTTCCTACCACACCGGTAGTAGCGTTCACAGCAATACCCAGAGGATTTGTTAAATCTAAGATATTTTTATAGTGCTTCATTTGTTCTGCACCTATACCTGACGGATCAAAAATGGCAGCTTGAGCCACTCGACCACTTCTGATCTTTGCCATAGTTTCTGGAGAAGTTGCAGCCAACATTCTAAAAAAGTTGGTTGTGTCTTCACCAGGAACAGGTTTAGTCATTCTGGAATAAGTTTCTGCAGCTTTCTTGGGATTTAAAGAAACGTCTAAAGCTTCTGCGGCTGTATCTTTAATTTTTCCAACTACGTCTTTAAATCCTTCGATGTATTTGTTATTTTGAGTCCACTTGTCAGATTCAATTTTTTTAAATCTTGCTGGATCTTCAGCCTTCATCGCACTAACAGAACCAGAAGGAGTCACGATTCCAGACTCTTGATCTGTATCTAAAAGTTTTTCATTTAGAGTAACACTTTCAAGTAAAGACTTTAATGAATTAGGTCTAAATCTGAGAGTTTGTTCAAATATACCACGACTAGAACGGTTCATTCTAGCCAATCTGGCTGAGTGTCTAGCAGCAGCAAGTTCTTCTGATCGCTTTAATTCATTTTCTTCTGCTCGTTCTCTCATTCTATTTAAACGAGCATCTCTTTTTGCTTTTCGTTCTCCTTCCAGTTCCTCTGGAGTTTTTGCTTTTCCGTATCCTTTTACTTTTGGTTTAACAGGAGGTTTTGGAGGTTCGGGAGTGGGCTCGGGCTTGGGTGGTTCGGGAGTGGGCTCGGGCTTGGGTGGTTCAGGTTCTGGATTAGGAACTAGACCTGGTGGTGGTTCACCGGGAGCTGGTGGTTGTGGTTCTGGATTAGGAACTAGACCTGGTGGTGGTTCACCGGGAGCTGGTGGTTCAGGTTCTGGATTAGGAACTAGACCTGGTGGTGGCTCCGGTTCAGAAACTCCTTGTTTATCTGTATTATTATTTTTGTTTTTATCTTTATCTTTACCACCAGCATTACCAGCAGTATCCATTATTGATGGTGGAGTAATAACACTTTCTAATAAATTTTTTAATTTGATTTTCATTTTAATTTTCTTAAAAAGTCTTCAAATAATTTTACAGCTTTTTGTTCTAGTTGACGTGCAGATACTTTAGAAAGTTCTCGGTGATACTCTTCAATTTGACGTTCAACAAGCATACCATTATCCCAGATCCACTCTTTGCCTTCCATGATACCGTTTACGAAAGCGTTAGGCGCAGAAGGATCAGCAACAATATCTACAGCGGAAAGCATGAAGTCAGGCTGAACTTCATTGTAACCATTTCTGGCTTTCAGTGAACCCATACCACGAGTTGAAACGCCAAGACGAGCACCTTCATTGATCAGATTTTTAACAATCTCACCCATTGGAGTGCTCATAACTTTAGCTTTACCGTACACATCAGAACCATCACATTTAAATTCTTTAATAATAATTGCAACACGGTCTAAGTTTACTGTTGGACCTGCTGGATGATTTAGTTCACCAAACGCACGGCTGTTGTTTACAAACTCTTTGGTGTAACGATTAACTTCATTTAACAGAATGTGTTTTGGGTACATTCTTTTGTTTCGATTGAGGGTATCGGCTTGCATGAAGGTACCTTCAATGAAATAATTTTTGCCACCGTCAGCAGCTGCTTCGGTTAAAAACTCTACTTGTTCAACTGTCTCGGTTATTAGTTTCATTGATTTCAGTCTTCCTCTTCTTCTGAATCTTCGTCATCTTCTTCTGAGTCCTGATCATCTTCCTCATCTTCTTCTTCTTTGGGCTCACCTTCTTCTTCTTCCTCAGGTTGCTCCTCGTCCTCGGTTTCATCATCATTACCCCCTGCCCATTGAGTTGAAGCCTCTTCCCAACCAGAAATTTTGCCGTCACGATTCTTATCAGCTTTTTTGGCATCCCACTTTTCAAAAATAGTGGGAGCAAAAGCTTCGTATTTTTCATTCAAAGCATTTGTTAGAGCTTCATTTAATTTTTCTTTAATTAAGCTTTGAGCTTGAACTAAATTCTCGTTCATTACGAGGTTTATAAAAGTTTTTAGAGAATTATTCATTTTTAGACCCTTGTTTTTTATTTTCTAACCTGGCCAAGTTTAATACTCGGTTAAAGGTTTCTTGTGATTCAGACAGTAATTTTACCATTCTTTCTTTGTTGTCATTATTTAGGTTTTTATATAGTTTAGACACCATTTCACGATCTTCTTCGGTTAGAACACCAATATTTCCGTCTTTTAATTTATATGTTTTTTCAAACAATAAATCTGTAATAACTTTTGTTTCCTGTATATCTGGCATAATAATTTTAGACAAAGCAGTTTTTTCAAGAATTTTTAACAAATTTTGACTTTCTGATTTGTGAATTCTTTCCATAAGAATAGCAGCACGTTCTCTCAATTCTTCCCCCAAGACGGTTTGAAATTGTTGGTTTTTGCCTCTAAGAATCATTTCTACTAATCTTTGTGGTGTGCTCATTGCTGTTCTTTCGATTGTTCTTCTTCTGGTTGTTCTTCTTCTGGTTGCTCTCCGGACAACATTTGTTGATATTGTTGCATGTCTTGTGCTTCTAATTGTTTTTGCATCTCTCTATTTATTTGTGCATCAATTTCAAGAATTTCTTCTTCTGATTGCTTTAAGAAATATTTTCTCACGTAATCATTAGAAAAGAATCTACCAATGTAGGGAGTTACTGCCGCGATAATATCTAATCTTTCTCGAAGAATATCATTATCTTTCAATTCTGCAAAATACGAATCATTATTGAAAGTAAAAGTTATTTCTTGATGGATACGATTCCAATCTTCTTCACTCATTATTCCCTTAAGAATTACTTGAGTTCTTAGAATATCTAAAAATAATGTACTAAATCGATGTCGTAAACGATCAATAAATTTATTAAATCGAACTTCATCTCGGGTAATCTCAGCAGAACGACCCATGTTAAATCCGCTATCTCCCTGCATTCTGGAGAGAGGAACACCCAATGCACGGAACAACTTTTGTTGCAGGTACATCACGTCTTCCATTTGACCCAAGTTTTGGCCACCGTCTAGCGTGGTAATTTCGGTACCTCGCCCACCTTCACGGCGCGGCATCCAAAAATCTTCCAACATGCTCATGTGGTTGCGTTCATCACGAATTTGACCAGTAGTAGGATCGTAAAGAATCTTGTTGCGATACCTGTTCATGATTTCGCGCAGGTATTGCTCGGCTTTTTGTTTTGGTAAATTACCTACATCCACATAAAAAATACGACGTTCTGGTGCACGCGAAATTCGATAAATGGCAACCGCATCTTCAATTTGACGAAGAAGATTCAATGGTCTGACAGCTTTTTGTAGATACCCCACAACTCGCTTTGTTGCCGAATCAATGATACCAGAATGTGCGTACGCAATAGTATCTGGTGCAATTTTCCAACCAGCACTAGTTGTCGGAAACGCAGAATCTTTATCGGTATCTGCGTATACAAAATAATCTTGAACATTTTTAACAGGAGAAAATGGTGCCATACCACCATAAACTGCTTTATCTTTTTCTATTTTTTTAATCTTTTTAATCTTGATAGGATCAACAGGAATTAATTCTACAATTCCTTTTCTTAGATCGTTCTTATCAATTTTTTTATAGTAATATACTTTAGAATCAATATACCATCTTCTAAAAATATCACTTGCTCTATTAGAAAAATCCATTAATTTTAAAATGTGATTGTATTCTGTATACACTTTAGTTTTAATAGTTTCAGACAAATTTACTCGATCAAGATTTAACTTGATTGGTTTTCTGTCTTGATCTAAAACTATAGCTTCATTTACTATATCTTCAATAGCAGCATCCACTTCTGGATACAATGCCATAGAACGATAATGTTGAATCATCTGGTTTTCGTCACGAACCGCACCAGAAAAATCAACAAATGTACCAAATACTCCACCAGTTTCTAAAATATAAGAACCATCATAAGAATCTGGAGTGATAATATCACCAGTTTGTTTTGATGATTCTTGCTTTTTTTTACCTATAGAAAATCCAAATAATTCTAATTCCATATATTCACCATTTTGTTTTTAAATCACGCTATGATATGTAGTTGATTTATGCTATCTTGTTTACAACATAATGACTGTACACAATACCAACACTAAATGCACCGAGTTTGTTGTCTTGTGCCATATCTAATTGGAATTGACCGATACCTACAGGCCAACAATTATTAAGGGTAAATTGTTTTATAACCTTAGCTCCGTTTGGATCATATTGTTGTATAGTCCAATCTGATGCAAAATTTGATTTAGGGCTTCCTGCGTTTGGACTGGTATTTAATTCATGATGATTCATTTGGTTATGCCAGTCATGAAAAGCTTTATATAATGTTTTTGAGCCTACATCGTCTAAAATAGAAATTTCCCATGGTTTATATGTACGATCTCCCGGATAACTTACTGTTCTACCTCTCCAATTAACAGAAATACTTCCTACGATTGCTTCAGGTAAATTTGCAGATCGAACGTGAAATTCGGTAAATGGAGTTTTTGTCCCTTTGCCTACCGGTCCTATCTGACCGGTTACGGTAAAACGATTTATTCTCGTTCCACCTTTAAATCCGCCAATAAAGTCTTCTATTTTGTGGCCCATGTGTGTTCCTTTTTAGCTAACCAAAACTTCTCCGGTAGCAGAATTAGTTACTCGTATTGTTATTGTCGATACTGGATACACTAAATCAACAACCACATCTAATATTAGATTGCCCGCAGCTCGAACAGCTTGAGTATTATTTGATTCATCACATATTAAACTATAACTAGCAATACCATTATTTGCTAAAATACCATTCATTATAGGAGTAGCAGAATTTACTACTTGTAGACGTGTGATTGCATCGTTTATCTCAAACAAATACTGTTTTAGTGTTGTTGTTAATTGTTTTTTGATGTATAAAGCCAACATCATAGAATTTATTATACTTTGTGATGTACCAGATACCGGATATGAGGTTATATTACTTAAGAAGAAAGTTCCTTGTCCTGGTATTGAGTTTATTGGATTTACTCCACCAGCTGTAAAATAAGAGATATCACTATCTGAGAATTTTTGTGTCAGATAAAGAACATTTAAAATTCTACCATTCGTATAACCTGCAGGACTTATCCAAATATTATTACTTTCTGCTGTTCTGGCAAAACAACCAGCAACATCCGGACTCATTCCACCATCATACACTGTAGCAACACCGGAATTAAGGTAAGTAAATTTTTTACGACCAGCAACGTAAGTGACGTATTTACTTAAAGTTTTTTGACCAAAATCTGCCGTAAATCCGTCATAATTACTACTCATTGATAGAGTAGCAATATCTCTGTAATTACCAACAATAGCCATGCAGTCGGTTCTTGTTGTTGCTGCATTTATTGCAGCACTCGAAGAAAAAGTATTACCACCATCAAAAATTACATCCAATTCTACTATATTTTTATTATGGAGAGGGCTGTTTGTTAATAAGTTCACGTTGTAAAACGATCCAGTGGATCCGGTTCCACCAACAAAACAAGAACCACCGTATTGCAAATAATTCCAAACACCAAACCATTCTCCTTGCCAATCTCCAGTTGGTCCACTGGTGGCAAATGTAGAATTACTTAATCTGCCTAGCCAGTCATTTAAAGAAGAAACTGTCATTAAACCAGTTTCTTTTTCCGAAATTCCATCAGAACCAGTTATACCAAATTTTGGTACAAGTCCTTTAAAAGAAACCATTCCAGCTTTTAGGTCTTGTGGCATTTATATAGTCCTTTATTCCGTTCCAATATTTATGTTTTTTAAAAATTCACTTGTCCTTCATCGTTATCATAGGAACTAATAAAACCAAAACTAAACCAATCGTCTTCTTCTATTTTTTTAATTTCTCCCTCAAACAGCTCTTTTCTGATATCAATATTAGTAATTTCTTTAAAATACGGCTGTTTTGTAAGCCAAGAGAATAGCACCAAACACATAACTAGGTCGTCTGTATGACCATCATCTGCACTAAAACTATTCCATTTTGCTACAAACGATAGTAATTCTTTTATTATTTCTTCGTCTTCAATAATTAATTTGTCTTGTTCTACCAAACTCTTTAGGATAGAACAACCTAATTTTTTTACTATAGCAGTCGTTCTTACTCCAAATAACGTTTCACCTTTACCAAATCCGCCGTTTAATACCATTCCAGCTCGGCCTTTATTCATGCTAGTTAGCAAGTTATCATATTCCAGATCGTAATGTAAAATATCAGCAACCTGTCCACCAATATCATTTACTTCTACTAACATGTAAGCATTATTGTATTTTTTACCTAAAGCAGCTAAAATGGTAGGATAGAGCATAGGTGAAATAATATTATTTCTATATTTTGCCACAATTTTGTATGGCGATTCTGTTATATCAAATACCACTGCAGCACTGTAATCTTTTCCTTGTCCTCTGGAGGTATCCACAGTTATCACATATGCTCTGTTGGGCTTAGGTTCCTCGTATACCGAAAATCCTTCGGCTGATCTGGATAACGGTCTTTTAGAAACCAACACATGTAGTTTAGAAGTAGAAATTAGTGTGTTAGACGAACCAATAAAGTCACAATCATATTCGCTTTTAAACTTCTGTTCACCACCAGAACCGCCACCTAATTGCTTAATAGTTCGTTGTTTCCATTTATCGTCTCGTAGCGGACCACCCGGATATAGAGGAACTTGGCTCCAATGTACCTCTACTGGCACGTATTCGTTCTTGCCTTCTTCTCCGGCCTTCCTAGAGGCTCCCTGCCAAAGGTTGTAAAACATGTTTAAACCGTTTGGTGTCGATACTATGATGACTTTAGTGGTTTGACCGGATGTAATAGTCGGATACACCGAGCTAAAAAACTCATCCGCAATATTAGCTGGAACGTGGGCAAACTCATCCATAAAGATTACGTTATACGAACCACCGCGAACAGCAGAAGCAGAGGTGGCAGATGCCAAAACACGAGATCCATTTTCTAACTGAATAGAAGTCTTGTTCCACTCAACCACACCGTGTTGAAGCCATTTTGGAAGATACTCGTAAGCTTCTTTTAAACGCTTCATAATTTCCATAGCAGTCTTCATCTTGTTGGCAAGAATGGCTATGTTTACGTTTTGATTAAATATTAAATAATGAACCATCCAAGCAACAGTGGTTGTAGTTTTACCGGTCTGTCGAGGTAGCTTGGCAATAACAAAACGATTATCTTGGATTGTTCTAACAATATTTTCTTGATAATCATACAACCCAAAAGACTCAAGACCTTTATCTGTAGTTACAATCTTAATGTATTTTTTAATAAAATATACTGGATCGTTCGCACATTTAATGTACTCTTCAACTTGCTCTTTAGTAAATTCAATAGAAACCCCAATCTCTTTAAGATTAGGATTGCCAAGATAACCTGATTTTTTTTTATATCCCATCGTCTAAAAATTTCTGGCTGTCAAGAGCCTTGTTTCTGCTGCGATCTTTGTTTATTAGATCTTGTAATTCACTGGTAGAACCAACGTAAATTGAATTGTTAGTTGTATGATTAACTTTAATTTCTTCTTTCTTGATTGCTTTAGATTTTTGATATAAATCTATTAAATCTTTATTCATTTCTGAGACAGTTTTTAATAACTGTCCAAGAACTTCATAAGCTCTTGGTGAATCACCTGCTTTTGCAACTTTAAGAATTTCGTCTATTGCGCAAGAACCATTATCAATCAATCCTTTAATGTTATCACGAACATAATTAAAATCTGCATCAAGACTAACACCTGTAGTGTTGTCTTTTTTTATGATAACTGGTTCCGATCCTTTAAATTCTATACCTAAATTTTGAGAAATAATATCAGAAGAATCCATATAATTTATACATTTCCATTTATAAGAGTTACTCCATCAATATCATATACATTAAAATTAACAGTTCGAATACTTGTACCAGTAGTAATTTTTCCATAAATGTACGATTTTGCAACAAACTGATAAGAACTAACAATAAATCTTCTGGTACTAAAATCACCTTCAAATTCTTGAGTTAAATTGCTGGTTGCTATACTAACAGGAACATCTATATTTTGGCTTAAACTATTCATATTTACTGATATTAAAAATTCAGGAGAAAAATAAGGAAGAATTTGTTCCATTATTTGTAAATTTTCTTCTAAATTTCTAGTAAAAATACTTAAATTAAACACAAAATTATAAGGAACTTCGGCATAGGAATAACTGGCGGTTAGACCGTTATTGCTTATTTTTTTGTTTGTTTTATTTAATTTTCGTATAGGATCGTATATTATCTGAGACAATTCAAATGACATTCTAGGAAGAGAAATTTCTATACGTGTTTTATCGCTTATTGAACTGGGTTCAATTAAACGTTTTATAAATTTTTCTTTTGCAGTGTACATCAAAGGAACAGTGAATATTCTTTCATCGCCATTTTCATCTGTCTGCTGTAGTTCAACGCCATTAAAAAGACTTCCAAAAGCAATAACGAGTTTTCTGATAGAATCATTTTTATAGTGTGAAAACATTAATAATTTCCTTCAGAGAATGGATCAGTTTCTGTGAAATTTATTATATCAGAATTTGTAGCTTCTTTTTCTATGTCATCATTATCACCAGCTGGTGTTTTATCTTCACTAGAAACAAGCACGATATTTGTTGTTTCGCCCACAATAGAAGTAACGTAACACTCTATACCGCTGTCTACACCCTTTAGAGTTTGTGATGTTTCTATATTTCCTGTGACATTCACTAATTCTAGATAACCGTTTCCTGCAGGTTTAATTGCAACATAACCAACCCCAGTTGCATTTTGTTCCAGTGCGTCTTGTTCCCTGAATCCGTATACTTGATACACCTTTTCTCCCGGATAATAAGTGTGTAAAGTTATTCCAGCTATATCGTTGCCAATTGCATATTTTTGAGTATACTGGCGGCTTTCTTCTTGTAGTGCATCGATATCTGTGGTTCCTGTAGTTACGTTCTCTTGATCGTAAGTAAACAGCTCGCATGTTAAACGATACGAATACAATTTTCCTTGTTGATAAAAGGGATTTTCGTGTTCCACAAAATTTATTTCAAACATAGATTTTGAGAGTGGAAAATAAATTAAATCTCCTTCTCTTGGTCGAGTAATTTCAGAAAATCTAGTTTGGACTTCTTGTATAAAGCGTTTTTTAGATAAAGTAAGAAATATATTATCTTTAATTTCAATTCCAAATTTACTGGCAATATCACCTTGGCCCCTAAATCCGGTAACAGAATCAATATACATTTCTAATGGTACAGAATCTTTGTAAGATACTTGATTTCCTTCACCAAAAATTTTATCAAATACTACCATATTTCTTGGAATGTAATACATTTCTCTGCCCATCGTTTTAATTATTTCAATGGTCAGATCTTCTGTTACGTCTTGTTCACCAGAATAATCTTTAAAATATGGATTAGTGGGCATATTAACCTGTCATGAAATCAATTGGCAATTCGTAACTACGTAGGACATCTGCTTCTATTTGTGCTATTTCTGAAGTTGCTTCTGCAAAAATTTGAGCACCGCGCATAGTGACACCACCGGGTAATTGCACTCCCTCAAACTTAGACATGTTTGCTCCCCATTGACGCTTTATAAGAGCAGTCAAATATCTCTTCAAATAACGATCATTAAATATTTCAGTGTATTTTTCTGGATCTAAAGCAGCATACGCCAAAATACAAATCCAATTTCCTGCTTTTGCTTCTTCGCTCCAATTCATGTCAAGATAAAGACGATTGGTTACTTTGCTGAACTCAATAGCCTTTTCTGGTTGAAACATGTCTTGAATTAATTGAATGTATCGTTTTGTGGAATCATAAGAAGCCAGACCCATAGAGTAAACACCACTTAAATTTCTATTAATACCAAAATAATCAGTTAGTGCTAATTGATAACGAACGTCAAACATGTTGATATTTGAAAACGCACCAAATTGCATAACTTTAACTACCGATACTATTTGTTTGCCAGTCGGGCCATCCGCTTCATTTGGTGATAAAATATTTTCTGTATTGATATAACGATTATCGATATCTTGTTGGGTTACTTGATATTTAAAAAATACTTTTTCTACACCATCAAAATGACGTTCTGTGAAGTATTGAAGAGCGTCGTCTAAACGGTCTTCGCACTGTTCCCAATCCACGTTGATTTCGACAACAGGAGCTCCTAATTGTCGCAAACTATATTGAATTAATGATTCTCTGGAATTTGGTGTTGCCATGGTTGTTAAATATATTTATGGCAAACAACAATTTACCAATTAGATATTATTCTAAATTTGTGCCTTCTGGTGGGGCGTGAACGTTTACAGGAATTTTCATAACTTCACTATAATCTATAGTTTCAATATAGTATTTTCTACTAATAGGCTCTGTTTTTTCGTCTGAATTACTGGGTTCGTAATTTGAAAATCCGGGCATTTTAAGAGGACAATTTAATTTTGGGTAGTCTAGTTTGCTGTACTCTTCTGATGTTCCAGTCAACCAACTTCTTGGTTTATCACCACAACCACATCCACCACAGTAAAATTTGCCTGCAGTTTCGCTGGTTTTGAGATGTTGACATGGTGGCAATTCACCACCATTTGATTGATTACCAAAACATCCCAAAACTCTGAGTTGTTTTGTTGGCGTATCAATCTTATTATCAGCAAATCCTCTAGACACAATTGCCTGAGCAAAACTTTGTATCAACCCTAGTTTTGTTGATAAGATATTTTTTACTTGTTGCTCTGGTGGTTCTTCTCTAAACTGTTCATTTTGTTTGTTTTTATTGCATCCACAACCCATAATATAATCCTTTCACTTACTATACTATTTATCCGGTCAAACCTACTGGTGTCAAAGTATAATAACCAGTGAATATTGCTGTTTGTCTTGTTTGTGGTAAAAGATACAAAATAGCATCATTTCCGTTAATATTACAACCAAGGTCCCAAGTAAGACGGCTAGGATGTGCTGTAAGATTTATTGCTACTACGTAAGTTTGTCTATCAGTTCCGTCACTAGAAACTCCATCGTGAACAATAAGATCTTTTCTACCAATATAGTATCCAGTTGGAATTGGTGCGCCCACAGGCTCCACCCCAATTCCACTTGGCCAAACACCTTGAGAGGTATTTTGATCAATGATGTTTACTGTTGAAGTAACATCTATCATATTATATTGATTTTTATTAAATCTGGCTACTTCGGCACTTAAACCTGTTTTAGACACAATTTTAAATGCATTCATTATTACTCTATTGTTTTCGGTAATACCCATTACTCGACCAAAACTAAAAGTGCCTCCAGAAACAACAGATCCTGTAAATGTAGCACCGGATGCACTTAAACCGGCAGCAAAAATTTGTTGAGCAGTAAATGTGTTTGTTACATTTGTTGCTGCACCGCTTGTTGATATGGTAACTGCGCCAGTTAAGCCGTTAACAGAAGACACCAGATTTGTAAATGACTGTCCGTTTAGACTCATCGTTCCACTTAACGTGGCACCGGATGCACTTAAACCATTTGGAAGTTGTAATTGCCCGTAAATAGTGGCAGATTGTTGTAGTGTGGTACCTAATACCGCAGTATTAGAACCTAAACCAATAGCATTAGTACCAATTACTATTTCGTTAATTTGGCTATTTGCAGAAGCACGAGTATTATAACCTATGAAAACACCACCTGTTACTGATGTTAATGAAGTTCCTGATCCGAAGTACCTACCAGCATCATATCCTATACCAGTATTATTACTGCCTGTTATATTTGATCTAAGTGCCTGCGTACCAATTGCCACGTTACTGCTGCCTGATGTGTTTGATGTTAGAGTATTGAAACCAACAGCGGTATTGTCTTGACCACCAACATTACTGCTCAAAGCACCACTACCAAAAGCAGAATTTTCAGTACCAGAAATGTTTGCTGTCAGTGCATTAAAACCAACACCAGTATTATCAGCACCGTTAGTGTTGACCAATAAAGATCCAGAACCAACAGCAACATTATGAGTTCCTGTGGTGTTTGCGTTTAAAGCCCCAGAACCAAGAGCCGCATTTGAAGTAAGATTTCCAGCACCAATACCAACACTAGCACTATTAACAGTAATATCTTTAGTGAAAGCTACACCAGTAATGCCACTGGGAACCGACAGTAAACCACGTAGTGTGGTGGATGTTGTATCGGTATTACCTATAACTGTAGTGTTTGATCCGTTACCAATAGCATCATAACCTATTACTATTTCATTTGTTTGATCATTTGCCCCAGGAGAACAGTCTGCACCTATAAAAATAGAAGCAGTACAGCCAGTATGGTCATCACCATCTGGTAAAAATGCTCCAGCAGCATATCCTACAGAAACATAACTGTAACCGTCCAGATAATATCCGGAGAAAGCTCCTATACTGGTATTCCATTTTTTATTGTTATTGGCTCCAACGCTAGTGCCTATGAAAACGTTGTCTTCTTGGCCCAATCCGGTGTTTAAACCAATTCCAATTGATTGTAACGGTCTCGATATTAAACCAGAACCACCGCTTTGAAATCCAATACCAACACAAGATTCTGGATATAATGCATCTGTGCCTGCTCTACAGCCTATAAAAGTACAATTCTGTGCCCCTGCGGCTTGGCGGCCTTGACCGTATTGCGGGCCGTTTCCTCCCGCGTTATATCCTATAAAAACATTTTCTTCGCGAATAGCAGTACATCCGTTGAGTACCTCGTGACCTATTAATACGTTTCTAAATGGTTGGCCACCAGTAACATATTGAGAAGAAAATAATGGATCTAATATGTTGTCACCAATAACAATAGTATTCGATACGCCGTTTCCTGCAGTACTACCATTATCCGCAAAAATACGAGATCCAATACCAATATTATTCCCGTAAGTATACCTGTAAAACTGAGTCGTTCCTGAGACAACCTCTCTGGTTACACCAAATCGTGCAATTGTTGTATACTGAGCAGTAAGCCCTACATGTTGGGCACCTAGTATTGGAAGATCAGGTTGTGTTGATGGTATACCAGCAATATTCGGATAAAACTGGTGATATAATTTTATATTTCCCGCATTTGTTATTCCACCATAACCTATACTACTGATAAGTGTTTCACCTCTAATTACTGTGGAATATATAAACCATCCACATACTCCAAGTACAGCCTGGTAACCAGAATACGTAATTCCTTTTTCTGTTGTATAATTACCAAAAATTTGTAATTTTGTTGTTAAAGTTGTACCAATCACCGCAGTATTGGAACCTAAACCTACCGCATCAGCACCAATTACAATTTCATTGTTTGATAATGAACCAGTATTTACTCGGGTATTATAACCTAATAGTACGGATTTGCTTGTGGTTGAGGAATTTTTTCCTGCCTCTGTACCAACAGCAGTATTGTAATTACCGCTTACCATATTGGTCAATGCTTGATAACCAACACCCAGATTTCCTGTTGCTGTATTAGCTGCCAGCGCAGCAGAACCCACTGCAGTATTGTAATTACCTGATGAGTTTGTTGATAAGCTGTTATAACCTACTGCAGTATTATCATTTCCGTTATTGTTTTGTAGTAAAGAGGAAGCACCAATTCCAGTGTTGTCTTCACCATTTCCATTACTGACTAATGCATTAGAACCTAATGCAGTATTGAAATTACCTGATGTGTTGTTAAATAAGCTGTTATAACCTACTGCAGTATTATCGTTTCCGTCTGTATTACTGCTTAATACATCGACGCCAACAGCTGTGGATTGATTTGGATTTTTACCACGACCAACAGTAATAGTATTAACACGTATATCTGCACCAAACGTGGCACCAGCCGCACTTATACCAGCATTAAATGTTTGTACTGGAGTAAACACATTCGCCACTGATGTAGTAACACCAGTAACAGCACCAGTTAATCCGTTAAATGTAGCCACACCAGTTAAATTACCGGTTAATCCGTTTAAACTACTCACAACATTAGTTACTGTTGGTATACTTGCAGTTAAAGATCCAGTAATGGTAACATTTCCGTTAAAAACAGAAGCAGCATTAACTGTTAAATTACCGTTTAATGTAGCATTTCCATTTAATGTGGCACCAGCCGCACTTATACCAGCATTAAATGTTTGTACTGGAGTAAACACATTCGCCACTGATGTAGTAACACCAGTAACAGCACCAGTTAATCCGTTGAATGAAGCCACACCACTAACACTATTTGGATTAAATCCTGGAGCAATTAAATTTCCAGTTATTACGACATTACCATTAAATGTGGCACCACTAGCAGAAATACCTGCTGTGTATTCTTGTAGCGTGGTAAAAATCTGTGTGGTGTCTAATCTTGCAATATTTTCTATTGCTCCAAACGATCCGTTTACCGACAAAACGCCAGCATTTGTTATTATGGGATTAGTAGTACCAGTGATGGTTATACCAGAATTACCGGATCTAATTCCTGTGACACCAGAAACAGCACCAGTTAAACCATTAAAAGAACTTACGTAATTACTAAAAGTAACAACTCCAGTTAATCCATTAAATGCCGCAACATAATCTCCACTAATACCAGTTGAGAGAGACCCACCACATATTCCAGCATTAACAGCTGCAATTAAACTGTTTGTTGTATTGAATAGTGTTTGAAAAGTATCGTTGCCAGTTAATGAAGTTATTGGTGTTGACATTGTAAGTTAAACTTTCCTTTAAATAATACTTCTGATTGTTAATCCGTTTCGGAAACCAATATAACCAGTCGTTCCCGTTCTGACTGCAGTAAATATAGGAACCATGTATTCTCCAGTTCCTGCAGTTCTACCAAAACCACTGATTTGTAATTTTAATCTGTCTGCACCACAAGGTCCGTTTACAAAATTCATATTATGGGAATCTTGTAGTGTTCTGTCTTGTGTTGTGCCTGCTGTATCGTTTGTTGTGCAACTAATAGTTACTGGTTTGATCACCATACCGTAATCTCCAGTACTTCCTGTTGCTCCAGTAAATCCACTCATAATAGTTCTTGCAGTATTATTATAAACCCAAACACCAAGACCGCCATTAGTGTTATTGTGTTTGATGAGATACCATCCAGCACTTCCTGTTGCAGTAATAGAAGTAGAACCACTAGAAGAAATCAGAGAAGAAGTATAAGGCGTACATCCATCCCAAGGAACGGTTCCAGCTGTCCATCCCTGACTTTGTAAACCACTATTTAATGTATTTTGTACATAAAATATTTCTTGAATTTCATTTAATTCAGATGCTTGTAGTGGATATCCTGCTTTAAATGCAACAGCATAATAATTTTTTGAAGCGTTTATTTGAGATTCTACTCTGCTTCTAAAAGGATTTTGGTTGAACGGAAATCCGCCTGTAAATGGTGTTGGTATTGGCATAATTCTATTTTATTTAGTATAAATTTATGTATCGCATGTAAATAATTCGTTTGGAAACGTATAACCGCTATTTGGTAGTAATTGTGCAAAATCTGATAATTTTATTACACCAAAACTAACACCAACAGGATATTGTGAAATTTCTACATCCCAAGTTGGAAAAATATAAGTTGGAGCAGCCAAACCGGAGATACAACCAAAAGTATAACCTATACTTTGTTTGGAACCTAAAGTATAACCAGTATAATTTTTTATTTTTGGTATTTCGTATACGGTTATTAGTGATTGTGCATTGTATTCATTATTAAATATATCCGATCTGTAATTAAATAAATCACGTAATCCTGCTGGATGCATGATTGGTCTGACAACGCCAGTGTACTCTTGATCACTTAAATTTGCACAATTAATAACGTAAGAGTATTCTTGCCATACATCACCGTCTCCCATAACCGACCAATTTAATCTGCTTCCTGACAATTGAACATAGCTGGAAGAAACTTCAGCAGAATAATTGCCTAAAGGATTTAAATTATCTTGCATCCAATCAAAATTACCACCATTTAATCTAAAAAGGTATCTTTTAGGATAAGAAATAGAAATATTTTCTACTGGAATATTAAAAACTGTGTTTATTAACAGTTTAATACTTTCCTCTGATCCTTTCTTTGAGTATATGTTAGATTTTATATTTTTTATTAAATCAATAAGTCCAGTTTCACTGATAATTCCATTAGTTATGGATTGTTCCGGAATAGCATTCACATAAGAATTTGCAACATTTGTTAATAAACTGGTTGGTATATTTTCTAAATTTGTTAAATCTTCTAGACTGAAAAAATTAATGCCTGTAATATCATTACATTCGCAAGACAACCATTTATAATATTGTTCCGTTAAAGATATTAAAACAGAATTTGAATTGTTATTAGATATTCTTAACCAATACGGAAATAAATTTGCAATGTTTTGCGGATAATGACAAGTAACTCCAGCAGTTTGTGTTTTTACAAAAAATGAAGAAAGATTAGTGGAAGACGCATCAAATTCACCACCACTCAAACCTAAAGTTGTTGGGTTTGTATTTAATTCGTAATTATTATTTTTAAAAATTAAAATCATTTAATTATGTGGATTGTGTTATATTTGTATTAAATGATGCAGTCAATAAAAATTCATCCTTTATTACGGTAGAGTCTGGATATCGTGGATATGCTGTCATGTCTATAGATTTATTTTTTGCTAACACGTTTTCGCTTATTACAGCATATCCATCAGAATAATTTACATACCCTAAATAACCAAAACCACCAATTAAAGATGAATTTGCATCCACAGAAACAAGTTTTCCTTCTGTTGCTGTTCCGGTAGAATCAAATGTAATAGGTGTATCTGCCAAATAAATTGTTTGACTGCTATACGATAATCCTGTTGTTTTTATTGCATTTCCGTATGCTGCTGTGCTTCCAGGTCTTAATTGATTTTTAAAGTTTACTAATTTTTGGCCATCGGAACCACATACTCCTAAAACAAAATTTAAAGAATTTATTCCTATACTTTTTATATTTGTAAAATTTGCGTCCGCCACAGTTTTCATATCTGCCACTCTAATATTATTATTAAATATTCTAGGACTATTATAATAATTTTGTAATATACCAGCCAAACCAGTCACCGATGTTGAATTAGTTGTTACTACATCTAACGTAATGTTAGCTGTTATTGGTTGTGCCTGAACATATTCAGGTAAAGTTCCTATTATTGATTTTGCCTTTAAGAATGCTATAGAATTTTTAACTTGTAAAGATCCTGCAGTAATTCCTGTGTTTGCAAAAGAAACAAATATTCTACCATATGCTGGAGGTGTTGCCGTATCTCCTCCCCATATATTTAATTGTTCTTTTTGGGTTATAGACGAAGGTAGTAAATTTGAAGATAACAAAAAGCTGTAATAATCTTCTTGTGTTACTGCTCTTTGATTAGCTGCAAACGATTTGGGAGCAGAATAACGAATTGCGTCTAGATTGGGAGAATCTGTTCCACCAGAAGTAGAAGTAGAACTTTTTATTGTTATACTTGCATTTTTTATAGAAGTAATACTGTTTGCTGCAGTTCCAGAAGAAACCAAATAAGAAACCTGAACAATGTCGGATTCGTTTATTGTCTTTCCTTCAGAAGTTGAATAACTACTCGCATTTGTTTTTCCAAATACTAGTTGAAATCCATCTACAATTCTTTCAACATAGAATATTTCACTATCAGAATTTGGTATTTGTGAACCATCATATCGGGTCCATAGTGTTCCGTTAACTTTAACACTAACAGTAACTGGATCTATAGTTCCTAAGAAAGCAGTTTGTTTATTTAAATCTACGGATATTGTTAAATCCTTAACAACGCTGTTTGCTTCGTATACTGTAAATTCAGTATTTGTTGATACATTTACATCACTTATTGTATAAAATTTATAGGTAGAACCAGAAATATTATTTCCAGTAAATGTTGTAGAATATCTTAATACTTTAAATGGGCTTGATGGATTCAAAGAATCTGCTATAATTTGTGATGTTGCACAACTTTTGCTAGGAACAGATACGCCTAACATATTGGCAAGGCGAACCACATTATTTTCTATTTGAGCAGTATCTAAAAATGTTTCATTTGCTATCATATTTGTATAATAGCCGTAGAACATGGTGTTATACGCAAGAACATCTAATAAAAGATTTAAAGTACTTCCACTAAAATCATATCCAGAAAATTCTGGTTTAGAACTAAGGTATGATTTTAATGATGCTTTTACTCCATCAAAATCTAAAGACGAAATGTTTATTGGTGTGTTTGCCATTTGAAATTATGTTTGTATTGTTACTGTTTTTGATATATTTTTATCGTACACTGGAGTAAAGGCTATATCTATTATCCAGCTATTAAATCCGGTATTTTTAATATCTATATTTTGAATAATAGCTCTAGGTTCCTGTAACTGCAATTCACCAAATATTAACATTTTTGCATCATCTAATTGAAACGGCAATAAAGAACTAAAATCTAACAAATTTGCATTAGTACCAAATTTTAAATTAAATAATTTTTCATTTTTATTTGTTAATATAATAGTTTTTATCGATTGTGATATAGCATTCAAATCATATTTTACTCCAATATCATCAGATATGACGTTTTTTGTTAAATTAGAATCGATATCAAAGTAAATTTTTTTCATGATTGTTATCTTTATTTATCTGTTTTATCAATAAAAATTTCACTAGTTCTGTTTGGATCTACGGTTGGATAATCTCTCATCAGATAAAGATACATTGAGTGCTTTCCTGGTTTAATTATTCTTTCTGCTTTATAAACCATCCAGTAACCATCTAATCTAGATCTTAGCACATCTGCGTTTCTATTGTCTGTAGGTCTACTGATATAAACTAAAGAACCTGGTTTTACAGTAAAATCACCATTTACTAAAATTTTAATTCTTAGGTATCTTAATAAAGCAACCTGTGCTTTTCTATACAAAGGAGTATGCTCGGGAGTATTCCAAAAAGTAGCATTAGTTTTAGAGTACTCTAAATAGTACGGAAAATTTGAACCAATTAAAGTTGGATAAATTGCTTGATTTGCTGCAGACTTATCTTCGATATTATCCAATACGCTATTGGTGTCTTTTACATCCCATGCACTATTTTCAGAATCATCAGTACTAAATGTCTTTCTAATAGCATAAGGAAAATACCCTCCACCAATCGATGATCCTAATCCTTCTTTTTGTGATAAATCTTTTGTTGTTTGTAATGGTCCCGGTTCACCAATTTCAAATAAAGAATCTTGCCACTGAAATCTTCCATATTCTTTGGATCCCATACAATTGTATGTACTGTCTTTATTTGAATAGTCAATACCACCCCATTTTACATATTCTGCCGACTTAAATCCATTTTTAACACCAAATTCTCTTCTTATAAAATAACATTCTTGAGATTGGTTTCTGGCTCTTTCCAGTTCTGATATTGAGGGTTCAGGATCTGCCGGTCTCAATTCAATTAGTGCATTAGGGCAGTTGCAGTCTGGGTATTCTTTTGGGCAATTTAAATTGCTAACAGGACCCCATATACTGATACAGTCCATATCACTACTCATGTTACTGGTTGTATTAAACTTTGAAGGAAATACCGTTAAAGAATCGCTATTTAAACGATCTTCATACGAAATATTCAAAGCTGTGATATGGTTATTTAACATTTTTAAATATTTATCTTATTTTTTAACCACCAGTACAATCAGCGCAGAATCCATCATGTGCATTTTCTGTATCAAACAAGAACAAATAATCTCTTTCTACTCTGTACGGTTCGTCAACATCATCTTTTGTTTGTGCCACAAATCCCGTAGACGCCATATCATTTACACCAGGTAAAATTATACTTTGAATGGTTTCTTTAGGTATAGCAGACATTTGGACTACTCTTCCAGCATAGTAAAATCCTTTTTCATTTCCATCTGGTGTTTTGCCATCGTGTAAGAAATCTGGGCAATTAGCAGAAATAACCCGAAATTTACCTACAGGTAACATTTGTGATTTTTTTGGATAAGCAGTTTTTTCAGCATCATAATCTCCTAATATTGTTGATATTCCAGGATTCATTATCACACTTTTAATAGATCCGTCTGTTTCAAATGCATCGGGAATTCTTGAATTTAAAATTTCATTCAAATTATAAGCTCTATTGTCTTTTGTGTTTATTGTTACTTCTTTTATTTCATTTCCAGATGCAGTATCTGTTGTTCCGGTTTGTTTGATTACGTTTATTTTTTTCTCTTCTGATATTTTACCTTGCAGGGCCCATGGTGACTGTACAAATATAAATGGAAAATCTGATGAATCTGCTCCTTCTGTTTCAAATTCAATAATTTGTTTTCCTGCATCTAACATTTTAGTTATTTTGTTGATTCCGCCCTCTCCCTTTTCTTGAGGCCATAATTCAACTTCCACCCAAGAATATGCCCATATTCCAGAAGAATCCTCTTTAGGAAATGCAGTAGAACCAGTAGAACCATAAATTTTTTCTGCACCCGTTATTATTGCAAAAAAATTACTAGGAACAGGACGTTCACAACACATTTTTTTTCTGTAAACATCCCAAATAGTTTTTTTATTTTTTAAATTGATGTATTCTTCACCGTAAATTTTTGCGCTATTTTTAATATCATTTACTACAGACAATATAGAACCTGGTAATTCACAAAAATCAAATTGTGATTGCCAATATTCTTTTTCTGTTGTGTGATTAAATGATTTTATTTGCCAAGATGAAATTTGTTTTGCATTATATGGAGCAGAATAAAAACCAAAAACATTATCGGTTAGAGCATTAAATGTGTAATTATTAAAAGCTAATAATTTATCACCAGTATATCCATGTGGTGTTTCTGTTCCATAACCACCAATGCTAGTAGGATCTATAATAATTTCATTATTTTCGTTTGTTGTGTATCGTGGTATTCCTGTTGCGTCTTGAATAAAATCTATTCTGTCAACAAATATACTAGTTTTATCATCTGCTTTCTTTCCAGAAATATCATACCATTTTCTAAAATCTAAAGTATAATTATAATTTATAGTTTTAACAGTAAAACTTTTCATAACATCAACAAATCCTCTATAAGGATCTTTCCAAGCTGGTTTTACTCTATCATAAGTAGAAAATGCTGCACCACTATCTAAAATATAATTAGTATCAATATCATTTATAATTTCCATAGAAAATAAAGCGTCTTCTGCAAATTCATTTAAATGCGGTCGATATGTTTTTATATTTTCTGAATTAGGATCCATCAAATCTTCTTGTGCATCCTCCATCAGTCCTTCTATGCATTTAAAATTCCATTTATCAAGATCTTCCCAAAAGAAAAAATTTGCAGCATTTTTATTTTTTTTATAACAAGCATACTCACAAATATAATTCATTAGCTGTGAAATTCTTAAATTATTTGCATCTTTTAAATACGGATAAAATGTAAACGCATTTTTTATCCATATATCATTAAAAGTCTCGTGAGCTTCTAGAGGTTTTTTTGTTTTATTACTAGCTTGGCTCATAATAAATTGAACAAATCCTCTTTCCTTATCTAATATCTCTGTTGGTACATTTATATCTTCTAAATATTCATTTAATACAGGATCAACAGTAGATTCTGATCCTTCTACTTTTGATATTTTTCCTATAAAATCATCAACTATTATTTGAAAATTTTTCCAAAGAAATTCATCGGAAACAAAACTTATTGTTGTTTTTATAGGAGAACCAGAAGGTCCGTGTATAGTTTTTTGAGCAAGATTGCTTTGTGTTTTTATTTCTGATATTTTAAAATCATGTACTTTTCCATCAAGTATTAAACGGATCCAAGAAGAATCACTACTAAGATTCCACTGATCCAATATATTGGAAGAGTCCACAAAAGACAAATATCCAAATACTGTTGGAGAAAACATGTCTTCGTTTATTATAATTTCTTCCAGTGAGAAATATTCTCCTCCTTCATCGTTTCTTGGATATAACTCAAAAGGAGATAAAGTTCCTTGTGTTTCTTTATAGAGATATACTCTTATTGCTACGTTTGGAGAAAGTACTGCCATATAATTCACTTAATATTAATTTTTATCTCACTTTTTGTTTTTAAGTCTACACTTAATTGATTTTTTATAGTTTGGATGTTTGTTTCTGATATTGTGTTTAATTGCAATTGATCGTATGTTTTTTGTTCAACTGCATCTTTTTTTACCGTAATAAATTCATTATTTTCTGCGTCTTTATATCCTGTCAAATAAACATCTTTCCAATTATTACCAACAGACGGTTGTAATTCGTTTCCACCTTGTATTATTTTAGTGGTGGAATCCAAATGTCTTTGTACAGAAAGTAATTGATGCTGAATAATATAACTTTCATAAACATCACCATTACTGTCATGGTCTCTTATAGAAACTGAAATAGAAGCAGGATCAGTATTTGCCGTATTGCCATTCAATAATTCTGGTATTACGTCTGGATACACATAAGATTTTACCACTATTCTCTTAAAATCAGTATCAACCGAATCAATTACTCCAGAATATTTTTTATTTGTGCCTGTTTCTTTCGCAATAATGTGCTCATCGCCTGAATTTATTTCAGAGAAAGTTCCAGGTAATGCAGACGGTATAACCTTTTGTAAAGATATTGGTGGAGAAAAATTATTATACATTGTTGCAATTTTACCCCATATCACCATTTTTCCTTCTGTTGTGAGAGCTGCAGAATGATATCTACCAGCAGAAATTTTGGAATATACTCCGGATGGAATGTCTAACTGTCCATCTAACGTGTTGCCACCACCGTAAATTGTTCCGTTATCCTTTAATGCCAAAAAATGATTGTATCCTAAAGCAACCGCAGTAATTCCCGTGATGCCTTGATTAAAACCTATGAATAAATTATTTTTATTGGGTCCCCATCCAGTTACGCCATAATTGCTTTTTGTATTTATACCGATACAATCAGTTCTGTTACAATCAGCATCAAACAAAGAAATACCAGAAGGAGTAGAAGCAAATCCGTAATAAGTAGGATTGCCATTTTGCTTTAAAGCAACACCACTAGTAAGTCCTTCGGTCCAAGAAGTTTTTACGTAACCAGTATCTCCACCATATAACGAAATAAATGTGGTACACGAACCAAAACAAGTAATACCACCATCAGATTTTATTGCTAATATACCGGAATTTGTAGAATTTATATAAGAACAACCAGGTAAATTTTTAAAAAAATAATTTCCACCGTACATATCACTGGTACCGCTACTAAACGGGAAAGGATTCCCACCCCAATAATAAATATTATTGTTATCAGTTAAAACTGCACTGTTAAATGAACCACAAGAAATTTGTTTTATTCCAGTAACTCCATTTATAACAGGAATCACGCATTGTCTATGGTGTGGTTGACCGGAGACAGAATCTATTGGTATTTGACCGGCTCCCAAAGCTCTCAAACTATAATTTCCATTACCAATTTCAAAAATAATTAATTGGCCACGTTTTAATCGTTCCATGTCTCGGTTTATGTCGGTTCCACTATAAGGATTATATTTACCATCAATGTAAGTGGGAGTGTTAAATGTTGGATTGTATTTTGATACGTTTCCAAATTGATAAACCAATCCAGGATAGGTATTTTGTAGTTCTGTGTCTGTTTTTGGATCTGTTTCTGGATCTGTAATTAACCATTCTTGTAATGGATTTCGTATATTATTTGTTAAAAATAATACCCAGTAGTGATCTGGTGTTTGATATATTCTATTAGAAAATTGATCTGGTCGCTCATCATCTATTCGGGTTTGTTCGGGAGTAGTGTTTGGTATAGTTATTTCTACATTTTTAAAAATGTTTAAAGCAGTGAAAGTTCCTCCACTAAATCCGTAATTGATTTTAGAAAAATACTGTAACATTTGTTTTTATAGAAAATTAAATCGTTCGGATCTGCTCAATAAACCTAGTGTACCATCGCCCAATTGCATTGCTGGTTCTAATTCTATGAATTGTAATTTTATATTAATTGCCAGCGGTTTGTAATCTGTAGTCATAAATGGCGTATTAGAAATGGGAGAATGGTTGATGTCTACACTTTCTAGTACAGAAACTAAAGGATTTCCATCCCAATACCATTTAACCGGACTTATATTGGTACCACTGGCATAAAAATACCAAAGAGGAGGATGTGTCATATTTAAAATAGACTCAGTAAATGTTCCAGGATACATGTAAGTTTGAAAGGCCAGACCTATTTTACTGATTGCTTCTGCATGAGCTGCTGTTTTTGCCACCAAATTCATATCAAAAACATGCGTTCTTCTTGCTCCAGGAGTTAAAACGGTCTCTACGTGATCATAAGAAAAGATTCCAAGACCTTCCGCAAACGCATTATCCGTTTCGCTTTCTTTTAAATCGTATTCGGTTTTATCAAATAAACCTTCACTATCTCCGTATTTACCGGTCATGTATCTTTGAGAATTCCTTGTAGAAAACCTAAAGGGATATGGAACAGAGATAGAAACTGCCGCATTGCTCAGTACGTGACCTCTGGTACGTTCTGCAACAAAACTACTGTATCTAGCAGCTTTAAATGTCATCCAAACCGGTATTTCAGAAGCAGCTGAATCGTTTGGAAAATAATATTCTATAGCCATTTATAAATATATATTGAAAATTATGGCGTATAAAACTAAATACCAACCCAAAAATCCAAATAAATATGTTGGCAACCCATCCAACATTATTTGTAGATCTAATTGGGAACGAAAATTTTGTAAATACTTGGACGAAAATCAAAATATACTAACCTGGTCCAGTGAAGAGTTAAAAATACCATATTTATCCACAATAGACAAACAAATACACAATTATTATCCTGATTTTGTATTTGAAGCAAAAATCAACCAAGCTGAGATAGAAACCTTTATTGTAGAAATAAAACCAAAAAAACAAACAATAGAACCTACTCCTAAAAAAAATAAAAGAGCGTATTTAAATGAATGTATAACTTATGAAACTAATAGATGTAAATGGACGGCTGCTGCTTTATTTTGTGAAGATAAAAAATGGAAATTTAAAATATTAACCGAAGATGATTTGTTCAAAACTAATACCAAAAAGGAATCACCCATAAATGTCTTCAAAATTTAATTCAGTTAACGATCTAATTTATACCTTTGAAAGGATGCAAGGATTTCAAAGAGGTAATCGTTTTGAAATCTCAATTACACCTCCTATAGGATTACTTTCTCCAAAAACTCCATTTTTTGCTTCCAGTATACAAATACCAACACACGTTACACAGTTTTATAGAGATACTATGGCTCCTTCTGCTGGTACCATAAGTGTTCCTATAAAACGTCAATACGATGAATTATTTAAAATAGATTTTATAGTTGATTCTAATTGGGAAGTTAGAAAGTTTTTTGAAGACTGGACAGATTTAATATTTCCAAGAAATTATATAACTGGAAAAAATGCACTCATGGTAAATTATTGGAATGATATATGTGGAACATTTAACATATTGGCATTAGATGAAAATGCTAATACAATGAGAACCATTACTCTAAATCAAGCATGGCCATCCACCATTCTTCCCAGCGGATTCAATAACGATATGCCAAACAATTACTTAGTTCTATCAGTTGATATAGACTATCGAAATTACACAATTTCATAAACCCATATAAATATTTAAAATGGCATTAAAAGATTTATTAACATCATCATTACCTAATTATTGTGTTACTTTATTGTCTGGAAGAAATATATGTTTCAGACCAATGATGGTCTCAGAAGAAAAATCATTATTATTGGCAAAACAACACGAACAAAAACAAACAATAATAAAAAATTTAATAAATGTATTATCAAATTGTTGTTCTGAAGAAAATTTAAAAAAAATAAAAGAAGTAACAATAGCAGAATTTGAAAATATATTCTTATTAGTAAGAGCCAAATCAATCGGTGAAACTGAATCGTTTTTAATAAAATGCCCAGAAACTAAAGAGCAAGTTCGTATTAGTGTTAATTTAGAAACTGATGTAAAATTAACACAAAACAAACCAAATAACATTATTAAAATAAATGACAATTTAGTTATTTTAATGAAAGAACCTTCTGTTTTTTCTTTATTTCAATACCCAGAATACGATAAAAACCCAGATCAAATGTTTGGGTTTATAGGATCTTGTATTAAAGAAATACAAACTCCCAAAGAAATTATAAATTGTGAAGATATATCAGAACAAGAATTAATTGATTTTATTAAAAATTTAACAAAAAAACAATTTAATGAAATATCAAATTATTTAAACAAAATATCAAAAACTTATATCTTAGCGGATTATACGACATCAGACGGTAAATCCAGACAAATAAAAATAAATGGCATCTTCAACTACTTTAATTTTTTTTTTGATCACCTAAATCTTAAATTGTTTTATAAACAAAATTTTTTATTAAAAAATTATCATAATTACAGTTTATACGAAATAGAAAATATGATACCTTGGGAAAGAACAATTTATATTGAACAAATAAGAAGTTATTTAAAAGAAAAAGAACAAGCAAAAAAAGGATTTGAATTTCTATGATTGAAGAAGATAAAGAAGAACCAGTAAATCAACCAGCTCCAGACACATTTTTTGATGCACTGGTAGATTCTGGTTTTTTCCCCGAATCATTAGAATTTGTAAAAGATAAAATAAATCCTGGAAATACTGAAGAAGAAACAGATAAAAGTCCAGATATAACAGAAACGCAACAAGAATCTAATATTGCTATAGAAGACATAAAGCCTATAGAACAATCAGAAGAAACAGAACAAGAACAGGCAATCTCTCTTTCTGATTTAAAAATCGAACAAACTTCTGATACAAACAATGAATCTAATATTGCAACACAAGAATTAGAACAACAATCAGAAGAGCAAGAAAAAAGTGAATCAGAATTAAAGTCGGAACCCATATCTGAACCAGAGTCTTCTGAAAGTTCCGATAAAATTAATGAAAGTTTAAAAGATCTAATACAAAAAAGCAAAGCAAATCAAGCACAGTCGTTTGCAAACGAAGAGCCTGAAGAACCAAACCAAGAATCAGAAGATATAAAAGGTATTGATATTACTAATGAATCAAGCACAACAAATGTAATGCCTTTAGAGCCTGATCATTTTAAAATAGTAAAAGACAAATATAAACAAATTCCTAATTGGAGAACATTAATTGGGTAAAAGAAAAGGCCCCTTTCGGGGCCTTTTTTATTCGTCTCCTAGAGACTTCAGGTAACTTTCAACATCTACATCTTCATCCACTTCCGTCTTTGGGGACGGCTTTCGTGAAGGCCGAGCAGGTGCTTCATTCTCAATAGTGTCCTCTTCGGTGGCTTCACCGCGAACATCGCCTCCTAGAGCGTCTACGAGCTTCACCTTGAGTTCTGCGTAACTCTTGAACTCCTTGGGATTCACAAACTCCTTGAGGGCGTATTGCTTCTTCCACAGAGCCTCAAGTTTGGCGTCATCACCGTCAAGCAGTTCTGAAGCCGCACTAAACTCAGACTTATCGTAGTTGACATAACCTTCAACCTTACGAATCTTTAGCTTGAAGTTGGCACCCTTCCAGAAGTCAAACGGATTTACTGCATTCTCGTCTTCAAACTCTGGGTTCATTTGCTCTTGAATCTTCTCAAAAATCTTCTTGCCGTACTTAAACAGGAACACCTTACCCTTGTTTTGAGGAGCAGCAGGATCTTCCACAACAAGAATATTAGACACGTAATTAAGCTTACGCTTACGATCACGAGCAATACGCTTATCGCTTTCAGTACCACTATTCCATAGCTCACTGTTTGCTTCACAAACCGGGCACTTTTCGCCAAGGGTAGTGGGGCAGTTGTGAATAAACCAACCACTCTTTCCCTTAAACGCGTGAGAGTACAGCTTAACCCATGGAATATCCTCGTTCTCCACTGCTGGAAGAAATCGAATTACAGCATATCCATTACTAGCAGAGTCCAGAGTTGGTCGCCAAAATCGATCATCCTTGTAGTCGTTGTTCTTGTTACTCTTCTCAAGTTCCTCTTGGAGCTTGCTGGCCATTGTCGTTGAATTCTTCTTTAGATCTTTAAATCCCATTATAAATCTCCTTTAATATAAAAGTATACACCGGATAAACTGTAAGTCAAATCAAATTGGTAATTTTGATGATTTTGGAAGGTAATTTAATCGCTGTCCTTCTTGCTCTATTTTTTCAATAATAGGCTTTGAAAGTATTTTTGCAACACTTTCTGGAAGTACATCTTTACTTTCACAAATAGTAACAACAGCATCCATATAAGACACTTTCCATTGTTCTACATATTTTTCTACTTGTCGGCAGAAATCGTTTTGTGATTCTTCATCAAAAAATATCACCATAAGTACAAATATTTATAGGGCATTACTATTAAAATCCAAATATTATTAAATCTTTATACGATCAATTATTGAATATAAAACACCCTTAATTGCATCCTTGGTGTGTTTCCATTTCTTTTCTTCTCCTTTTACTGGAGAAAATTTACTGAGAGGACATGTAGTACCTGCCAAAGTTAGTTTAACAGAAAGTGCTGCGCGTCTGCTTGCACCACAACCACATAGTGAACAAAATCCAATACCACCTGGATCTGTTTTGTCTTCTAAACTATCAACCCTACCTGGGCATCCCTTGCACAAGTCTAATCTCTTTTTTATTTCTTTTTGAGGAGCAGGTCCTTGAGTTGCATGTTTTACCTCAACCTTTAAATATTGTTTGGCTTTAATTAAAAATAATCTAAAATCTTTAATTTTTTTATTCCAAAAAATATAAAATAAACTAGTTTTTAAAGGATCTGTGCCATTACTGCACTTTTTTAAATCCTGAATAACTTCAGAGGTCATTTTTGCTGTTTTTCTTTTTTGTAATTTTGCGTGATGTTCAATTACTTTTTGTTTACATTTTATAAAAAAATCATCCATAAAAATTAATCTCCATTAAATCCAGTACAACCTGTTGTTCCGCTTGGCCAACTAATTTCACCACTAATACAACCGGATGCAGTACAACCAAGAGTGTATCCCCATGCTGTATAATTCCATTCGTAATCATCCAAACAAGATGTCCAAGATCCTGTAACTCCAGACCATTGACCCTTTTGAGCAAGTTTCTTTGTGTTGGTTGATGGAACGGGAACCCATGAAGGATAATGACCAAATGTTGCTCCAGTAACTCCTACATTTATTGGCCACGGTGGACACGGATCTTCTAGTGTTCCACTAACCCATAACTTTAGTCCCTTTGTGGTATCTGATGTAGAATTACTGTAACCTTTAGGCATCAACTTATTATAATATCTTCTGTTTTCATTGCAAGAAGAAGACCAAACAAATTCACCAGAAAGTCCTCTAGACCAAGGGGTTGCTCTGATGTGAACACCAAAACTTCTTCCTGTTGCGTAACTTATTACAGGATTATTAAAACACCAACGATTAATTGAATCACTTAATCCGGCATCACACATAAATCCGGTTTGTCCGGATAGCGACCAAGGACCATTTGGATCTTGAGCAGGATATCCTGGAAGTTTATCTTCTCCTCCCGCATCAACAGCAAATGCTGTACTGCTTTCACAAGACAAACTTATACCATCACACTTCCACAAAAATCGTACACCACGAGGATTACAAGCACACGGATTATTTGTAATTTGTGGTGTGGTATAACAATCTATACCTCCAACAGTCGCAGTTTGAGAAAATGGTGGTTGATCTGGATCGCAACCTGTTCCTATTGCACTTATTGGGAAATAGTACTGCATGGAATTTGGCCAGTCGTTTCCATATACTGTTCTTGGAAAAAATGTTGCTGGTCTTTGGTCTTGTTTATAACAATTATTCATAAACCAAGTAGGCATTCCTGGACCCAATCTACTACCACTATTCCACGGTAAATTTTCTAGTGGCATATCAGTACCACCACCGTTTCTGTAAGTAACATACACTCCAGTTTTATTGTATTTTCTGGCACATACAGCAAGATCCACGTAATTAGGAACAGCAAATCCCACATCAGTTTCTATATTCCAAGGTCCCCAAGGTCTTGTTGGGAACATGTGAGCACTCAAAGGTAGGGCAGGACCTATGCTACATTCTGTTGCAAACGGATCAGTGTAAAATGGATTGTTTACTCCATTACTGTCACCGTTACCACTTGGAGGTTCTGTATTACTATCACTTGGAATGTAAATACCAGCGTATGTTGTATTTCCTACTTCAACCGAATGTTCTGATGCATTTCCACCAACGTAACCACATTCTGCACACGGATCAGGTACGTAAATACTTCCGCCATTTCCGCCGTAATCGGTATCCCATGAATTCTGACCCTGATTGTTTGTAACTGGATTACCACTAGTTCTATTCAGACCTTTATCATCCATTAAATGATATTTTTCGCATTTAGAGTAAGCAGATGTAGTAATCAAATTTGCAGCTAATCCTTCACCCAATTCTTGGCCAGTAAGAACTCGTGTGGAAGAAACCCAAGCAACCGTGTTTGTACCAGCAACACATGTAAGAGACCGTGCCATATGAGACGGGTATCTAAAGATTCCAGGAACTCCTTTTACGCCCATTGCACCAGAAAAATTACCGTCAGACGGACAGAAAGACTCACATGGATGGTCTGCACCAAAGTTCATAGTACATCTGTTAGCAAGTTCTCCATCGTTTGCACATCTTGAAGGAATACCAGGAAGATTTCTAGAAGATGGTCTACTTCTACTTGGTGCTGCAACTTTTGTGCTCCAACCGTAAGAAGCATTGACTCTATTCCAACTAGGATATAATCCTCCCGTGAATCCAGCAGGTCTTACTTGCTGCCCTGCTGTCCATAAATTAGTTGTTGTGATTGCCCAATTAGGATCATAACCGGATTCTCCATAGTCACAATTAAAACATCCAATTCCTTCTCCTCTTGGTGGTAAAGAAGGAGTACAACTATAAAAACTATTACTACTAAAATCCCAATTATCGTAGGCTGGACAGTCGTATTGTTGTTTTGAACAAGGAGTAATATAACCTCGATCAGTCATATAAAATTTACAATCTATAGGATCGCTGGGAACACAACCAGGACATACTCCACCAACCGGTGGTTGATCGTTGCAACAAGTTAATGTATTATTGTAGTTGTAACCACGGTCTTTAGGTGTTACTGTTCCTTGGTATGGTACATAATTACTGTCAAACGAACAGTCTCTGCTGTACAGTCTGGTTGGTCCGTCTGGAGCGTAAGCAGTGTCTGCTGCATTTGATTTTCGTGTAGTAACAATCTGTCCGGATCTTCTCATGCCTACAGCAAAATCTTTATAGATGGTTAGACCAGCGCAGTCTTCACACCAAACTTTAGGATCAAACCAACTCTTATCAGTTGCTCCATCGATTGGATCTGATATATTTCCTGTATATAACCAATTTACAGGATATATTGGATCCACATGAACTCCCAGATCAAAGTGCGGGAATCCGGGAGTTCCTTTTCTCCAGTACGCAAACCAGTCAGTGTTTGCATTATATGTTGGATTATCGTATTTGTTACTGGGATATTGTGGTGAAATGGGATCCGGATAACCAATACTGCCAGGACCCATGCACGCAGATCCTTCTCCTGCTTGTCCGTTGTGGCGTTTGATTGGAGAAATTTTAATGTCTGTCCAATTGTTTACCGCACACGCCACATCAGGATCACCCCAACAAAGAGCTGTGCCGTCATTAAACAGCACTGCACTGGTACTAAATCCTGCATGTATACTGACAATTTTATTGATCTTGGGGTGGCGTCCTAGTGTTATTCCGGCTTTTAGTGATTCTGGAACATTGCATTGTCCCATGGAATTTAATCCCCAACACATAATAGTATTGTCTTCTAGACGAATTATGTTGTGATAAGCACCACACTCAATGTCTATAACTTTTAATTTTGTTGATCCTGCACCTTTTGTTGGTAGAGTTGGAACACACAAAGGATGGCCAACAGGAGCAGGAATTACTGCTGGTTTGTAATACTCGTAAACGGTTATACCAGTTAAAAAGGTTACACCATTTGGTCCAGTTACTGAGTACAGATAATTACTAAAAGTGACCGAATTTAAATCACCAAAAGTACCGTACTTTTTTGTTATCAGATATTTCCAACGTTCACTGGTTACTCCACCAATTCCAAAAGTATTACCAGTATTTAATTTATACGGCCTTTCTACTCTTGATCCTTCACCATCAAATTCAATGTATCCGTGAGGCCAATTGTATGTAAAATGATTTGCAGGATCACCTTCATTGCCTGGTCCGTCGTATGTGGTTATTCTGTTTCTTGTGTACCAACATCCTCTGCCTATCGGGCCGGTTTCCCCGGATGATATGTCATTGTTTATGCCGGTACAACCAGAACAACCAGTGCATCCAATTCCAGTGATGTACACACAAGTTCCAGTACAACCAGTACATCCTTGATATAAACTTAATTCTAAACTTTCACTGGATCTGCATATACCAGTAAACACGTTAAACAAACTTTTAACGATAGGGTACTTGCTGGTTTCTGAACAATTATAATTTGTTAGTTGAGAACCCACTCCTTCTCTGGCAGGAGAAGTTACAGATTCTGCAGGAGAGTGAATCATTATATCAACATCTTGATCTGAATTAGTCCAATTTGTTCTGTTTGGACTTCCATTTGGATTGAATGTTGTGATGTAACGATTAGCTCCGTCAGAAAAATATGGAGACTCGTGCACACGCATCCAATCGTAATCAAAAACACCCCAAGCACGAGTGTCTTGATTACCTATTTGGCCGTACGTTACACCTTTTGCGCCTTCTAATCCAGAACCAATAAAACAATTAATTCTGCCGTCTAATGTCATCACTAAAAAGTGATACCATCCGGCTCGAACTAAAACCATATCTCCGGTTAAACCTATAGGTGAACAACAACAAGGATTCCATCTAGACATACTGTAAAGCGACTTTCTGACCTGAAATTATTTCAGGGTCAGTAGATATTTAGTTTGATTTACCAAACCAAGCATTTCGTCACGGATATTGGAAAGATCAGTGTTTCCGGACAGTTCTTTTTCTATTTCAACCGAAAAAAAGTGTACTGCTTGATCTAACAGTTTCATTGGGCTTCCTAGAGTGTACGGACGGAGATCTAATTTAATAGGTGGTAGATTCTTACCATGGCTTCCCATGTATGTTTCCACAAACGTGTCTATCAGTTCATCTAAACCTTCGTAAGCCTTGCCTAAAGCTTTATGTTCAGCATAAGAGCTTGTACCCCAGTGAAGCATACGAAGTTGGTTTTGAAGTCCTAATAGTTTATCTACCATATGTGTTCTCCTATAGTATATAATGCACCCGGGTGGGGATGCAAAGTATCTATAGAAATTCCATTTTCAATAAATACCCGTAGAAGGAAGGTGATTTCTAATGCAAATAATCAATTGGCTAAAAGCTCAATTAAACACCGTTCTAGTTAAATTAAATCTAAAACCACAACCCAAGAAGTGTTCAAAGAAGCAGTGCTGCAAAAAGTAAAGAGTATTCAATAATGGAATAACGGGCTCCCACCTGTGACGGCGGGAGCCCTTATTCTTTTTACACTATTACCTTTTTACAGTAGTCGTACATGGCAATGCCACTTGCCGTACCTACATTCAGGCTACGCACAGAACCGTACTGAGTGATGTATACGGTGTCCTGAGCCATCTGGAGCAGCTCTGGAGGCACTCCAACCTGTTCTTGGCCCAGAATGATTACTGCGTGCTTATTGATGGGCCATTGGTAAGATTCCAAATTAATGGAATTTTCCACATTATCCATGGCAACCAGATGTAGTGGTCCTACTTGTTCCGCCAGCGTGTCAAGTCCTTGCACCAACCGATCCAACGTTCCACAGTGTACAGAACGAACATAGTGGTGAGTACCAACAGTACCACGACGATCATACTGCTTAGACCCATAGATAAAAACTCGTTTAGCCAAGAATGCGTTAGCGTTCCGGATGCAAGTAGCAATATTAAAGTCATTGTATAGGTTGCTGCAAATAATAGAGAAGTTGTTTGCTCGTGAGTCAAGATCCGCAATAATTGCTTCATGATTCCAGTAATGGTAATGGTCAATGATGTTACGAGATTCACTCGCCATCCCAGTTCTTGAAGAATTGATTGAAGTCAGGTCCGTCATTGTCTCGCTTTCGCTTCTTGTTTTTGTTTCCCAGATAAAAATTCTTGTAGTAATACTTAAAGTCGGTAAAACCTGGCCATCCAGCAGCATTTAATGCTTTAGTTTCTAACTTGATGCCATGCTTAACAAACCAAGCACCTAAATTGTATCGTAACTGTTTTACTGAGCCAGGATAACATTCTTTGGATGGATTCCAATCACGAGCATCCATCTTTAAAAGAATACCAAATCCTAGATTAATGAGCTTCTTACCAAACCAAATTTTAAATGTATTAAATGTTTTCATAATGCGGGTAAAGGGAATCGAACCCTTGTCTACTGCTTGGAAGGCAGTCGTGCTACCATTATACCACACCCGCGTATTCTGTCAAATACTTTTTGAGAGCAAGATCCTTTGCCTTGGTTTCCAGCATGACGTCGTACATGCGATTCGTATTAAATTCTGGAAGAGGACCTTCAATATAATCTGAATGTGCTTGTGGACGCTTACCGGGAGCAGATTCTGAATAATGAATCTTGGGAACCTGATCATCCGGCCAAGTGGAAAACATCATGTCTACTGCTTCGTCTACCGTTTCGTTGGAACAAAAACGGTGATGGTGATAATCGTAAACTAGGCGAATTCCACACTTAGAGTAAATCATATCGTACAATTCCTTGGGTGACCACATAGATTGCTTGTCATCATTCTCCAAAGTTAGTTGCATTTTTAATGCAGGATTCAACCGCTTAAAATTTTCACAAAAACGTTCTGCGGTAGTCTGCTTGTCTTCGTAAACACCGCCAACATGAATATTGATATTGAAATCGTGATCTTGACCAAGCAGGCTACCAATCAGTTGATGCATTTCTAGTGATCGCACAGACTTCACCACGATCGCGCTATTAGGGCTTGCAAGGCACGTATACGGCCCAGGATGGCACGACAGGCGAATACCCGCCTGACGAGCAATAGAGCCTGCTTCAACCAACTCAGACACAATATCAGTATGGTGCTCTCGTGACAAGTCTCCCAGAGTATATCCTAGTTCAGAGTGATCCATAAATGGAAAAATTTCACTGCTGACACGGAACATTTGAATTCCGTTATCACGGTTCCATTCCATGATCTTAACCAGATCCTTGCTATTTTGAAGTGCCAGTTGACCTACACGATCCAAACTAAAACCAGACATACGCAGAGTACGACTGGCAGTAATCTGATCCTTCTTCTTAACGCCTTCGTTAAGAGTAAGATTCATACAAGCATAACCAATTTTACGAACTGGCATTTGTTTTATTCTCTAGTTCTTTGATACGAGTTTGGAGACGCTTAATTTCTTCGTGTGCCATCAGCATGATGTCTTGCATTTCACGCCAACCAGAGTACACTTGAGTATACGCTAGTTTAAATAGTTTATTTAAATCATCATCTGTCATAATGAAGTGACCCCAGCGGGACTCGAACCCGCAGTCATCGCCTTGAAAGGGCGAGGATTTGGCCAGTTAATCTATGGGGCCTTTTTGTTCTTTGTTTTGTTTGGAATTGGATCAGTCTGCTTAGGAAAACTTCCACGCATACTCTTACTAATAATCATATGGATGTTGTTTATGTCTTTTTGAGTGAACAACATGCCGCTGGCTGTCATGTACTTTAATACATTACGAGTAACCGTGTCCGCAAGAGTTTGTTGTTTTGATTTTCGCATAAACATATTTAGTAGGATACCAGAGACTCGAACTCTGCAATAGATCGTTATAAGCGATCCTGTCCCACCCGAGACTTGTATCCCATGCGCTTATTCTACCTCAGATTCAGCAGAAAGCAAGTTAATTCGTGACTTTTTATTAGCAATATGTCCGTTTTCATTACGAATCATGTAGTTGGACTTTTGACGGTCGTGGTCATTACCAAGACGGTAATTGATATCAGTAATGCCCATACCAATTAATTCTTCCTTATGGGCATCAAGGAAAGCAATAAACTTATTGCAAGCATCCATTGAATCTGATTCAGGTGTTGTCAGTGGAAAGTCCATGTGCAGTCGAAACATCGATTGGCTCCTGTTCTTGTGTGATGTACTGTCTAATCTGATCTCGTAGCTGTACCATACGGCCACGAATTACTGTGAGTTGTGCACTCATCTGATCTAGTTCTGCTTGTAGCACATCTAACGCTTGTAGATCACTAGGTTTAGGTTGTCTCATAGAGTAATAATTCCTTGATCTGTAGTGTAATGAATTTCATGAAAGATTTCTTGACACCACGGAAGGCAAAGTTCACACGGCCTTGCAATACGAAGTTCCCCAAATCGATTAAAACGAACATTAAGGAGAGTTAGCTTCTTGTCACGAAGATTTCTAGGAACCTTACGATAAGCGTCCAGTTCGGAGTGCATTTCATCAAATGCGTATCCAATAACCTTGGCCTTTGGGTGTGTTTTAAAAAAGTTACGACCGGTTGCTACAATTCGATTCTTATGTAGAATAAAAGAAAGATGCTTCTTTTGGCGAGGCAATTCCATACAAAGAGGAAAAGCCTGCTCCAAATACTCATCAATAAGAGTGTTGGTCATAATAACTAATATACATCACTTCTGCTTAGAGTCAATTTTTTTCGCAGACTTTTTCTTCTTTTTATTAAAGATATCGTCCCAGTTTTTGGAATACTGTTCCCAGTTTACTGGTCGATATTGATCACCTTTTCCTGCTGCGTGCTTGCCGCCCATTTATTGTTCCTTTAAATCATAATAATAATTATCGTCGTCTCCGTCTATAATCCATCTATCGCTAGATCCTTCACAACGAAATATTTTATTATCTACTTTAAAATCTGGTTTGGTTGGAAACGGTTTAGTGACAAAAGACATATGTTTCCAATAAATTCTATTATTTGGCTGTAAAGTATAACAACCATTATCCAGTTTAATCATATGCAAACATTTATATTGTGTTGGTTCGTCACTATACGGGTTATCATACCAATCAAACGTCATGGTGTAATCTCCCCAATGTTCAGAACCATCTTTCAGTATTACTTTTGCTCTGGAATTTTTTAGGTAATCGTACACAATATTTGTACAATTAATAGAAAAACAATCCCACAATTGTAGATGATCTAGTGGAATACTGGGAGCAGATTCTTTATGACACAGCATGTGTATTGGTATTCTGCTTCTAACTAAACCATCATCAGTTAATACAGTAAATAATAAAGCAGTATCTGAATTTGATTGAGCACCAAAAACAGTAACTTTAACAAATTCACCAACATGATCTTTATGCTGGTACATTTGTTCTTTTCTCATATAACAATAGAAATGAGGAATATTAACATTTAACATAATATTTAAACTCTCGAAACTGGACTCGAACCAGTGACCCGTGAGTTAACAGCTCACTGCTCTACCAACTGAGCTATTCGAGAAATTTTTTAATCCTTAAATCGTGTAAACTTAGGATTATTTTTGTTGTACTCTAAAACAGTTTCCTTTACGTCCATATCCGTAAGTGCTTCACTAATAGTGTTACGAATACAAAGAAGTTCATCGTAAGAGTATCCGTCAATCATTTCATCACAGTCAGTTGCTTGAAAACAAGCAAGAAATTTGCCAGGGTTCAGAGGATCTGGAAATACTGTGATCATTGGCTTACGAACATCATCAAGACGATTCACACCAGTTGCAACAAATACGTTTTGTTTATGCATAATTAATCCTGTAAAAATTCACGTTGATTAGAATTTTCTGTTAGACGATTACGAGAATTTTCATAATCACGACGAACATTCTCTAGAATAGTACGGTTGGCATCAAACCAACCTGCACGATACTCATCCCAATACACACCAATTTCACTAGTTGAAGGCATCTCTCTGCCTTCCATTCGGGCATCATACCCGCTTCGATACGCTTGACCGGGAACGTACTTTGGTTGACTCATTTGATGACTCCTTTGATTGAGAAATATTCATTCCAAATTGTATGCCTAACAAAAATATTTGAACGCAGCACAAAAAAATTAAAGTGTAAAACCAGTATTCCATACAATCCTTTCTATAAAAACACACCCGGCTGGGTTCGAACCAGCGACCTTAGCATTAGAAGTGCCACGCTCTAATCCAACTGAGCTACGGGTGTATGCTGATTGTTTAGTCAGCCCCGACTAGCTTCATGCCACCGCCTGGTGTAACAAGCTTCTTTGAAGGAGCAGAGATACCAGTCTTAAATGACATGTATTGAGTTTCAATTTCCTTCTCGGCCTTTAGAGTTAGCCACACAAAGTCAGCAGGAATATTCACGCCGTCCTTGGTGTCAGCAAAAGGCATCCAACCAATAAATGCAAGACGACCATCTGGAGTGGGAACAAGGGCCATAGGATCCTTGAGGTTCCAACCAGTGTTCGTCTTGGTTGCACGGCAAAGAACGTCTTCACCTGTCTTCATACGCATAATTAGAGTTTCAGTGTTTTCCATAGTGTTCATATTATATCTCCTAAATTAAAAAATGCAAACACAATCACAAATTTATTTATAAAAAAAATCTGTCCTTTTTAAAGGGACAGATTTTCATCGAAAAACTCAATCAAAATTTAACTCAGCGAGTCTTGTAACGAGTACCGTCTGCACGGAACTTGAACACACGACGACCCGGATGAGTGTCCTTCATGAAGTATTGGGTACGACCGGTTGAACTCATACGAGTCTCAACGCTCCAGTTACCGAACTCTTCAACGATCTCGCGGATGTCGCTGATGGTTGCACGGAGGTTCTGCACGCCGAAACGAGCACGAGCCTCAGCAGCAGTCAGAGTACGGCCACGCTTGCTCAGATAGTTAATCACCTTGTTTTGCTTAGTAATAGTACGCATAATAAAACCTTTCTAGAAATTTTAGGACATTCAGTTATTACCATTCACTGTCCTGTGATGAATGGCTTACGTTTAGTAAATATACACCCAAAATAACGAGTGTCAAGAAATAATTAAATCTTTTCTGCGATTTCTCGCACCTTCATCCACTCTGGACGACGGTAATCATCCATGGGAGGAAATTGTGACTTCTTGAGAACTGGATGATTGAATGCTTGCTTCATGTCTGCCATGATCAAGTTAAGATCTTCAATATTAGCACCGAATACACTGGACTGACTCACAGTATGATCAATGGGTTCATCATCAATGTAATACACTTCATGAATACCATACCATGGAGTTTCATTAGTATCATCCACAATAATACGGTAATTCCAAGTTAATTTTCCACTCATTGCTTGTATTCCTTTCGTTCCTGATCACGCTTCTCGCAAATCAGTTGCCATTCCTTATCATCGTTTGGAAGATAAGTGGTGGCAGCAACATCAACTTCCACCACAGTGGCTCGCCAACCGTCTGGAAGAACCACAACACTGCCGTGTTTCATTTCTTCGTTCATTCGTGTAACTTCTTGATTTAAAGAACGATTAGAAATTGTATGATTTGGTCGAACTAGTAAAATCTTACGTGTCATTACTTTTTCCTTTTTCTAAACAGAGCCGCAATTCCTGCTGCCACAATTAATGTGAGTGAAGCAGGAGCAGGTACAGCCGCTGTTGTAGTGCCTTCAGAAGGAGTTAGTGGTACGCCCAAACAAAATCCTTCTACCTGATCAAACGCAACTGAAATACAAAACTGTTGATCAGACATCTGGTATGTTCCAACCAACTCGCCGTTTAGGTACAACTTATAGACCCAAAGACCAACAGCTTCTCCGGTAAACATGGTATCGCTGTATGTTGCCAGCGGAACTGTATTACCGGAAATAGAACCACCAAATTCGGTGGCCATTGACAGGGCTGGCTTAAACTGAGGAGGCTGTGTATACGCTTGTGTGGTATACATTGATCCTTCGTATGCAGCCCTATGTGAGAACTGTCCTTGTCCGTAAAATGTAGATGTAAAACCCATAGTATTTAAGTAGGAGCGACAGGACTCGAACCTGCATGATCTTGCGACCAGAACGTTTTAAGCGTTCCGTGTATGCCATTCCACCACGCTCCCAAAAGTGCCCCCTGTAGGAATTGAACCTACGACCTATAGATTAAAAGTCTACTGCTCTACCAACTGAGCTAAGAGGGCTATTCACTTGTAACTCACATAATATAGCTCAGGATTTACGGGAGTCAAGAATTATTTGTTATATGCTTGCGGATAGTAAGTGGGAAACCATTCTCCCCTTTTTTGTCTTTCACGAACAGCTTTGAATCCTGCTGGATCACCTTCTAATTCGCCTTCTGGTGTAATATTAAAAGCAAGACCAGCATCACTTTGAAACATTTTTTCCATTTGTTGCCTAGTTCTATTATCTGGTGGATGTAATAAACCAACCATACTATCTATTGCGGCGGGAGCTGCAGCTGCCATACCACCTACAACCGCACTGCCTACGCCAGACATTAAAGCTAAAGTATCAGCAGAAATTGCACCCCGTCTTGCACCACTTGGAGGTGTTTGTGGTTTCGTGGGTGTGGATGCGGAAGCTGGTGTTTGTGTTGTAGTTGGGGTTACTGGTTTTGAAACTTCTATTGTGCCTGCTCTTAATGGTCCACTAGAATAACCTTCTATTGTGCCTGCTCTTAATGGTCCACTAGAATAACCTTCTATTGTGCCTGCTCTTAATGGTCCAGAAGAAATATTTGCTGTTGCTTTTGTTGTCTGGGGGGCTAACACATGAGGAGAAAGTATAATTTTTTTGGGATCTCTTACATTAATTATTTCATGCGGGACAACTTCTCCAATTTTTTTATCATATGCTTTTATAGCGTCTATTCCTCTTTCATCTAAAGCACTTTGTATTCGTGCTAAATAGTCAGGGTTTTTTCTATCTTTAAAATTATCTGGAATAGATATTCCCAATCGTTCGCCCACTGTTGGTATATTTTCTCCATAACCCATTTCTATTGGATTTTCTATATTAGCATACGCAGTAATAATTCTACTACCTGGTGCGTATGAATGTGTAGTTTTACTTGTTGGTGGTTTGAAAGGACGAAGATACCATGGTTGTTTTATTTCTATACTATTTGGTATTGTTGTCAGATAACGTTCAGCATAAGTTGGACTTGAAGTCCAATATTGTCCGGGACCCCATGTATTAGTACCAAGATTATTACTTATTCTTCCTGTTTCTGCAAAATCAAAATTTGGTGTAGCAGACGTTCCACGATATAGTGGTTGAGGTAATCCGGTTTTAGGGTCTATAGCCTTTGTTCCTTTTAAACGGGTTAAAAGATCATTTACATAATTATTAAATGAATTATCAGATTCTGATAAAAATTGAATAAAGCTTTTCATACTAATATTTATAATAAAAAACCTCACTTTTACGTGAGGTTTTTTAAGAGTTATTTGTACGATTCTGTTAGACTCTAATCACAGACAACGCTGAAGTTGTAGCACCTTCAGAAAGCTTTTATAATATAAAATAAAGTGTCTTTAATAATTCTTAGCAATACTAGGAAGACGACCAAGCCGTTCTAGGGCTTCGCGGGTCTTCTTCTTGGCATTTTCAGCAATAGCAAGTTGACGATCTCGCGTAGCATTACGCTTACGCTTACGGTGCTTCATGAAAACTTTACGAGTAGGTGTGTTAGCCATAATGTTTATTATATACTACGGTTTAAACAAGTCAAATAATTTATCCCAAAATCTTTTAATAAAATTTGGAAATCCTAGAGGTCCTCGTTGTAGGCTGTACTGCCAACCAGACAGATCTGTGGCTCTCATAAACTCTTCGGCACTCATTCTGGAGGACTGAGTGGAAATGCTTCTCCACAGCTTAACTTCATTAGACAACACCTTGATCTGCTTTAACAGCAGTTCTTGGTATTGTGTATGAAGGTCTCGGCAGTTTTTATCACACATTATGAAAAGATCGTATTAATTTGTCGGTTCACTCGTATAAACGTAGTACACTTTGGAAGATCCTTGAGACGAGCCGCACCAACGTATGTGCAAGCAGAACGAACACCACCAAGAATTTGTTGCATCACACCAGCCACAGGGCCTGCTGGTTCAACAAACACTCGCTTTCCTTCTGCTGCACGATATGTTGCCACTCCTCCAGAACGCTTCTCCATTGCTGCTGCTGAGGACATCCCGTAGAACTCCTTGCCCTCGTCTGTCAGCTCGCCTGCTGATTCGTCTGTACCAGCAAACATTCCACCAATCATAACAAAATCTGCACCCGCTCCAAATGCCTTGGCTACATCACCAGGACAGGTACAACCACCGTCCGATATCACGTAACCACCCAATCCGTGTGCGGCATCAGCACACTCCATGATGCACGACAGTTGCGGATAGCCAACACCAGCAACCTTGCGAGTCGTGCAGACTGATCCAGGACCAATACCAATCTTTACAATATTTGCTCCTGCAAGAATCAGTGCTTCAGTCATTTCTCGTGTCACAACATTTCCAGCAATCAGAATATGATCCGGAAACAATCCACGAATAGTACGAACATAATTCACAAACTTTTCAGTGTACCCGTTTGCCACATCAATACAAATAAATTTGATGGACTTATGCTTGTTTAGAATTCGTTCAGCCTTTTGAATTTCTTCCATGCTGGAATTCATGTCACCCATGCCCATGGTGTACACCACATTAGGTGGCCAGTTCACATGATCCGTGATCCAACCGTACATAAAGTTGTCCCATTCGGCTTCTGTGTAATATTTGTGAATACCACACAGTGCATTATATTCTGCTAGGCTGTCAGCCATTTGAAACGTACCAACTGTGTCCATGTTGGCAGCAACAATCGGCACACCAGTCCATTCTTGTTCCATATTGTCTGGAAGTTTAAACGTAAACTTGCGTGCCACATCAACTTTACTGCGACTGTCAAGATTACTGCGCTTTGGGCGAATCAGAACGTCGGCAAAATCCAGCTTGATATCATCTTCAATCTTCATAATAACAATTTACTCCAAAAAAGTCACACAGTCAAGTAAAAAACATTATTTTCCGCCAGCAGCGTAGTAACCAGAGATGGCAGAACGCAGTTTAGTCATGATTTTTGCCAAATTACGCCAATCTTTTTGATCAAGCAGATACTCTTCGTACATACCAAGCACTTCAGCAGCAGTTTCGGCCAATTTTTGTGAAGTTTTTTCGAGAAGTTCTGATTTTTTCTCTTCAGGCATTGGTAGATCCCCTTGTGGTTCTGGTTTTTTCTTATTGGATGTCAGTTTTTTCATTTCTGATCAATTTAAAAACGCGATTTGGGTAAAAACTTCTCCACTCACTAGCATCTAAGTCCCAAACTGCCATAACTCCTTGTCTATTGTATTTAGTTGCAACCGGATCTTTATCTTGCAGAGTACATCTCATGCGTCTCATGGTTCCGTCAGTGATTTTATAAAAGAAAAGAGTGCAAACTCCTTCATTTAATTGTTCATCAATTTCGGTTGGTGAAGGATTTATTATTTCAACAGGAGTTTTATCTTTTCTTTCCTGAATTTCTGCTAAAGATTGATCAACAAACTTTAATTCACCAATAGTTCGTAAAATTTTATTTTCACTTTTGGCAAATTTACCACTAGCATCTCGCGGTTGGAGTGCTTTTGACCACATTCCAGAAAAATCTAATGGATTTTTTTTAAATTTTGCCATTTTATTCGTAAAAATCCGGATTTTTCTTTCCGTATAGCCGAATAATTTGACCTGCAGTTGCGTTTGCTTCGTTTTCGCAGTCAGAACCTGTGTCGCCATTCAGTTCTTCACCGTTCACGTTTTGTTTGTGGTGTACAAGTTCGTGTGCAAGTGATCTGGCAACATCAAAAAGTGCTCGACCTTTGGCGTAAACTTTGATATTTTTAGTGTTTGGGCAATAATTTGCCGTTGTCATGTTGCCGTCTCGTACTTGCACCAATTCAATTTTTGGTGTATCTTGTAATTTCAGATGATCACAAGCAAATTGAACAAAATCGTCCAATTTTTCTTCCAACAACATGGTGGTTTTTAGATATTCGTTGAATCCTAACATGACTCTAGTATTTATAGAAAGCTAAATATTGGTATGAAATCATTTTTACAACACCTTCAAGAACGTTCTTTATTGGCTCCCATGATGTTGTCTGCTGCAATTGGTGCAGGAACTCCTCCAGAAGAACCACCACCAACAACCACTACCACTACGACAACAAAACCCACAGAACCAAAAAAACCAAAAACAGTTACTACACAACAGTACGCAACAGATAATGCAGCAAAAAATGGTATTTTGCAATCTGAAGATTTAACTCTTGTTGGAAATTTACAAAATCCAACACCATGGAATGATAAATTTGGAGAAAAGCCGTGGTATTTTGGTAAAGCTTATTTAAATCCACAAGCAGCAAGTGCATTTAAAAGAATGGATGACGATTACTATAAAGAAACCGGAAAACGTATAGGCATTAATAGTGCTTATAGAAGCCGACAACAGCAAGCAATGTTTGGTGGAAAATATGATGTTGCTGCTCAACCTGGGAAGTCTAGACACGGGCTAGGATTAGCGTTAGATGTTCAACCAGGAACTCCAGAATTTAATTGGATGAAATCACGAGGTGGCAATTACGGTTGGAAATGGATGAATATTAAGAATGATGCTTGCCACTTTGGATACTGTGGAAACATGGAAGTTCCAGATAAAGATTAATTAAATTAAATAATAATTCCACGTTGACGTAATTTAAATTTCATCCAATCGTTGGCATTTTCAAAAACGGTTTTAACTGGTTCATAACTTACTTTTGCTGGTTTTTTTTACTTCTTTTCTAGCTTTTATAATTTCTTTCATGCTCATTCCTGGTATTGCAGAGTGAACAAGTTTAGAGAGCAGGGCGTCTTCTTTGGCTTGAAATTTTATATCCCCTTTTTGTTTTTTCTCTCCCTCATCATAAACACCAGATAAAGCTCGTATTGTTGCTTCCTGATCTTTAGTTTGTATTCCTAACTGTGTTAAATGTTTTCCTATGTAATATTTGCTTGTTGGTACTGTGGAAAATCTTTTAACTCTATCTCCGTGAACTAATGTGATAACATCAATTCCTTCTCTTCTATGATGAGCCGCCAATCCCATTTTTGCTCTTTGAGTATCTTCTTTTCCTAGTGGAGTTCTAGAAGAAACTTTTCCTTCTTTTGGGGGAACAGGCTTAACTCCTTGTTGTTGTAATTCTTTAGAAAGCCGTGTGGATGAAACAAGAGCGGGTCTAGGTCCACGTGAAAGAACTCCCCCTTTTATTTCCTCTCCAGTACGTCTAAATGTGGTTGGTGAAGATCTGTCCGTTTTAGATCCAACTTCTTCAAAAGAAACGTCCAATTCTCCTTTAGCCCCAGGTCTACTAACTTTAACTACCCAACTACCAGATCCATTTTTATGTGGTATTGTGTGAGTATAATCGTGCTCATGACGATCAACATAAAAGTGCTTGTGTATATCTTTAAAAAATGCGTCTTTATTTTGTTGTGTAATTTTGTGACCTTCGTAAGAATATAATTCACCTATTGTATCCGCAGCACCGACCATCTGTGCTTCATCACCCGATTCTCTAGAGGATAAAATAGGTTGTCTAGTTATTTTGCTCATTTGGGTTGATTAAATACTGTTATTATAAACTGAATAAAAGCATTTTTATTTTTGTTGATTTGCTGGATGATCTTTACCAACAACAACTGGAGAACCAGGTTCGCTTGTTGGTCGTACAGCAAAGTTTCCTGCTTTTGCTAGATTCTTCTTACCACCTTTAATACGAAGACCAGCAATAACACCTTCATTCTCACCAATACCGTTTAGTTGTTTATCCAAATAACGGTGATCGTGAGCGTCTGCATCAACAACTCGCCACTTCTTACCGGTAGCTTCGTCTACCACATGTGAAGGTAGAACACCACCGGGTTTTTCGCCTCTGCCAGCGTGAACAGCAAACACCATGGCAACAACTCCACCATTATTTAAATGTTGACGTGCGTGATGCCAATTGCTGTCTGGGCCTTGAATACCTGTAGAAGAAAATGTGAGATGGTAATTATCAGGAAGTTTTTTAGGAGTACCGTCTGTATTCATTACTCTGCTGGCTATCTTGGTGTAATCGTAAAATTGAGTGTTTTTGTGTTCGCTAAAAATTTCAGGATGTACGGTTTCCCAAGGAATATCAGAAACAACATTTAGACGAGCAACAGCTTTCTTACCTTGTTTGGCCATGGCCCGTTCGTGTGCGTCTAATTCATTGTGTAGTATTATACCAGCACTTTTTGCTTTAGTTACTACTCTTTCTAATTTTCTTCCCCGTGCTTCTTGACTCATGGCTCCACGGCCAGTCATGTTTAAACAAGCTTTAGCACACTCTCCGGTTGCACACGGACAAGTATTAATTAAACCGGATTGTTTTTCTGGAAGCAAAGTTAATCCTATTGTTCCTCTGTCTGGAATTGTGGATTCTTCTTTTGCTAGTTTGGGATTTCCACCTTGTGCAGTAAATAATTTAGTTCCAGGTCTAATTCCTAAATCTGCTCTTGCTGCTTTTTTTGCTTTTTTATCTCTCCAGAGTTTATGTGATTCACCCATGTCTGCTTTCATTGTTGCAAACGAATATTTTTTAGCTTCAGGTTGAGGAGCAGTGGACGCAAGAACTGGTAATGAGATTTGTTCGCTTAAAAATTCAATATAAGTTTCAAAAGTAATGTCTTCAAATAGTTCATCAAATACTGATTCGGTTATTAAACGATCAGCAGTAGTTTCATAATTTTCTACTATTACATCACTAATGGTTCTGAATTGTTTTCCAATAAAACGCTCTATTAATTTTTTGCTGAATGGATTCATTTTACTTTCCTGTTATAAACTGAGTCGTTGATCTTGTTTGGATCTGAGATATTCTGTAACTTTATCTAGGTATCCTAGATTGCGTAACTCTTTGAACACCAAGTTCTCCACCGAGAACTCGCCACCTTGTTTCAGTGCAGCTGCACGCATCTCACGGAATTTAGTTTTTAATGCTTCAAACGCTTCATCTTCCGCACTGGTACTGATTAGCGTATCAATCTTTTCCACGTACTGTTCAACTTTACGTTTGATGCCCGGATCTTTCAGATTGACTTCTTTCTTTACCGGTTGAACCAACCACTTATCATTCTTGACACTGTACACGCCTTGATCTTTGGTGTACGCGGTATCTTTGTCTTGAGCGTACAGTTCAACGTCGTGTCCGTAAATTTTAATATCGTGGACGAGCCCCCATAGTTGTTTCTTGCCACGCAGGTACTCGTCAAGTAGTCCTTCGCATTCTGGAATCTTATCCATGTCAACCACAACGTGCAGATCAATGTCTGAATACGGTGTGTAGTTGTAATTGGCGTTACCACCAACTAAAATAATGTCAGTGATTGCCGCAGGAGGAATCTTGGCGAATCCTGCCCAGGTTCTGGCAATCATCATCAGCTTGGCACGAACTTCAGACTTCAATTTGGTGTCATCCCAAATTTTGAGATTTAACTCGTCATGATACTGCAGTGTTAACTCTACTGCTTCTCGTAAAATGTTCCGGAAAGATTTCATTAGTCAATCTTGTCTGGATTGCCGTTCATGTAGTCGTGTACTGAACTAATGTAGTCTTTAGCCTTGGTGATTTTGGATTGTACCCAAGCTTCTAGTTGGGTGTCGTCCTTCATCATGCTTGCAAGCTCTTGAGCCTTTTGTGCAAGAACTTTTAGTTCACCGATAGCCATTTGACCTTCGGTGTCTCGTTCCTCGTATATTTTTGGCATACTTGGAAGTGAGCCGGTTACCGAATTGTACATCTTCTTGTTAGCGTTTAGAACACTGTTTAACAAACCGCTGCCGGTTGTTGCAGGTACTGTAGATTGTGGTGCAGGTGTGCGTATTGGGATGCTGGGTATCTTATCTTGATAGACTGGATATTTTCCACGTATATTATCGTTTGGGTTCTCTTTATCCGGAAGAATACGGTCGTATCCAGATGTTGGTTTTGGAGTTGGAGTAGTATTATCTTCTACTCCAATAAGGTTTCCGTCTGGACCGTAAATTGGTTTTCCTGGTTGTGCACCACCCCATGCGCCGGTTCCGGGTTTTGGTTTGCTGCCACCCCAACTGCCGTCTCCAGGAGTTGGTGTTGGCTTGGGTTTTGGAAACCATGAAGGAAGTGGACGTTCCGGAGCGTCCTTTTTTCTTATCCATCGGTTTCGTGGTTTATAATTAAGACCTACTAATTTGCGATCATATAGTATCTCCCAACCACCGTCGTCGGTTGGTGGTTTTGACATATCACTCATTGGATCATAAAATGGGGTATATGGGGTATATGTAATTTTATCTTCACTAACAATTTTTTTCCAGGTTTCGTGTAATGCTTTGGTGATGGGATCCATATAATTTCCTTTTTTAGTATTTATACAAAATGAAAACCCCCGGATTTCTCCGAGGGTTTCCAAAGACCTAAGAGATTACAGGATCACTTGGCGGCGCAAGCACTCACAGCAGCAACCCCAGACCACACCCAAGCAATGGTCTTTACAGCGTAGGGAAGCACAGCAAGAAACAGCGCAACTTGAAGAGGATTCTTCCAGCAGAATCCACCGCTAACCGGACATGACTTATTATTAGTACTCATTAGTGTCTCCTTTATAAAATGCCTTCCCGAAAGAAGGTAAGATATCTAGCAGGATTCCACTAATTTTTCCGTTTTAGGAAAACTTAAAAAACCTCGTTTATAGCGTGAATAACGCCTTTTTGAATGCCAGCATTTGGAAAAACTGCATGAACTGTCTTTAAGTACGATTCTAGGTTCTGGTTACGCTGCCACGAATCTTTCTTGGTTTGTTTTCCTACACCACTTTTATCACCAGGATATACGGATATAAACAATCTGCCACCCGGCTTCAAGTGCGATTGTGCGGCTTTCAGTACGTCAAGATGAACTTCTGGTTCTTTGATTGTGTTCAGCACGTTGAATAAAGTCACAGTGTCTGCGCCTCCGCGAGCCTTCACGGTTTCCGCCACTTTTTTATTGTGTTCTTCTGAACGATTGAACGGATCCAGCACGTGACTTTCCACTCCGTGTTTGGCTAAAAAGTTCACACCGTGATCGTACTTGCCACCACCCAGATCCACATTAAGTGTGTCCGGCTTCCATCCAATATGTTTGGCAACAGTACTAAACCCTTTGGCCACTTGCGATTGTGAGGTTCCGGCAGATGAAAACTCTTGAGCTTCTTGTAAGTGTTGTTTAAATGTTTTCACGAAGGATCTCCTGGCGATTTTATTGTTCCTGCTTCTCGTAGTCGTTGCCTAATTTCAGGAGTAACTCGGTTTGAAAATGCCTGAAGTCTGCGAACCGTATTAGAATCTCCACCGTTTCTGTATAAATCTATAAATCCACGTTTATCAACTGTATTAGTTTTTCCTGTTTCCCAATCAGTTTCTTGTTCTGTATACTTTGGTTTAGAGTGGTGTAGTATTTGAAACAGGTGTTCGTCTGATAATGTATGCGGATGATGTTCTGCAATATACATTCGTAATGGTTCAGATCCTGTTGTTACAGCTTTAGTTAACAGGTGATCTATATTCATGTCTTCTTTTTTTCGTGCGGCCCATCGTTTTCTTTCTGGACTGCCCATAGAATCCAGAGCCCATCTCATGGCAGATATTTGCACTGCGTGATTTGGGTGTTCCAGTGCAGTTTCTGCGTGTTCGGGATGCATAGCCGCCATTCGTTGGCCTGCTTGTGGAACAGCCCACTGAGCAACAAGAGGATCAGGATCGCGTAGTGCACGGTGCATTTGTTCTCGGTCGTATACGTTTCGTGCTCCGTGACTACGAACTATAGGATCTTCACTGTCTAATAGCTTACCGACAATATCAGGAGTGATGAGTTGTTTTCTTTCAGAGGAACTCATATCATCCACATGCATCATTGCTTGTTTAACAGTTTCGCGTCCTCCTTTGGTGAGTGCATCGCGTAATTGTTTGTGTGAAACTGGGTGAGTGTATTTTGCTGAAGCCAAATGTGCTGCTTTCATTCGGTCTGCTTGTGTGTCTGATTTGGTAGGAACATCTAAAATTTTACTTAGATGTTCTTGTTTATCAGTGTGATTGTCTGTGTGAATATTTTGGTAGTGCATGTAGTCACGCATACCATGAATAGCACCACGGGCTTCTGAATCTTTTATTTCTGGAAGAGGTCTGTGTGGATCAGACAGGACTTGCATTTGTTCTGGATTTTTGTCATTGGTCCATACCGGAAGATCTTTTTCATTCATAAATTGAATCTGATCGTCTTCGCTTCTATCTTTTACAGGCACATTAATCTGGTACCGTTCTCCCTTGTATTTGGGAGCTTTAGGTATCAGCGCGTACAGTGGAGCTTTTTCATTGTAATGCTGAAACCTGTTGCCTTCGCCAGTGGGAGCGGTACACCAGTTGGTACCACGACCCACAGCACACGCTGCGGTTTTGGTACGGGGTTGCACGATTGACCAGTGTTCGTTTTCACCGTGAACAGTGTATTCGTCTGGAGACAATCCACCCAACGATTCATCTGAAACTGGATACACTTTTGCAAGATGGGCGTGTAGTGCACCGGCTCCTTGAATTCTGGCTAAACTGGCATCACTCTTGCCTTCTGCTCGGGCTTGACGTAAACGTTTCAGATTGGGTATAACTGTGCTATGTACGTCTTCTTCTCGCTGAATTCCTCCACCATGAAAATGTTTCAGAACCCATCGGCCTTCTTCAGTTGTTAGATCATGTAAACCTAAAGAGTGTGAAATAATATTAGTTTTTGATTCGGGTGTTTGTGCTCCACGATTAGTGTTGTTACGATAATGTGTGAGTTGTCCTAGTTTATCCAAAATAGCATCACCATGCTGACCAATAAACTGATGCCATGCTTTATTTTCAAGCAGGAACGCTTCTTCCAGATATTGACGGAACGATAACATCAGTCTGGTCCACCAATCATTTTTGCGATCTCAGGATTTTCCAGTTCTTTCGACGGTTTTTTTTGCAGAATAGATTTGCGCTGATTTTTCAACCAGCTTTGGTAGTACAACTCCATTTCAGGTTGTGTCATACCACCGTGCTCGGGTGCGCCTTCGTAGTCCGCGTCTTGGGGTTGTTCGTCGGCTTCCGAGATGTACTGTAAAAATGATTTCATTCGCAGTTCCACTTTCTCAGAGCTTTATTGATGCGTGAGTCTGGATCACGTGCTGTTTTGGCAGACGTTAACTTTCGCTTCATGCCTTTCATTCGGCGACAAAATGAAAGTCTGCGCTTGGCTTTCTTGGAGCCCTTTTTTAATTTTTTTGGATCGGTGGTGACAGCAGTTTGCAGCTTGCTGCCCGGGTTTTCGCGTCGATAAGACTCAACGCCTTTTTTATTCAAACCACCTTCTGGATCTTTACCGGCTTTCCGGGTCCACGCGGCAGATTCTTGCAGATGTTGGAGAAATGATTTCATGTAATTGTTTACGCGTAGGGGTAGTGTGGATTGGTGGTGTCGTCTAAATCGCGTTGTTGTTTTTCTAAATTTTGTAAATGTTTAAATTCTGAATCACTGGCTTTTCGTATAGGATTATCTGTTCCATATTTAAAAGCAGCGTCTTGAACCCATTGTTTAATTGCGTTATCTGCTTTTTGCGTATCAATTTCTAGTTCGGTGGGTTCACGAAATGGTTCTAGTCTTTCCAGATCTTTGTCTGGTCTGGCTAACTCTCGTGCTCTTTGTCGTGCTTGTTCGTCTTCTAATTGTTTGACTGCTCGATGAGTGTTCACAGCATCATCCATCGGCTGTTCTTGTTCTGGAGTTAATCCAGCTTCTTGCAGATAATGTAGAAACGATTTCATCTGTTTGCGTCGCGTTCTTGCTTTTCTTTTGCTAGTTGAGCCAGTCGTTCTGGAGTGTATCCAGCTTTGGCTGCTTGTTGTTTTCCAGAATCAGTGAGATCGTTTCCAATTTTAGGTGTTGGAAGATCAGTACCAGGCACAGGACCTGGGCCTAAACCTAAACCGGTGGATTGTGTTGCGTATGAATCACCTTGTTTCCAATTGTCTAACATTTTTTCACTACTGTTTTGACGCCAAGTGTCACCAAACGGTACCCCACTTTTCTTATCTTGTACGTCTTGTGCTGCCGCGTGTAGTGGACGAACTTGTGGGTGTACTGGTGGTTTGGTTGTGTCTGTATTTTCTAAAATTTTATTTACGGTTTCTATTAATCGGCGGGTAATTGGATCCATTTGAAATTCCTTTTTTATTATTTATATGTTAACGAATTTTTTTTTGCCACGCGGCAGACTCTGTGATATTTACAGGAGTCATGGCTGCGGGTCCTGCCGATCCACTACTTTTATCTTTTGGTTTTGGTTTACCAGAACCGGTTGAAACAAAAGTAGCGTTAGCGTCTGGATCTATAGGTCTAAACATTAGTGTATCAATCACGTTTTGGCGAAACGTTTGAGTTAATTCGTCGTGAGTTCTTTGTTTAAAATTATATCCAGTTCCTGCTGCGTCTCGTTTGGCAACAGCTCGAAACCCTGCAGGATTTCCGTATAATTCTCCGGTCATTCGGTCTTGATCAAAAGCGGTTCCCACATCTGTTCTCCACGCTTTTTCTTTGTCCATATTCATTTCTCTGTTCATAGCGTTTGCATATGCGGCAGATATTATCCAACCGGATTCGTTTCCTCCAGCCGGACTATATGCTGTAGCAAATAAAGCTTTTTGTTTGTCGTATTCTTCTCGTTGCTTTTTTGCTTCTTCTCCTGCGTCTGCAGGTAATGCGGATCTGGGGGCGTAAAATTGTTGCTGTTCTGTGATGTATTGGAGAAATGATTTCATTTAAAATCCTTCTGCAGAGTAATTAAGACCCGACGAATCCATAGTTTCTTTGTGGCGGGCAAGATTTGAAACAAACTTTACAGCGTAATGTTTACTTATTTCTTCTAGCGGATTTTCTATAACACGCTGAGACACAGGGCTGGGTGCGCGTTCACCCGGAGCAAAATACTCTGCTCCTACGGTTTGTTGGAATCCTTGACGAACATTGTATTGGGATAATACGGGGCGATGGCTTTGTATTGCTTCACGGTCTGCTTCATCAAAGTACACTGTGGGTTTACTGTTCTTTGTGCGTGCTCCGGTGGTTATCCAACGAGTGGCACGAGGAACTGCATATGTTAGAACGTGGTGCAACTTGCCGGTAAACAATCCTGTGCGACGTGACCAGTCTGCGGGAGGATTCCATCCGGCCACGTTTCCTGATTCTGAACCGTCTGGAGAAATGGCGTACTCGTGTGCTTCAGGAGTTACCTGTTGATCATCAAATCTGTACAGTTTTCCGGATTCTGTGATGTGCTGGAGAAACGATTTCATTTTAAATATTTATAAGAACTGGGGGATCCATGGGGAAATCAGAAGGGGGGTATGGGGGTACCCTCTCGTATTTAAAAATTTAGAAACTGGGTGCAACCGGGGGATCCATGGGGAAATCGATAGGGGGGTATGGGGGGGTCTGCGTTATTAGAGGGATGGATGGTGTCTCGACCGGGTAGACTTGCTAGCCCCGGATCCTTCCAGATGGGACCCGCTCCGTGCAACTGTCCGGACAGGACCCCCCTCCCCACGCTGTATGCTTCCACCGCCCCCGGTGTCAACCGAAATGTTCTACAATCTTAATCTTAATAATTCAAAAAACTTTGTTAAGATTGTGTTAAGAAAAAAATCTGCATCTACTTCGCATCTACCCTATTGACTCGACTTGGCGACTTTGATATAGTGCACACATACCCATTGGGCCACAGGCCCGGAAAGACACTACCATGCAGATCAAGCACCTCGTCTCGTCCGTCTTCACCGCCCTGAACCGCAGCATCACGGGCTACCGCCCGTTCTCGGCTCGTGACTGCCGGGTGGTGGAGACCAGCCGTTACTCGCACGCGACCGACCGGGCCACGGGCAGCCGGGTGTACATGAGCAAGCCCGCGTCGGTGTTCTCGGGCACCACCGTCACCACGGGTGAGGTGCAGCGTGGCGACTCGGGCATCAGCCTGACCGTGTGCGAGAATGGCCGTGTGGTGTGGCGGGGCTGGGTCAAGGTGGAGGACGGCAAGGCGATCGCAGCCACCGTGAACTCGGCCTGCATGAAGGCACAGCCTCGCACGGGCCGCGAGATGGCCAACACGGAGTGGGCCGACTTGGTTCGTGTGGCCGACCATGTGAAGGCCGACGCCCAGTACACCGCCTCGCTGTTCGACAACATCTAATGGTGGTGCGGGGAGGGGGGATGTTCCCCCCTCCCTCTTTCTTCCAACCCAACCAACGCGCCCGCCCCCGCTCTTCCTGCCTGTGTGAGTTCACCACAGCGAGGAGCCGGGGTGGCCCGCGTTGATAGTATTTGGTTATCAGTCTCGCAAATAAACTTGGAAATAGGGGTTGACACAGCACTCCCAACTTGTTAGAATGAACGCATGACCACCAACAACAACAACCTTCCGCCCGTCGTTCAGATCGTGCTGCCCGTCACCACCGTCCGCAACCTGCTGACCCTGCTGGAAGAGTGCAGCAGCACCTGGTCGGTTGACACTGAAACTGTGACCGCCATCCGCCGCGAGTACACCAGCGAGATGATCCGCCACGGCATCATCCGCCCGAGCGAGGTGAGCGTGATGACCCCGGACGAGGATCACTCGCACGAGGACGCCACGCAGAACGAGTACGATGCGGACAACGCGTGGCTGCGCTCGGCAGGCTGGGGGGAAATGTGATGATGTTCCTGCTCGGCCTGATCTTGTCCGTGGTGTTTGTTATGGGCATCGTGGCCCTAGATCACCTCACCTCCGAGTGGGGAAGTGGAGGCTGATCTCACAAGCCGAACCGGGATTCGTCCCCTGCCACCCTTCGGGGTGGCTAGGCTTGTTGATAGTACAAGCTGGGTGTTCCGCTTGCTATTGTACCACGGGGGACTGGGCGTGTCAAGAGGGAAAATACCAAAAAAGAAAAAAAAGATTCCCCGTTCCACCCCCTTGACAAGCCACCCCCGATCCTGTATACTACCCGCATGAACACCACCAACCCCATCTACGACAATGGCGACGACTCCTTCGACTGGCACGAGGAGGAGGAGGCCATGACTCCCGAGCGGATCGCGGAGTTGGAGGAGTGTGTACGCCTCCACAATGCCGAGCAAAACGGCGAGTTTGTGGACCCGTACGGGTTCCACGAGGATCCCAACCAAATGTACGACGAATAAGGCTTGACAAGCCTGTTCGGATCGTGTACACTACTTGAAACCCAACCGGGCCACAGGCCCAAAGGAAACCACCATGTTTGACGCTGCCACCATCGACCTGCACAACCTGCCCCCGGAACTGGATCGCATGGTTCAGACCCTGCTGATCGTGTCCCGCGAGGGCTGCACCGATGTCGGAGAACTGATGCGACGCCTGTACGGAAATGTCTCCGACTACACCCCGAAGCAGCAGGACGAGTGCTGCACCCAGTACGCTCACATCCTGATGAAGATGTACGCGTGCAAGTGGATCACGGCTGCGGATGCCGAGTTCGTGGCCTTGACCGCCGCAGGCGTTGAAGCCGCCGACACCATGCGGGAGTTCTACCGGAACAACCCGTAACCGAAACACTGTGGTGGTGTCCAAGTCCCCTGATCAGAGGAGGGTCTGGTCAGGGGCAACCACCCCCAAACATCCCAGTCAAACGAACCCAGGCTTCGCAGGAGCCACCCCGGCCTAAACCACCGGGGCGGGTTTGTTGATAGTATTGTTAAGATTGCGTTAAATTAATTTTGTGTTAAGATTTGGTTAAATTAATTTTGTGTTAAGATTTAATAAAATATTTTAGGAGTCCACTTACTATTGTACCTCCTGGTTTATTGTGTGTCAATCCGGAAAATGCCCGGAATTTAAAAATAAAAATCTGTGCCTGACCCCCTTGACAGGCGGGGCCGGATCCGGTATACTACCCGCATGTGCAACACCACCACCACCATCTCCCCCGCCGCCTCCAACCTCGTTATCACCTGCGTGGAACCCGAAATTTTTTGTGCGGAGTGTGGCTGTGAAATCTCGCCAGAAAACTGGCACTGTGCGCCCCAGTTTTGGGTGTATCGTTTCGGGGGTGGTCGCCACGAATGCTTGGAGTGCGGGAACGGCATTGAACCCGACGATCACGAACCGGGATTCGACCCTCAAGATTGAGGGTTTTCTTTTTGTTGATAGTACGGGCCGATAACCAGAACCCCCTCCACCGGGACTGGTTCCCAATGGAGGGGGCTGCGTTTGTTACCGGACTTACCACTCGGTGTGGTCGATCCACGGTTCCCAGTCATCGTGGCCGGGGTCGGTTGGCTCCTCGTTGTATTCCGGCCAGTTCTCTTGGAGGAACAGATCCTCGTTGTAGTCCGGGTGCTCCATGTCGTCGTCGGGGGTGGTGGGGTTCGTCATGCCCGGATTGTAACCGAAACTCCCGGCCCTGTCAAGAGGGAAACCAAATAAATTATTTCTGTGGCTACCCTATTGACACAAGCCGGTCAGGTTGATATACTGCCTGCATGAACCTCACCACCCAACTGATCAAGTATGAAGACGGCGAACTCACGCACGAAGAAACCGTGTGCCTGTTTCAGGAACTGCTCGACACAGGCATGATCGACCACCTGCAAGGCTCGTACGCTCGCGTGGCTCTGCACCTGTACAACAACGGCGAAATCGCCTGAAAGGAACCCCCCATGATCGTGAACATCTGCATCCATGTGCCTGACCTCGACCCCAACACCCCGTTGGCGTGGAACACCACCGACCGGATCGAACAGGAACTGACCCCCGCCCTGCAACGGCTGACCGGATTCGGTCGGTACGGCAATTGGAACTGGTGGATCAATGTGGAGAACGGCGAAACCCGGTATATGCCGGAAAATGTTTCGGAACTGTCTTGACACCGCACCCCGAACCGGATAGAATCCAACCATGACCACCTGCCCCCGTTGCAACCACCCGGAAACCCCTGACCACCTGTCCGCATGGGAAGGTCTGTGCCAAAACTGTTGGGGGCAACTGGCCGAAGCCACCATGACCGACGAAGATCGGGAGTGGTTGGAAAAAAACTGAAATGTTTCAGAAACCGCTTGACATCGCACCCCAAACCGGATAGAATACACCCATGACCACCAAGACCTACAACGGATACCGCAATGCAGCCACCTACCGCACCGCCCTGTGGCTCACCAACGAGGAGCCTCTGTACCGCACCATGGTTGAACACTTCCGCGAGGAGGAGATCACCACGGCGAACGCCCGGTTCTTCTGCAACCTGCTGTGGCCGTGTGCGGAGAACCCGGACGGCGACGAACTCGCTGATGTGTACTGGCCGGACATCGTTCGCGTCATCCAAGACTGCACCGACATCGAAAACTGAACTTTTTTACTAACCCCAAACCCCAAGGAAGGGAACCTCACTATGCCACGAGTCACCGCCAATCTGAAGTCTTTCACTCCCCGTCACGGCAAGATCCGGATCACTTTCGCCCTGATGTTTATGAAGGGCAAGGGCTACGAGTACTCGGGTCGCGGCAAGATTGCCTCCTCCCGTAACAAGTGGCGGCCCGAGCGTGCCTACTTCTTCACGAACCGTGCCACCGGACAGCGGCTGACCCTGACCACCTCTGATCTGCGTCAGGCGTTTGCCACCGGAACCGTCTAACAAAGCCTGTGCCACGGGCTAAAGTGGCCGGGTTGGCCGTTTGCCTGCACCAAAAACGGCCCAGTCGCCCGTCTTGAATACTGGTAAAGGTTTGGAATCACCTACTTGAGGACTTCCCGCTTTTCCCCTTGAGTGTTATCAAGGGGTTTTTTCATTTCCGGAAAGTTGATAGTATTTAATTTAACCCAGACACTGTATTATATCACAGATTCCGGAACCTGTCAAGTGGAAAACCGCCCGGAATAAAAAGATTTATTTCTGCGGTATAGGGCTTGACAAACCAACCCGGATGGTGTAGAATGACCACATGGAAACCACCAACACCATCCCGGCCTGTCCGAACCCCAACCTGTACGAGTTCATCATCCGCGTGCGTGACCGTCGTCGCAAGACGGGCTATCGGGTTGTGGTGACCGAACAGCGAGAGTTCCCGGATGCCGACACCGCAAAGATTTACGCAGAGAAGATGGAAGGCACAGACGGTCGCTACATTGTGGAGTTTCATCAGTTTTGGGTGCTGAAGCAGAACTTCATGGCCTCACAGCCCGGGTTCCCGGCGTACTTTTGGGAGGCGTACAACACCCCGTACTGCTGCTCTCCTGCATCCGAACTGTACTGGACGATGTGAACCAAGGGTGGCCGTACTCCCGGATTCCGGAATCCTAACGGCCTGCGTTGTACTGTGTAAGAGTCAACAGTACCGGGTGTGGAACCACCTGTCCCAAGGTTCTAGGGAATGGGAACGCCCTATCGGAATCTCCCCGCCTTCTATTGGGTTCTTGAGCGTATCAAGAACCCTTTTTTATTATCGGACCAGGAGTTGATAGTATTGTTAAGATTGCGTTAAATTAAGATTGTGTTAAGTTTCGGTTAAGATTGGATTAATTTAAGTTTGTGTTAAGATTTGATTAACCGGAAAGTGGTCAGCCCGCCCTCCCAGCCCGATCTAGGGTAACACAGCAGGCGGAACCTGTCAACCCTGAAACCTCCCAGATTCTCAAAATTAATTTATTGGGATTGCAGAATACTATCAACCCGCCCAGATCATCCCCGTACCTGTAGTGTACCACACTCTGCCTCCTCTGTCAACCCCCAAAATACCCGGAATGTAACAAATAATTCTCGAGAAAATTTCAGATATTGGAGGATTCTGCTTGACTGGAAGAATCCGGGGTATGGGACGGCTGGGATGTGTGTGTTTGCGAGATAACCCGGACATTCTCAAATATATTTCAGAATCTTACCCCACTTCCCCCCATTTCAACCCACTTTGAAATCGCCGATCAGCGTCGAGCATTATCAGACTCAAAAAATCCGCATTTCACCCCTTGACACCACGCCCCGGATCGGTTAGACTACCCCCATGACCACCTTCACCTCATCCCGTTGGCGAAACCACCCGACCTACCTGTGTGCGTTGGAGGTGGAGATGGCGACCATCCCCGGCCCTGCGTTCGGTGCGTTCTTGGACTCCAATCCCGACCACCGCGACCACCATGAGGACACGGGCGAGTACACCATCTCGCCTGCGGCAGTCCGTGAGTGGTTCACCCTGAACCGTGCCGACCTGTTTGGCCCCGGTGACACCGATCTTGTGGACTGGACTGCCGTTGCCGCCTACATGGACACTTGGAACTGGTTCTGAAAAAAATCTGTTTCTTCCTCTTGACAAACACCCCAACACCTGATAGGATACACCCCATGACCACCGTGACCTCCACCGCGCTCACCGCTCGCACCTCTGACCACCGATGGGATGATGACCTTCAAGCCGCCTACGCCGCAGGGAATGCCGCAGCGAACGCGATTGAGGTGGTTCCCATGACCGTGGTGGGCCGTGACCGCACCTACTGGGTGGAAGGCGGCGTGTGCGGGTTCGCTCGCGTCGAGGTTCGGCCTCGCACTTCTGCATGGGCCAAGTGGCTGCTGGCCACCGGGTGGCGTTCATCGGACTACTTCAAGTGCGTCACGCTGAACATTGACGGCTTCGGCCAGTCCATGCAGCGGAAGGAAGCGTTCGCCCAAGCGTTTGTTGACCACCTGACCCGGTTGGGCTACCCCGGCGTGTCGTACACCGCCACCATCGACTGAAAAAATCCAAAAAGTTCTTGACCACCCCACCCCTGAAAGGTACAATCCTCCCATGAGAATCACCGCCAACCGATTGGAAACCCGTCTTGCGTTCATCAACCGTATGCTGGGCCGTCCTGCCACCCCGTACACCTACACCGCCAAGACTGTGGCCAATGTCGGCTGCTGGTACTTGAGTGCCAGCGAGTACGGGTACGAGGTGCTGGAGATTGTGACGGAGTCGGGTGGTGTCCAAGTGGTGTACCCGGCCATGCGTCCCAGCATCCTGTACGCCGTGCTGGGCGGGTTCTTGGACGGCATCAAGGCTCGTGGAACGGTGGATGAAGCCTACGCCACCACCTGTTCCATCTGAAATAAATCCATTTTCCCTCTTGACACCACGCCCAACCCCGGATACAATCCATCCATGACCTTGACCACCACCATCCAGTACTTGCGAAACAACGAAATCATCACTTCGGAAACCCGCAGTTTCCGGGGCAGGTGGATCGGAAACATTGAACGCAAGGCGATGCACCACGCCCAAGGTGACAGGCTGTTTGTGTACTGCAACCGGATCAACATCCTGTGTGAACTGCCGCACGGTGGCGTGAGCAACACCACATGGATTCTGACCCACCCGGTTCGACCGCTTGCAGAACTTGAATCAAAGTGTTTGGAAACTGCTTGACACCCCAACCCCTGAAAGGTAAACTACACCCATGAAATGCCCCACCAACCTGCTGCCTGAAAACCTGCCGCAAGACTTCGTGCAAGCGGCTGCCGTTTGCATCACCATCCAAGCGTTCGACAACATCCCGTGCCATGTGCAAGCGATCTACGACGGCCTGTACGGGGATGCGGTTGACCCGGATGCCGCCAAGCGGGAGTTGAGCCGGATGCTGGCCCGGATGGTTCGTGTGGGCCTGATCACCATGCCCAGCCAGTCCGGTACGGTGATCCTGACCGATAAGGGCGACGAAGCCGCCACCACATTCCGCGAGTTGTGGGTGGGTTCCGGCATCCTCGATCTGTCCGACCTGTGCTGAAAAAATCTGAAAAAGGGACTTGACATGATCGACTTTCTGTGTTACACTACCGCTGTGATGATTGCCACTCCGTTGGTGGCAACCTTCGTGACCTACTACAGCCATGAGGACTTCTGACCCATGACCACTCACACCATCATCGTGTTTCCCGACGGGGAAACTTGGAACACGGCAGATGGCTCTGCCATCATGGTCATCACCGACCAGCAGTTCCGTGATCTGATTGAAGGCCGCATCAACGCAGGAGACATTCCGGCGATTGCGTCCATCTCGCTGGCAGACTTCACACCCGGCCCCCGCAACGGCTCACAGGAGAACACCAAGTGAACCACACACGGCCACCCATCCTGCCCGCAGCACGCAGTCGGATACTGCCTGTGCGGTGGTGCATGGAAGTGCTGTGGTGGGCTGGCTGGATTCACGAACGCACCATGACCATTGGTGGTTATCGGACTTACATCTGCCTCGACCCGGCAGGCCGGGTGAACTACCTGACCACCTACGGGCTGCGACAGGCTGCATACGAGAACTACAGCAAGTACTGGCAAGAAAATCACTACCTCTTGACAACACCTCCAACACAAGGTACAATCCACACATGATGAATCCGCAAGGCAAATGGTGCATCTACGATCCGCGACTCGACGGCTTTATTGCCGAATACTCCACCATGCTGGAGGCCCGGTCGTGGCTCGACATGACGCAGCCACCTGATACTGAACTGACTGTTGTGTTCGTGCCCGGTAACTAACCCCAAACAGAAAGAACCCCGATGCTGCCTGAAGAACCTGACATGACCATGAGCGAACTTCACGAGATGCTGGCCCAAGAACTGCCGCCTGCCAAGATTGAGAGGGCGGTGGAGGACTTGATTGCCAAAGGCATGGTGGAAACGCTGTGGGATGCTGACGGCAATGTGTCCTACCGCCTGACTGCCATCGGTCGTGTGGTGGGCAAGGCGATCAACGACCAGTACCAGTACGACACCGAACAGCACGACGGCTGGCTGGGTGACGGCTGGGATGACGAGGGCTGGGATGACGGAGAAATCTGAAATAGTTTCAGATTCACTATTGACACACGCTGCAACACCGGATACAATCCACACCATGAAGAACCCCCAATTCAACGACGAGTTCGATCACACCAACGATGACGGGTACTACCAGTTTCAAGACTCGCAGGACATCCGCGACGAGTGGCTGCGTGAGGAGGAAGAGTACTGGAGCGAGGGCACACTCGACCCGGCAGACTCCGGCGAGTACGACCCGGTGGACGAGTCCGATAACTCTGAAGCCACCGATGAGTGGAGTGACGAGGACATGGACGAGACTCCCATCGGCCTTGAGTACGACGGGTACAACGATCCCGATAACTTCTGAACATTGCGGCTCTCACTTGCAGGACTACGCTCTCCTTCGGGAAGCCTGCTTGAGAGTTGTGAAAAAAAGTTTGGTTTCCCTCTTGACACCACACACCCAATCGGGTACAATACACACATGAACAAGCCTGTCACCATCACCCTGACCAACAAGCAAGCACACCTGATGCTGGACTACTTGAGCGATCTTCACTTCGATGGAGAAGCCCAAGTGTACAACGAGGATGTGCCTGACCTGCGAACCATTGTGGACACCTTGGCTGACACCATCGAACAAACGGAGAACGCATGACAGACGAAGCAGACAACGACGAAGGCAACCCCAGCACCGCGAAGCGAGCCACCTACCATATCATCATCGAAGCCAGCGATGTGGAGGACACCGAGTTTCAGGTGGAGGAAGTGAACGACCTGACCGAACAACTGGGCCGGATGCTTTCATTCAACGGCACGGTGTGGCTGGACGAGGTGGAGTACGACGAGGACACCAACGAGGAGGAAGTCTGATGGCAACGCTGCGAGCCTGTTACTTGAACGATCCCAACGCGATCCGTGACTTCATGGTGCGCCATGTGGTGTTCCGTGTGAAGTTCCGCAAGAAGGATGGCACGATCCGTAGCCTGCTGGGCACGGTGGAGCCGGGGTTTCTTGGTGTGAACACACCAAACGGCACAGGCAATCCGAACTATGACGAAGCCATCCCTGTCTACGACATGGAGAGGCAAGCATGGCGTGCGTTCAAGCCGGACAATGTGTTGGAACTTCACTCTGTCTGAAATAATTTCAGAAATCACTTGACACTCACCCCAAACTGTGGTACAATCCACACAACGAAAGGACACACACATGACGAACGACCAATGGAAACTGTGGGAAGACAGCATGGCACTTGCACCTGAAATCACGACGGCAATGTTCAATGCCCGCGTGAAGGAGATGACGCAGGCCGAAGTGATTGACCTGTCTCGTTGCCTGCTGACCGTGACTCGCTGCATTGAGAGTCTCGCTGCTGGCCGCATCACGGAGAAGCGTGATGTGGAGGACTTGGCTGACCTCACCATGAGCATGATGAGCGGAATGTACGGCAGGCTGATGGGGTTGGCAAGGGCGTATGACACGCTCATCACCAAGCAGGTGATGCTGGAGGCTGAACTGGCCTCGACGGGGAAGTGATACTGGTTTGGGGTTGCCTGCCGCCGGATGAAACACTCCGGCGGTAGGTTTATGGAGGAAGCACACTCAATGTACATCGTTCTCGCTGTGGCAATCCTTGCCACCATCATCGTTCTTGGCATCCAGTTTGTTCTGTTCGTGATCGACCACGAACGCCGCGAACAACTCCGCGACCTGTACGAAGCCAAGCAGGACAAGTTCCTGAATGTGTACACCAAGTCCGATAACAACAGCAAGTACCGCAAGACCAAGCAGACCAAGCGAAAGAAATAATTTCAGAAGTGGGCTTGACACACACCACACCTTGTGGTACAATCCCAGCACGAAGGAAACACCATGACAACCCCCAAGTTCAACATCGTCCAAGTGTACGCCAGTCTGAACGCCAAGCCCGGAGGCTCGCAGCACACTCGTCTGCTGTGTGTGGAGATGGGCATTGTGTTTGTGACTGTCACCTCGCCTGCCACAGACGGTGGTTGGACTTCACAGTACCTGTGGTGCTGGCCCCGTGTGAACGGTCTGTCTCAAACATGGCTGCTGGGTGACAACATCGGCGGCAAGGACGGCAAGCCGTGGACACGCAACGATCCCAACACAGCGGTGGACGGCATGGGCATTCCATACGCTCACACCGATGCGGTGGCACACATCACCGCGCTGGCAGCAGCCGGGTATGTGGATTGGAGCAAGGCTGCCTACAGCGGCAGACCGATTCCCAATCTGTTCAGCGATGCCACCCTGATGCCACAGTCTTACGCCAAGGTGACTCCACCCGGCAAGCCCACGCAACGACAGGCTTCCAACGATCCGCTGCAAGTGCAGGGACAAAGCCCGGTTCACGAAATCGCTGATCTCATCAACTCGTTGGGGATTCAGACTGTGTTTCCCACCACCGAAGATATGAACGCCATCAGCAAGATGAACCCGCTATGAAGAATCCAAACATGACATCACAGGAATACATGGAACGGTTGCGTGAGGAAGGTGCAGCAGGCATCGGGTGGTTCAACCACCGTGGCGTGCGGTACACTCTGAAAACCAGCAGGCGAAATACCATCCCGGTGCAGACCGCACTTCACATTCTGTTGCTGGAAGGATGGACGGATGTGGAGTACTACACCGCACTTCGGGTGTACCGTGCCCGGAACCCGGATGGTGAATGGGTCGATATGTCGGTGGACACCGTGCGGTGGACTGCACTTCACATTGTGTACTGTGGAATGAAAAAGACGAAAAGTTCATTTGACAACCCGCAACCTGTGTGATACAATACCACCATGCCAAAGCGACACATCGACCAATTCGACATTGAAGCAGAGCGTGAAGGTGCAGCCGTGCGTCTGTCCGGCCAGCAGGTGTGCAAGCCGTTTGGCTATGGCCGTGGTATCACCAAGCAGCGTCGAATGCAGAAGGACGGCGCAGCCAAGGTGGAGTGCCGTACCATCAAGCAATCGTTCGGAAAGTTTTCCTATGCGTAAGTGCATGAAGTGTGACTGCGAGATTCCTGCTGTTCGGTTGGAAGCCCTGCCGTACACCACGACCTGTGTGAAGTGCAGCACCACCAAGGCATATGTGGGGTTCATGTCATTTGCCCACAAGACCGCCCCCGACATTGTGATGGTCAACCCTGATGACAGGGAGAACTTGCGTCGGGCTGTGGCGATCCATGAAAGGCGACGATAATGTGCAACACATGGCGTGAACGATACGGCCCAGCAGTAGACTCCGATCAGACTGTGGAGTGTGTGATGTGTGGTTACACACTACATGGCGATGATCCACCAATCGGCGTGGTGTGTCTTGATTGCTGGAATGGTGGTCAGATTCTCCGTGACCGCGTGGTGTGCAACGGCTGTGCGTCCGATAACGGATGGCACGGCGACAAGACCACCACCGATACACACCCTGATGGATTCACCTGCGATGAGTGTGGCGAAACTTTCCCTTGCGAAAATCTTTCGGAAAACACTTGACACCCACCACTCCCTGTGGTACAATACACACATGAGCAACGACGATCTCGACCACCTGTGCAAGATGCTGCAAAACTCCCACGACACCGCCTCCAAGGTGACTGGCATGGATGACACCATGTTCTTGCAGGCGTTGGATGGCATCAAGTGGCTGCGTGCCAAGTTGAAGCAGTACCAGCGAGCAGAGGCAGCAGCCGCAATGGATCGGCTGTCACAGTTTGACGAGGAGAACGGCCTGTGAACAACCCATACAACGAACTACCACACCCGGTGTTCCTGCGATATGTGGCACAGAACGACTACATGATCGACGGGTACTACCTGCCGGAAGGTGTGCGACTGAACGCAGCGGCGGATGAACTGGAGTCTCTACAGATTCGGTACGACGAACTGTGGAAGGCACACCAGCGGCTGGCACAGACCTGCAAGGAAGCAGAGGAGCGTGTTGACACTCTCCTAGAGCGTGTGAAAGAACGAGTACGCCCATGAGTGACTACAAGCAGGCTGAACACTATGCAGGCATGAGCATCGAACGATGGGAAAGCCTGATGAAGAAGGTGGACGCAAACACCGCAAGTGATGCAGACTTGACACCGGGCGAGCGTGGTGCTGGCTGGCACTTCTGCTCGCTGGGCTGGGATGGTCTGCTGATCTCTCCCATCGACTTGGAGTACAAGCATTGCGGATGCCCGGACAAGCAGCACCACAAGCGGGAGGCTTCATACTATGAACGGCTGCTGAAGGTAAAGCAATGGATCAAAGCAGAACCACGAGACTACCCCCAAGACTTTCAAGAAAAGTTTGGAAATAAGGATTGACAACATCCACAACCTGTGGTACAATACACACATGACCAAGACCAAAGCCAAGATCGTTTCGCACAAGCCGAAGTTCCTGCCACTCAACCGTCCTGTCAAGGGCACGGTGGGCCTGCAAGTTCACTTCGACGGCTACGCTCTGCCCAACTTTGGCGAGAGCGACACGGAGGTAGAAGTTCTCCGTGACATCCGTGAGGAGTTGGGCAAGCCGTTCAACAAGCGGATTGTGTACGCAGGCGATGGTGGTTCGATGGACTACTTCTACATGGAGTGGGAAGGCAAGCCCAAGGACATGGCTCGTCTTGCCAAGTGGTTCCGTGAGGGCGACCAGTATCCTTTGCTCGCCATTCACACCGTGGAAATCTTCAAGATTTGATCTTGACACACACCCAAACATCAGGTACAATACACACATGACCAAGACCAACAACAACCGTGTGCGAGCCAAGGCCCGCAAGTCCCCGAAGTCTCTCCGTGATCTGAACACGGCCAAGATGAATGCCGTGATGTACAAGTTCATCCCGGCTGTCTACGATCTCCATGTGGAGTTCACACTCACGGGCGATCAGGACTTGAATGATCCGGTGGACTTCCTGCCACGCAACCTGTCTCGACTGGAGATGGGTAGCGGTTACTGCATGATGACGGGAATGCGTGACTTTCACTTCCGTGGCACAGAGCAGGAGATGAAGAACATCATGCGCCAGTTCTGTTCCAGCCCGTTCAAGGTGTACAAGTTCTATGTGTACCCGGACGGAGATCACTTCAACGAGTTCAACGACAGCGTGCGGCAGAAGGCGTTTGCCCGTGCAGAGCGTCGGGCCAAGACCAAGAGGAGCAAGTGATGGACGGCATCATCAGCACATTCAAGTCTCGCTACGGCGACACACGCACCGTGACCCAACTGGACGAGGAGACTCTGATCCTTGAAGGCACAACCATGTACACCCGTGGAAGTGATGGTGATGACGGGCAACTCATGGTGGACTTTGAGGGTGGCCCGTTCCTGACCAAAGGCATGGACATCCGGGTACACTTGGGATGCCCGATGGATGGTGTCATCAAGACCATGCGGTTCCTGCCCAGCGACCGACCCAACCACGCCAAGGTTGAGGTGAAGATCAAGCCCGGTCAGCAGCGTTGAAACTGCCCCGGCCACTTTGACGGCTGTGTGCGTACAACCGTTCGTGTTGACTTATTCATCGGCCTTGCCCCCTCCGTTATGGGGGCTTTTTTGTTTTTTGTTGATAGT